CTCACCTCCTGCACACATGACACTGTGTTCAGTTGCCGGAACTGTAGCTGCTACTAATTCCTTAGTAACATCTGCGTTGTAATAGTGCTCTACTGCCTCAATAGCTGGAATTGTTTCACTACCACAGAAAGAAGTCATGTGAGCCATACCAGAGATAACTGCTGCATCAAGACCAGCCATACCTCTCATTGAGAAGTCATGACAAGCGAAACCAAGATTTACGTCCTCTGGGAATCCAGTCTTCTTAGCGTGTTCCATGAGTCTCTTCTTATAAAGACGAGCACTTGTTGCCGAAGTACAAGGTAGCCAAAGGGTGCAACTAATCAGAGTCTCCAAGTAATTAGTTAACCAGAAGAAATCTGGAAGAGTATTCTGGATAGTCATCATAGGAACCCTTATAGGGCAAATAGAACCCTCAGGAAGAGCCTTAATCTCTATAGGGAGATAACCCAAATCATAAAGCTCCTCGATGTGCTTAGTTCCAACTTGGTTGAGGTCCACGAAGTTACCTACGCGGTAAGCAAACTGTTTGATTGCCTCATCCTTAGGCAATGCAAACCACTTATTAAATTCCTCAATTAGATACTTCTTTACAAAGTACTGAATACCAAATACTACAGAGCCTTCTGTAGCCTCTGGAAAGTAACGGCAACTTCTTGGAGTCCAGTTACTGTAAACCATTTGTGTACCTTCTGGGTACATACGATGATGACCAAGCTTATAGCCATCAGTTGCATTAATAATTTCCATTAATCTTCAAATTTATGTTATTACTAAATTTCCTCTCTAGGATCTACTTCTACAGAGGAATACTTTGTCATTAAAACTGAAAATACGGCTAGAGCCACAAATATTCCCAACACAATTAAAAATCCCATATTTAATCTCCTATTCTTTTAGAAGCTGTAGTTGCGAGTTTGTCACAGTACTCATTCCATTTATCTCCATTATGTCCTTTTACGTGTTGAAACACAATATTCGGACACAACTCAGACACACGAGTATATTGTTTATCAAACTCTTCCCACAACTTCACGTTTTTACTTCTTTTCCAACCCTTAGTTGCACATCCTATGCAGTACATACTATCAGACACAATGGTCAAATTATCAATAGGTTTAGTGATACATTTAAGCCCAGTGATAATTGCACCTAATTCCATCTGATTATTAGTAGTATGTTTGTACATCTTTGAGTACCTAAGGATTAACTTATCATCCTTTAAAAATACTAAACCAAGTCCTCCTTGGTCTAGCTTAGATGAGTATGCGCCATCAGTTATTAATTTATAACTAGACATGTATAAAACGAGCGTTAAGATTATCCTTCTCTATAGGACATTCTCCATATTTTGACTCTATTAGAATTTTTTGTTCATTTAGCATCTCTTCTAAATCTGGAAGGTCTTCATCCTCATCCTGTACATATAAAGATTGCCAGTTGAAGCCTCCCATATCTTCTAGTATAATTCCTCTGATTTCTTCCCTAATATGGTCTGCAAAGTCATAATATCCTATCCTTATTTCTCCTGCCTTTCCTTTAACCTTTACATAAATCTCATTAGGATTCACTCTTGTAAAGCAAACTAACTTATCATTGTAGAGCACTGGTTTTATCTCTGTACTCGGAACAAACAGCTCTGTTAATACAAGGTCATCAAAGGTTGGTTCAATAGATTTAGGAGTTTTGACTATGTATCTCTCGAAGGGATAATACTCATTAATCACGTTTATAAATTCCTCGTCTGCCATATTACAAAAAAAAAAGGCTTCTGCAAGAAAATTCTCACAGAAGCCCTAAATAACCTTAAGACTTGAGAAAATTTACTACCTTCTGTAATTTGTCTGCATCCTGCTTCTTAAAGATAAATTCGTCAAAGTGCCCAAACATGCACCTATATCCGAATATATACTTTATAGAGTTCCAAATGCGTTTCCAGAAAGAATCTGGAACCAAATGTACTGACACATAGACATCCTTATCTTCATCGTCTGAAAAATACGAGAAAATAAGTTGATGTTCTACGTTATTACACTGACAAATAAATAACTCATTAGTTGAGTCATTACAAGGTACGATAATCTCTTCGTCTTTTACCTTTATATTTTCCATATTGCTAAACTTAGTTAGCACACCCAGAGAGAATCGAACTCCCATCTGCGATTTTGGAGACCGCTAGTTTGACCATTAACCTATAGGTGTATAAATCAGACAACAAGGTTCTAACATTCTCTTTAGCCTCCATTGAAGAACCCAAAATAGAGGGGTCTTTATCATTTTTAAGAAGTAAAGTAAATTTTGCTGTATGTTGTCTTATAAGGATACCTAACAGCACTCCTACCTCATTACAAGGATGGCTGTTCGGCTTAAAGCCTACTCAGGGTTTTTGGTTTGTATCCTACTTACTATAAACCCTTTTTCAGTTTAATATTTTCTTCATGCGGTTTTTCTTAACCCATTCTTCAACATCCGCAGTAATTCTGTTTATATCCCCCAACGAGAAAGGAATGCCTGGGTCGGAAATAATGTTGCTAACTATAGAGTTAACTTTCTTCCTAACTAAGGAATCTACAAGCATTTGCTCATGGGTTTCCTCTATTTCTTTTCTGCGCTCTCTACGGGACTTACGTTCTGCATCTCTATTCTCATAGTAATGCTTAGAATACTCTGGAGATCCCTCATAATAAGTCTTGTTAACAGAATCATAATAGCACTTTATAAAGTCAGAAACACTAAGTCTATCATATTTAGCATTTCTAATGAAGTCTAGATGCCAGGTATCAGGACAATTTACTCTGTCTAGACTCAACTTTCCTATGGCTTCTCCTATACATTCCTGTACTTTCTTCCCAAGGGATTCAGTAAGTTTACTGCTAGACAAGACTATATATTCTATACCCTTGCCTAATTTGGACTTCAAATATAGTATAATTTCAGGATATTCCAAAAGTTTTTCCTTATCAACTATATAGTAATCATCAGATCTATCTAGCTCCATAACATACTTTCTACGTTTGTCCTTCTTGATAGGCTTATATCTTCTAATGATATGGTCCGAGTCAAGATAGTAATCGTTTCTACGCCAGTATATATCTGACATATTATGAGGATCAATTCTGGATTTGAACTCTTCTCGGAACTCAAAATCATTTTTCTTCCTAAATTTCTCACAAACTTTAGGATAGATATTATCAAATTTCTTACCGACAGAATCCTCAAGGAATCTGTTTATCCAGCCATAAGCGTCCTTATTCCAATGGTTATAATATCCATAGGTCCCATCACGACGGGTTCTCTCACGCATTGCTTCACGCTTAGGAAGAACAATGTCTTCATAATCACTAGGTAATCCCTGATAAAATTCGTAAACCATATGTTAAAAATTAAAGTTAGTTGTAGCTCTGGCAGGAATCGAACCTGCCAAAAATACCATATAGAGCTTAATCTTCTAAGCAGCTTAATATTAAATCAAATACTGGATAGAAGAATGATTGAACTAGGAACCATACTATCGCAATGGCTCCAACACTAGATGATATATTAATTCCAATAATCATCAAAATTATTACTATACAAGGTATACAATATATACCTAGGTATAACTTACTCAGTTTCTTTTTCATAATAGCATACTAAAGTATAAGGATGTAATATACCCTCTTTTTCAAGTTCATAGAATAATTGCTCAAATACTATTATTCTCACAAATCCTAAATTGAACTCTGTTTTTGAGGGCTGCTTCCAAGTATATGGACACTCTGCGACATAGCATAATTTACCATTAATAACTCGCATTTTTAAGTAACAATAGTTTAGTAGAATAGCTGCATTTTTCTCTTTTGAGTTAATTGCATAATCTTTATTGCCATTCCAAGCCATCCTACCAAGCTCATTGTCCTTAAATCTTTGTCTTATCTTTGGAGACAACCATTTATTGTTATGTATAAACAGGGTATCCTGTTTGGTTAACATCCTAAAATTAGCATACCCAGCATCAGCACAGTATAGACTTCCAACGGTATATAAACCTGCATGTAATGTCAATATGCTAGCTTTTTCATATAAACTGATTGGAATATTTTTATCTATTTTGTTAACAGTTTTATACTGATAGCTAACTAAATAAAAAATTCCATTTGCGATACTAATTATCACTATGATAACTAATATCTTTAATAATCTCTTTAACTTTTTCATTTTTTATCTTTATTGTTTCTTTGTCTATTATATTCTCTTGCCCACTTATTTAGTTGCTCAGTGGGAATATTAGTAACGTCAGAGTGCCTTTTAGTGTCAACACCCCTCAAGGCTGCAACAGTTTCCATTATCGGCTAAATACCCTTGACTCCAGCTTTTTTAGCATCAATGCCTGCCTTTACTGAAGAATAAAGACTGCTATTTCCCTCTCCATCTCCTAACACTTGAACTACACCCACCTTTCCATTTGGTTTTGTTCCCCACACATTGTTGAATGTGTAGTTATCTCCACGAGAGTAAAATCCATCTTTATCAAATCCAGTTCCGGCGGACTATCCGTAAATGTTGTGATACGGAAGGTTTATTGCATTTTTAAACTAATCAGAAACCCTCTCCCAGAATCCTCTATCATCCTTATTCTGCCCATGGAATGATGATCCAGAATCCCCGTGTTCCCCACCTAAAGCACTATGTGCGGAATCGGTTATACTTCCATCTCCACCATTTGCTAAATTATACAAAGAAGCTGCAACAGCTTGTCTCTCAGTTCCCTCCCCTAGATCAAATATAGTATGACCATGAGGGTTTAAAAGTCCTGCTACATAATTCCCTGCAACATTGTGAAAGTTGTTGATACGACGAACAAGAGGTGCTTTCTCTCCACCTGACTTATAAAGCCAATCAATAAAGTCTTGATTCTACTTTACATCATCAAACGTTGTCTTATCAGAGTTATTTCTCCAGTTATTAAAGGCATTATAGGCTCCCTCTGTAGTCCCTGTGATAGCAGGCAACCCTACAACACCAGCTGCAATAGTATAGCCTAACCTCTTCTTACGAATTTTACTCGCCCCCTGTGAAATGAAAGGTTTCATAGCCTCTTGCCTAGCCTTTAGAAGAGCTAACTTATTTGCATCTCCTCCAAATTCCATAGCACCACTCTTGTAAACCTTAGTAGCTTTATCAGAATTATTCTTCATCCACTCAAGCTCTGCTTTAGAGGCAGCACTTCTCATGGCTTTAGCATCCCTAATAGCCTATTTCTTTCCTTCAAGATTTGCATCTCTCATTTTCTAAGTAGGTCTCCAACTACTCTTCTGTTGCAATATTCTCTATTTTGCTAGTTTATTTAACTGCTTTTCAGCAGCTGCTTCACCTGTGAATATTCTTCTCAACCCATTAGATGCCAACTTAGCTTTATTTGCAAGTTTACTAAACTAGAGAATTGCGCCTCTCTATGCTTTATTAATTTGTGCCATTTTTTTTTTATCAATATCCAAACTACATCTTTCTCTAATAAATAGAGAACAAACTGTTCGGGTCATACTATGATGCCCATGTCTAGGCTACCTTATCAAAGGCATCTTGGGTTTGTTGTCCCCATTTTCCATCAGCATTTATACCTAATTTCTACTGAAGCTCTTTGACTGCTTCGGGACTATTATATCCAGCTTTAGCGGCACGGTAGTCAAATACACTGTCATAACCACTGTTATGAGCTTCCATAGTATCATCAGCTGTACCTACAATTTGCCCAGTTTGCTTATTATAGATATAACCATTACTACCTTGAAGATATTGGTCTGGGGTTAGCCAGTTAGAACCATCGTAATAATTGGTATTTCCAAACCTGTCAACACCAAATCCCTGTTGCTAGTCTTCATATTGTCCAGTTTCCTAGTTGTATTCCTGCCAACCCTTATTAGGATCGTACATATATTGCTGAGGAGTTTCTTCAGCTACGTTAGTAGACGCAGGGCTTCCAGAAAAAGCACTGTAAGTTCCAAGCCCAAGAGCTCCGAGAGTTCCTACTGTAGATAGTCGCTTGATTCCTTTGTTTCTAACTTGACGGAAAGCATCTTGAGTAACCTACTCCTTAGTTCTAGCAAGATTCTCTCTCGCCCCAGCAGTTATATTGGCAGCATCACTAAGCCTCTTTTGGTTCCTTGCACTGCCTGGATTCTTCCATTTTGCGGATCTACCTACAAGAGCCTTTTCTGACTGTCTAGCTGCCTCTAGTCCCTATCTAGCCTCTGCCAATTCTGGAGAGGCTTGCCTTAATTCAATAACCTTCTTATTTCCGCCACCTAATCTAACCATTAGTTGCTTAGTTTTATTTGGCAGTAATCGGAGTCTCTAGGTTGCTTTATCAACTCCTTTTCTTAATCCTTCTCCTTTTCCCATAATATTAATTAGTTGCTAAGTCCCACATTGTTCCAATGTTTCCAGTGAAACTATTATCCCTAGAACTTAATATGTTAAAATCATTATAACTATCTCCTAAGCTATTTTTAATGTCTGCCTCCGAAGCTCCCTGCTTCCTAGCCTGCTTTACCTAATTGAATAAAGGCTATAGTTGCTGTTTAGTATTCTTAACATCCTAGTAACCAGTATAAAGACTGGATCCTATTTGAGGCATATCATACATTAGCTTAGCATTTAAAGCCCAATTAGCCGGTCTTTCTACTTTACTAAGTACCTTTACACCTTTCCCTACTGTATTAGCAGCTCTTGCTAACTTTGTAGCCTATAGACCTACCTTTAAGCCTCGTCCTATATTTCCTATGAAAGGAATGGCAAAGACAGCATTCATCGCTGCTTCTCCCCAATCTCCCCTTCGAGCTGCATTATATGCATCTCCTGCTGCCATAGCATTTCCAACTCCAGGAATAAAATATCCAGCAGTTCCTGCTAGGTCTGAGACTGTAGAATTGGCATGATACAATCCAGTTTTATCTCCTAGCCACTGAATTGCCTTACCTCCAATTGATTCAGCTTCATCAGTAGGCTAGGCACTTTGAGACTTATTTGGTTGCCACCTTTTCTATGGTTGAGACTATCTAGCCCTTTTCTCATCAGATATATTCAAATAAGTATCCCTGTTATCAAAGGGATTTCTCTATATATAGTTTCCGTATTGATCTCTTCTGGCTCCAGCTGCTTTAGCATTTTCATCAAGTCTAGAGTTAGCCTCACTCCAACTGGCAGTTCTTCCCTCTTTAGAAGACCTAACGTCATTAAGCCTCCAACGACCATTCTAGTATATATTTCCATTCCTAGTGTTCATAGAGGTTCTATTTGCATAATCTCTACCATATTTACTAGCTAAATATCTCCAAGCAGCTCCAGTTATAGGACGCCCTTTCTAAGCAATTTTATTGCCATTCACGTCTCGGTAATATCCATCCTTACCGAGCCACAATTTACTCATATCAAAGTTTGCCATTGTCTTTCTTTTTTTTTTAATTAGGAACAGGTAGTACCTCCTGATGGATTCAAACCACCGCCAATCTCACTACTATCTATGCAATATAGAATTTGCTAAATTTCTTCCACTGATATAAGGAGGTATCCCCAGTTAGTTATACTCCAACTGGAAATGAGTCTAGGCTATTTTCACTGGTTTTATTATAACATTCCATTGTCCCAGCACCTATCGTGACGTTCTTTCTCTTTCTAACCCAAATGATTAATTTCAAGGTAATTTACGATATTTAAACGAGTCAGTGGGAGATGTTTGTTACCTAATTTTTACTTGATAGTAACTGTTGCTACACGACCACTAGTTATGTCAGTAACACCAGTTCCGATACAGTTCTCTACAATTACACCATTTCCAGTTAAGAACTTAGAAACAGCTTCCGCACGCTTCTCAGATAACTTCTGATTATATTTAGAAGAACCCTCTGGAGATGCAGAACCAATAATGCTTACTTTAGAACCAGTCGGAATCTTTGATAGTTCTGCCATAGCAGTTCCAGTAAGTTCTGAAGAGTTTTGAGCAAAGAACACTACTGTGTTACCAATTGTATTAGTAACAACCTCGGTCTTAACGACTTCCTTTACAATTTCTGTAGGTTTCTTTGCCAAATCCTTCTTGAGAGAATTAATTTCATTGTTCATTGCAGCAATATCGTATGCCTTAAAACTTCTAGTACCATTAGAAGTCTTGAAGTGATATACCCATCCAACCAAGACACCAAGCTGAGCATAATTCTTGTTGAACTCTACATGACCAGTCTTGTTCAGATTCCAATATACCGCAGGATTGATTATAACTGAATGAGCCCTCTCCTTACCAAGATTAAAAGACAATATTGCTCCAGTCTTAGAGGTGATATAATTAGAATGCCCAGTCCAGCTATGAAGCCAGCCAATACCAGTCTCAGTGCTTACTTCAAATTTGCGAGGAGTTCCGTTGTATCCACACAATAGGTTAGAGAGATTAATAACTCCATTTAACCCAGTATTGATAGACTTTACTACAGTAGAAGCGCTACCATAGTGATTATCCCCGAAGGAAGCAAGTCCTTCAACGTTAAACCCGAACACAGGAGTAAGATCCTTCTGCAACTTAATGCCAGCAACTCCATTTATAGGGAATACTGAATTAAAGTCTAAAGGAGTAGTTGCTCCACCTACAACACTAATAGAAGTGTTATCAAGGATTTTAGATTTCTCATACGCTGTTTGTGCATAGGTAAAACTACACAGAGTAAACAGCAAACTCATGATGAAAATAAATTTCTTCATAGAATTTTTAATAATTTAATTAATATATAACAGTGAAACCTATATTAGAAGGTTGAGAGGATTTGAACCTCTATAGAGCCTTAACTCCAACCCAAACAGAGCACCTCCACTGTTTCTATTTATCTTCTAACAATAGCAAGAGAATATCCTACATTAACCTCAGTAGAAATTGGGCTAGACCAGCTAGCTATTAAATTCAAAAGTCATTTTGTGAATATATGCTATTTTGAATTTTGCTGCAAGTGCTCTTATTATAAAATTATGGCAAAAACTTCATTCTAAAATACCATATCCGAAACCTAGTCTAGTGACTAGATACTTACCTAAATCTTTCATTTTCTTACGCAACCTTGACATAGTAGTGTCTACAGTTCTCAAAGAAACTCTAGAACTCCATACATTGTTGAGAATTTCCTGTCTGGAATGTATCTTGTTCTTATTCTTTATAAGAAATTCAAGGAGATTGAACTCATTTTTTGTGAGATTAATTTCTTCTCCACCTATAGTGCATACTTTTATGTCTAAGTTGAGTTTCAGTTCTTTAAACACAAGTTCGTTCATTATCTTTTTGCTTAGTTATATCCTCATATTTATGGTAGCGATAGTAACTCCTTTCTCCGCATTTGTTTTTAGATTTGTAGGTGTCTAACTGAGAATCACAGTTTGGACATATACATCTAAGGTTAGTTCTAATATTATTAGATGCGTGACCATCTATATGGTCTAGAATAAACACTAGAGGTTTTCCGTTCCACTCAGGCTTTGAACCACATATAGCACATACTCCATTTTGTTCTTGAAGTATGTCTTCCTTGAAAGCATGTGGAGAGTAATTAGCCCTCATTATAGATGGATCTCCATCTAGTATTTTCTGATACCCAATTTTGTGCTGGTATTCTCTCTGACACTTGTTATCACAAAATTTATGCCTGTAGCTACTGCCATTATCCTGATTTAACAACTTTCCGCAGTTTAGACAGTAATACTTCTGCCCAGTTCCTTTATTGAAAGTTTCACTTTCATTTGGTTTTCTTCTCTAGGGAAGTTGAATACCAATTCGGGCGGCAACTTTCTTGATATTTGAGCCACTACAACCATAATGTCTGCCTATGTCTTCATAACTCATTTTCTACACGAGGATCATATCCTCTAAATTTTCTTTTTCTTCAAACCATTTGCTCTACATAATACATAAAACCTTTCTTTTTATTAAAATACATAGGAAGATTATCTATCAAAAATCAATATTAAGTGAAGGGACAGGGATTCGAACCCTGAAGGCCATATGGCAACAGTTTAGAAGACTGTGACGCTTCCAATTACGTGCTATCCCTCCAAATGATGAAAAAGTCTACTCAATAGAGTACTTTCAATACTCATATCAAGTAGACTTATAAAGATACTAATTCTTAATTAATTTACAAAATTAACAAAGATTAATCCTTCTTAGCCTCTTCCTTACCTGCAATGGCATTGAGAGTCTTCTTGAAAGGAATAGACTTAAGGAGTTCAAATGCTGGGTTAAGGTTCTCAGCCATTGAAGCCATGAAGTTACCAGCGGTATTCTCGTTACCATATACAGTAACTTCACCAAGATGGATATGCTCATATACCTCAGCCTGAGCCTCAGCGATACCCTTGAGCTGATCAACGGTCTTATACTGAACGACCATCTCTGGAGTCATACCAGTTCCGATCATCTTCTCAATTGCAAGAGCAGGAGCCATTTCAATTGCCTGTACCTTCTCAGCCTCAGCCATCAAAGATGCGCGCTTACCCTCTGCCTCAGCAAGAAGTTTCTTCTTGTTACCTTCGGCTTCAGCTTCTGCTTTAGCCTGAATTGCCTGTGCTTCTGCCAGAGCCTTCTGCTTGATTGCTTCAGCTTCAGCTTGAGCTTCAACGATCTTCTTCTGCTTCTCAGCTTCAGCCTCGATAACTACTGCTTCCTTCTTCTTCTGAGCAGGAACAATAGTTTCAGCATTCAACTGTGCCTCTTTAGCTTCTGCATTCTTCTTAGCAATTGCCACATCTGCCTCAGCCTTAGATACACCCTCAACACGAACTGCTTCAGCCTGAGCCTTGGCAGCTTCAGCCTGTGCTTTAGAAACCTCAATTGTTGCTGTCTGCTCTGCCACACCAGCCTGCTTATTAGCTTCAGCTGTACGCTTACGCTTCTCAGCATCATACTCAGCTACCTTAGCTTCCTGCTCATTAGTAGCCTTTCTAGTCTCTGCTTCCTGCTGTTGCTCAGCCTTAGCCATACGAATATTCTTCTCTGCCTCGGCTTCAGCCTGAGCAGCAAGTGCATCAGCTTCAGATCTTGCTACAGCGGCAGCTGAACGAGCCTGTGCAGCAGCAGTGGCAGCTTCCTTCTCAGCCTGTTGATTAGCTACCTCAGATTCCTTAGTCTTATCAGCTTCTGCAAGACTAATTGCCTTATTCTTCTCAATTTCGGCGACCTTTACCTCTTGCTCCTGATTAGTCTGTGCAACCTGAGTTGCCTCATCTCTCTCAGCAGCAGCTACAGCGATTGCTTTCTCCTTCTTGGTTTCAGCAATCTGGATTTCTCCCTTCTTCTCTTCCTCAGCAATGTCTGCCTCAGCCTGAGCCTTTGCCTTGGTAGCTGCCTTCTTACCGAGATTCTTGATATAGTCAGCATCATCAGTAATATCAGCATTGTTAATGTTAATAATACTGAAACCTACCTTGTTCAACTCAGTCTCAATGTTCTCCTTAGCGTTGCCAAGGAACTTGATACGGTCTGCATTGATTTCCTCAATAGTCATGGTAGCCATCAAAGCACGCATTTCACCAATGAGAATATCAGTGATTTGAGCAGAGATTTCATTAGGCTTAGCAGTCAGGAAACGACTTGCAGCGTTCTGCATAAGTACGTCAGTTGTACCAATACCAGTAGTCAAGGTAACTGGAATTTTAACCTTAATCATCTGACTTGACACACCAGATACCTCAGTCTGAATCTGAATTGGTTTCAGAGACATCTTCTTCCAATCCTGAATTACAGGGAACACAAAGGTACCACCGCCGTGAATGATCTTAGAAGGGAGAATAGTCGTCTCCTTCTTACCAGTTGATGGGTTGACTCCAACCTTCTTGCCAGCCTTACCAAAGACTACCAAGATTTCATCACTTGCACAACGACGATAACGTGACATGAGACCGATGAGGGTCAAGATTACGAGCACAACTATTGCGCCCGCAATAATTAAACTTTCTGTTAACATTTATAAATTTTTATTAGTTAAGAAATAAAATAAATTCCTGACTTGTATGAGTCAATGTGGAGAATGTCCCCACACTTTATTGTGTGATTTGTTGGTTTTGAAAGTCTGCACCTATCCAGTGGAATGTATCCAGATTCTGTTATACAATTTCCAGAATATTCCATTTCTGAAATCTGAACAGATATTGAAACTTCTTTTCCAACTAGTCCTTCGCCACTCTTGATTTGAGGTTCACTATTGAACTTCAAACACAGCCTATAGGCATAGTATAAAATTACAATAAATGCAAAACCTATCACTGAGGCTATCGCTAGAGTAGTAAGAGTAACCTTTCCAGCTAGCATAAGCCATCCAGAGAAGCCCATTGCAAAGTGAATCAGACCCTTGAATGAAAGAATATCTCCCAAACCAAAGTCTGGTTCTCCGTCGAAATCAACATCAAAATCCAAATCTCCCCAACCAAAGAAGTTGGAGAGAAGGAATTGAACGATGAAAATGCCGTAGGAAATGATTCCTAGAATGTAATACCACTCCATCATTTCTTTTTACATTCTTTAATAGTGTCACAAATAGTGTCTACGATGAATAACAATACTACTGACACACAAATTATAGCTATGCTATCCATTTCCAGTCACAGTTTGTACCCCCGTAGCTAACTTCAAACAGAAGTTTTCCAAACTGCTTGGAAATATACAGGGCTGCTTTCTTTGAACCAACCGACCGGAAGCCGACATACGCCCAGGCGTAAGACACGCCGCCATACGAGTCGAAGAAACCGAGACCCGCAATCGTGCCGCCATCAGCGTCACCGCCCACGACATCGAACTCTTCTCCTTCTGATTTGATTCGTCCTAAGATGGTATCACCGCAGCAATTCTTAAGTTTACCAGGACGACAGAACGCAATGGAAGGAAACCAACGCTCTCCTGTAGTAAGATGCCTCTGCTCATTGTATGTCACAGCAGCAACTACAGCTCTGTAAGCAGCTACCTTCCACTCAAATGAGTTCTCAGGGAGTCTAGACAGCGAGTCCAGAATATCCTCACAGATTCCCTTATCCGAGAGAAATCGAGCAGCATCACCAATAGTCTTAATGCGTTCCATAGTGTCTACATCTTCAAAAACAACACGACCGTCTTTCCAAACAGCTTTCTTGCCATCTGGGACTTCAATTTCTAATACTTGTTTTGCCATACTTTATTAAATCTTTAAATCGTTAAACAATTCGTCTTCCATCCAAACTTCCGCTCCAATATGATCGCCGTTTGTCTGCTGATTAATGCTAAGTGCCCAGAGTCTCTTTATGCCTAGGCAAAGTTCCTTGGCTAATTCTGGAGGATAACACTTGTTCATAATATCAGCTAGGCTAACATAGCCCCCAGGAGTATAATACTCTTCGGCATACCTTAAGATGCCGTTGAATATATAAAGCCATAGGAGGATCTTTTTGAAGTTATAAGTTGGACGAAGGAATCTAAACTCAATAGTTTTATTCACCTGATAACAAAGAGCATTAATGAAGTTACACCAATAGTAACGTGTTGGTATATTCCACTTTCTTTTTCGCTCTTTGTCTTCAGGATGAGCTTGGGTAAAGCTCCCGAAGAACTGCCTTCCTACTAGGTGCGAATACATGTCTTCAAAACTATTGTATCGAGCAAGCTTTTTACAATAGTCTTTCCCATTATCCTTGTACTGTCCACTTTGAAAGGTTAAAGCAGGAAGTATTCCTTCTAACTCAGATTCTAGGGTTTTGCATACAAGGTAAAGTCGAAAGATAGTATCCGTTTTAAGAGGATAGCCTCCCAAATGAACATGCAGAGAACATTCCTTATTAAAAGCAGTGTACTCTTTGAGTGTTTCTACTTGTTGATGCAGAAGAGAAATTCCTTCTCCCCCTTTTAATACAACAGTAGAATACTCTGGTCCGGTAATGGATCCATCCCTTAGAGGAATTAGTCCATCTCGATAACATATGTCCTCAGGCACATATCCTTGAGATGTTTCGAACTCCAGTCCAAAAGTATACTTTAAATATTTCGCTAAAGGATACAAAGTTTCGTGGTCTTTAATCTTTTGTTTCCCATTAAAGACATCGAAATTCTCTACAGCTTCATATTTCCTAGTAAGAATATAAGGAAAATCACCAGAACCTTTTATGAGCTGCTCTGTAAGTACAAAATCATTATCGTGATGAATAGGAGAGAAATATACTCCCCTTCTCTTACTATACAAGAGTTTCCCCTTATATAGATTCAAGTCTGTCTCGAAATAATTTTCATACCCAGTTGAACTCTTTATAAGAACTCTTACAACCCTTTCTGGTTTACTGGTATACCCAAAGATAACCTGATCAGGCAGTTGCTGGATAATAATCCTTGCACAATTTCGAGAGTTTACCCATCTTCTAGTTATTTCATCAAAGACTTGCATTCTTCCTTAATTGTTTTAAAATTAATATCCAACTTAACTCCCTCTAAAGAGCTAAATGCTTCGTCAGCTCCTCTACCATACTTAGTAGTTCTTCTGCTTCCAGCAAAAAACTCAGTAGCGGATGTAGATGTAATCATGTTTAGAGTTCCTGTAAATGGAACCCTCTTAGTTGGAGAAGTGGCACGAAACCACACATCCTTCTCGTGATATACACCATCAACACTCAGATACCTTATAAGGTTCTTAAACTTCTTGTTAAACTCCTTATCTTCGAGCTTACTTTCCTTTTTAAGGACTGTAAGAAATCGAAAACAGGCAACATTCTTAAGGGCAACTCCGTCCCAAAAGAAGATTTCCTTATAGCCAGTTCTTTTCGTAGCCTCATCTAACATCATTCCATACTTAGTAAGTATTATTCTTCCATGAAGTTTCTTACCTTTTCCATGGTAAGTGTTATCTACTTGATTAGTTGAAATGAAGTTGTCATAGAGATTTCCATCACTCTCATCTAATCCGAACTCTTCCCAATATCTTCCACCATATCTAGCTGGAGTTACATAGTTAGTTTCCTTCTTCTGACAGGCATTTGCCCTTGAAACCTCTTCAACGGCAATTAGGTCTTTGCCATTAAATTCAAAGAGGCAATTAGGATTCAGAATCCAAGTAGTAAGCTTATGCCTTAATGACATCAGATAGGAAGCGATAGAGGAGAAGACTAACTCCCCTTTTACAGGATCAACGCAGAAGTACAACGGGCGTTCATCAGTTTCCTTCTTATCCCATTTTTCCTTCTTAGAAGCCCCTTTAAAGAGAAGAATTTTTGGCTTTCCTCCACGGTAATCAGCAATCGCAAATACTGCTCCACCATTATATTCACTAAGTGCCTTATAGCCAGAACGATAGAAAATTCTAGCCATTACTTGGGAATCAGTCATGCCAGTAATATCAATGTCTGGTATATACTTTTTAGCTAATTCCTTATAATTGTAAATAGTTCCATTATGCATCAGAACATATTCTACCTTTCCGTTAGCATTGGTAAGAACTACTGGTTGAGCTGTTGTCTCATCAATGGTTCCAACAGATGCCTTCCTACAGTGACCAAAGGCTACTGAACTCATTTTGAGCTCATTAAGGAACTTATTGTCTTGGAAGAAGCACTGGAACCACTTATCATCACCCTTTGCTCCGTACTCATAGTGACCATCAATGAAATAGCCACAAGAGTCGCCACCTCTACTATCATTAGCAATACCTAATGTGCAGAAGGTTGGAAAGTCAAAAGACCTTGAGCTTTTTGTAACAATTCCAAATATTCCACACATAGTTACGCTAAGTTATAGTGAGTAATTAACTGTTCTGCAAGTTCAACATTACTATTGTTGATTGCTTCTTGAACCTCATTTCTATCAGGAAGGTTATAATCGCATTGGTAGGCTTTCAGAGCTTTCTGAAGTTGTTTCCATACAAAAGTCAACTTAGCTGTTGAACCCATCATAGCACTACTGAGAACTCGATATTCAACACCATAGTCAGTTAGACGAAAACAACCAGCTTTACCATAAAGAGAGCGACGTTTCTTGTCTTTATCCTTGATTACAGATGGAAGACCAAGAAAGGCATCCATGTACTTTACAAGGGCAAGACTTGTATCCACATTAGGATTCTCATATCCTACATGAATGTGAAATCCAGCAGAACGTAGATTAGTTGCAGTGCCTTTAGGCTTTGGGTTAGCTTTCATTGTATAGGCATTGTAATCCACATCACAACCAAATAGCTTGGCTTGATCGCTTTGAAGTTCTGATGTTGGTACAGTTTGAGAGGCAACACATTTAATGCCGAGGTCAGGATTCTTGCTCTTAACAAACTTGTCTATATACTCTTGCATATAAACAATATTGTTAACAAAGTTAATTCCATCTTTAACAGGAGGAATGTTAAACTCTGCAAGAATGTTATCCGTTTCAAGTCCGAAACCTTCTGGCATATCTTCAGACCTCCATGGATTGCCTTTTTCACCAGGGATTAATCCCACAGCGGAGACCACTTTTTTAGTTTTCTCATTAATGATAAACAATTCTGGGTCTGCACCAATAGTTACATTACGCAATTTCATTTACAAGGTCTTTTATAAGGTTATTAATCATTTTAGCGACAGGAGAGTCAGGAATCATTTCAGGGTGTCCTTGCACTGCAAGGCACTTAGGAAGATCCTTCTTATGATATAGAACAATTTCTGGTTCTCTACCACAGACAACATTAGGATCTATCCCATCTCCATCGTAGAAGTCGCTTTCAACTCCATAGGATGTGAATAGAAGGTCATAATCACCCTCTTTCAGCTCAAATGGATATTGCATCTGATGGTGAGTAGAAGTTATTTGGTAAATTTTGTTGCCGTTGGTTATTCCATGTGTAAAACCAGTAGCATGACTTGTTACATTTTGAACAAGTTTACCACCATTCATTACACATAGGAACTGTGACCCACGACAAATACCAAGACAGACTTGTTTCTTAGGGTTTATCTTATTGAAGATACCCTGCTCATCTTGATCCCTTTTAAGATTGGAATAAGTGCTTCTATGCTTCTTACACCCGTAAAGAGAAGGAGTTACATCTTCACCACCAGTAAATACTACTAATTGTGCATCTTCTAATTTGTTAGTGAGTTGCACATTTTCAATGAAGTTGACGTAGTTATCAGCTCCACCTACAACATAAATCTTCATTTCTTCTTTATTACTTCTTTATAAACATTCATGTAAACAGGTTTCCGTTTCCTTTCAAAAATGTCATCACTCTCCCAGAATTCAAAGTCTGTTGTAGTAAGATTTCCATCTTCTCCAGGTATTTGATTGTCGTTTACTTTCTTTTTCAGCTTATCATAAACATTATTCAACATTCTGATATTCTGAAGTTTTGCTCTAATGTCCCTTTTTCGCATAGCTTTACTAACTTGATTCCTAGCTATTTGATGAATATCTCTAGGGTCTTCACTAAAACAGCCAAGTACAAGGTTAAACAAGTCGGACATAGATGTGAACCTGAAGCAAGGATCTTGCTTCAACTTATAAGCATCATATAAGATGACATTATAAGGGTACTCATACATATACCTTAACCAAGTTAAGAGATACTTATGAAAAGTACCTGGAACATTAGTAAGTTTTAAACGCACCTTAAACACACTATAACCACCTCTCCAATCAGCAACCTCAGTAATGTAGAAGTCAAATGGATAGATACCTTGAGCTTGCCTAAGATGGTTTCTTATTTGTTTCTTTGTGAAGAGACATGAATTTGCATTATGTCTTTCCCTAGAGAAATCAGTTCCCTTATAAAGGATAACTTCATATTCTTCACTTACATTTCTTTCACTGGTACGATTAAATACAAATGAGAAGCAGGCTTCAACATCCATTTTCTTCTCAAATTCGCCTTTACATGAATATTCTGTGTGGTAATCTAAAAATTGAAAATCTTTCATTAAAGAAAAAAAAAAAAACGGAGACTCTTACTATTATTCAGAGTCTCCGAAGGTTATGAGGGTGGATTAGTCCTCGATGTCCTCCTCTGGGTCCTTTTCAGGAGCAGCTGCCTGAGCCGGAGCTTGTGCAGCACCAAACATGTTTCCGAAAGGATTATTGCCTCCCATCATGCTCATCATGAGCATATCCTTGGTAGACAAGCCGTCCTTACCAGCGAGCAATGCGAACATCATAGGATTACCAGCTACTGCACCTCCCTGCTGATTCATCATCATGAGAGGAAGCAATGAAGCCAATGAGTCATCCTTCTTGCCGTCCTTAGCAAGAGCCATGAGCATCATTGGATTCATCTGACCGCCCATGTTACCAGTAAGAGATACTACAACACGAACCATGGTCTGGTTGAACAAGAAATCCTTGATAGTACGGATAAGCTTACCTGCACCAGTATAGCTGATTGCGTTGATCTTCTCTCCCTTGATGGATGTAACCTTAGCGTAGCTACGATCGAGGGCGATGATGTCACCAACCACGAGGTTCTCCTTAGGCTTGCTCATGATGAACACAGGCAACTTAAGGGTAAGTTCCTCTGGATAAGCAGTCAGATGATTCTGCGCATCAATTGCTACATAACCCTGAGCGGTTGCAACACAGATGTTACCATCCATAGATACACGGACGTCCTTAGCCTCAGTAGGCATGAAGGTCTCCTTCAAGCGATCAGAGAAACCAGCGATAGTGTTCTTCGTAACACCAGTTGTAGCGTTAACGAGAGGCTTCTCACCAGCGTTACCGAATGGATAGTCTACCTGTACAACACCCACGATGTTGCTCTTCTTAGCATAGCTATAGTCACCACCCGTCTCAAGGACATAGATGTGATTACCCTTGCTGCTGAGAATGTGAGCACCCTCCTCTACTGAATAGAGTTCAGAACCTTCCTTTGCAAAGCAAGTCAAGAACTTACCGTTCTCTTCTGCGAAGTTAGACACCTGCTCCAAAGTTGTTGGAACGAAATTAGGGTTTGAAGTGTACAAAATTGATTTGATCATTTTGTGTAAAAAATTAAAAAGTTATTAAATATGCCTTTCGGCGTTATATACAAAAATAGCTGGCACTAAGAATAGTACCAGCTTTAGAGGAGGGTGTGAGATTCGAACTCACGGGACGCTCGTCACGTCCGCTGGTTTTCAAGACCAGTGCATTAAGCCAGCTCTGCCAACCCTCCAAAAAGGTAGAATCTTATTCTACCTTTAATATGTCTCGGTTCCACCAGTCAGTTAATTCCTGAAAGGAGATTCCGAATGTATCTTCAAATTTATCTTCTGGTACGGTCTCTATACCTATCCGTATAGCCCAATGCCAACAAGCCTGAGTTTCTTCTAGTGGAATTGGTTTTTCACATAACCAAGTATCGTCCATTAAACAGTCTAGAAACTCTCTATGTTCCTCCTTAAATTTATTAATTTTATCATTCATAGCGGAGAGTAGAGGATTCGAACCTCTGAACCAATTACTCGATCAACGTCTTAGCAGGACGCCGCTTTCGACCACTCAGCCAACTCTCCTAGAGAATTACTTCTCTTCACCATTAAGCATTGCTGCCACGATAGCTCCTTGGAACAAGCTCTTAAGCTCTGGTTGCTGAATCATCATACTAATGAGTGTATTCTTCAGAACATTCTCTCCCTTAGAACCAATGAAAGCAGCACTCTGGTTGCCGTCACTTACAATGCATACAACACTTTTTACTTCGTTAAAGCTATCGAGAACTTCAGTAGCTTTCTTTTTTAAATCTTCTTTCATAATTAAATATTTAATTAGTTAATCTATTGGGTCACATCTGGGAGTCGAACCCATTCTTCAATGTTCACAGCATTGCGTGCTAACCGTTACACTAAATGGACCATTCTCATAACACCTTTATATATAGGTCTTTTGGATAGGTAGGAAATACTGCTAATGTCACGGGACATAGCCAAATTTCCCCACTAAAGTTAGGAGCATTCACCCCATAAGTAGCTCCAAATTCATCCTCAGAAACTCTACTAAGGTGTATGTAATCCTTTATAGGATCTGTAGATACTTCAATAGAAACTCTTGTATTTCCATTACAGAGGGAATCTAGAAGTAAATCTGCACCTGCTACCATTTGTAAGTCAGATACATCTCCTTCCCAAGGAATATCTACGAACCAACGTTCAGATAGTTTGACAAAAGATAATATTTTCTTCATTTTATCTAATTTTTCTATTTCTAAATATAGCTGAGACCATTATTACCTGAAAAATAATAAATGCAATTATTAAAATGGTTAAGAAATAACCCATAGAGGGTAGTGAGGGAGTCGAACCCTCTTGCACGGTTTTGCAGACCGTGACCTAGCCGTTCGGACAACTACCCTTAAAACAGAATACATTTTAGAAATTAACCACAATAACTCTACGATAAAGTTGCTGATAGTATTCTTATTCAAACAATATATAAAAAATGGACTCAAAACAAAGACGGAATGCAACTAGAAATGTTCAAGATTAAAAGTCTTGTATTATAGTCTGGGCTTGCTGTATGCATTCCTATAACAATCTTCTAAATATACAATATTTAATAGTGGAGATGGAGGGATTCGAACCCTCGTCTTACATATTTGCATCAAAACGTACTTACAGCTTAGGTTTTAAAGACTATCCTTGTCTGTTAGGGCTGACAGGATTGATATTCTGTCAACTTCCACCACTCTGTTCCTAAAGTTTACAGAGAACTTACATGAGGGAAACTTTATACTTAGATTAATACTCAACCGCGCTGCTAATATTAGCACTAATAGCTTCCTTACGGATATGATGGGCATTTCTTTATGTTGCCTACCCTTCTACCTTGGAGCACGGACTCTCAGGCAACCCCTCTAAACTCACACCTTTCTGTTCCTAAGCAAGTGCTGCTCGGCTTATTAGGCAGCAGCCTGATAAGCAGGAGTCATATTGATAACTCTAGCATTTATTGTTTCGTTGTCTTTCCAACTGTCTTGCTGTGTTTCTTATCGCCTATGCAATCAAAACCAAAACATCCCCATAATAAGCAGTTTCATGTCATGCTTGGGACTTTCTCTCTTATACCATGTCTTTTAATAGTCCAGTATAGTTTGGATGACTAGCATATCCAATTCGATTTAGGAAGACATAATAATTACCTCCATCATATCTATCAGATATGCATTTCTTATAATCCTTCACACATTCTGTCCAATGAGAATATCGTCTATACCGATTTCCCTTTTTAAGTCCAAAGATATTCTGATGGGTACGAACTAAATCGGACTTAAAGTTTCCAGACTCAAGCTTGGCTTGAGCAAGTACAATATTTGCGTGAGGAATATTGTTCTTAGCGAGTTCTTCCTTTAAGTTAGTTTCGTTAAGAACCTTTGGCTTAGCAATCTGTTTCATCTGTGCAACCTTGACATTCTTGTCCTTAGATGTAACCTTTGCCGAATCCTTTACCATTTCAATACGAATAGTATTTTCTGATGGTTTAGGAGTACTTTTAGGCACTGAAATTAGGGTGATTAAAGCGCCAAGGATTAAACCTATCATTAGGTAAAACCCATTTTGATAAATCTGTTGTTTCATAATCATAGTTATTAATTAATAAAATACTAATCTAAAACAGGAACCTATTCTTTCGTTAACTGCTGCTCTAAACCAGCTGAGCTACCTCTAAGAGGATTGGATTCGAACCAATGACTTGCGGTTTTGTAAAGAAATTAATTGCTGTTAGATTCCTTGTTAAATATGTCAAAAACGTAAACGGCGTCTAGGTGAAAGGACTCGAACCTTCAACATCTGCATCCCAAATGCAGGAGCCTACCCATTGACCGACACCTAGATAAACAGAAGACTTATTTGTACTTACTTGATCCCTAATCGAGTGTATAAAATATTTGCTGTTAGTCTTCTTATCTATTAACAAAACAATAAAAAATGAAAAGTATTCAGTCGAGGTGCATGAGGATTTGAACCTCTAATTCCCTTAAAGAATGCACCTAAACAGAGAACTTAAAAGAATCATTAACCGTTAGCAGAATTGCTGAAGTTCCCTTGTAAGAGTGAATTATTCTACATTGTTATAGTTCTCCAGCGAATCATCGAAATAGTTTTCAGCCATTGCGATGAACTGCTTAGTACGCTTCTTGTCTACATCAAGACACTCCTTAAGAGCTTCTACAAGTCTCTTCTCAGGAGTTTGAGACATATCCTTCTTCTGAGAAAGCTTAACCTGATGCAGATAAGACTTAACAGAGTTAAGAATGTACTCTGCCTTCACAATACACTCATCTGTGAGTACCATCATAGACTTAACCTTCTCAATGATTTCTGCCATGAACGCAGGAGCAATATTATTTGCCTCAATGAACTTACAAACCTCTGTAAGATCATCTTCAATCTGGTAGCAGCCAATCTCGAAAGATTTACGGATAAACTCCTCTGCTGTAGCAGCATCAAGAGTACCCATAGAAATGATGGTACCAACTCGCTTACCTCTTAAGAAGGTAGGCTCAATGAGTTCGATGTGGTTAGTAGTGAACAACGTAATGACATTCATGTCTTTAGTGTCACCACCATCCAATGTGTTGAGAATATCCTGCATAGCAGAATCACGATTACCTCGTGTTACTTGGTCAATATCCTCAACGAAGATTACAACGCCATGTCCAGACTGATCAATGATCTTGGACATACGAAGAGATTCTGCTAAGAGCTTTGGATCCTTCAGATATATGAACATCCAATTGTTCTTAACGGCTTCACGAGCAAGCTTGAAGGCTAGAAGAGTTTTACCAGTTCCATAACCTCCCTCTAACAATGCTCCAAACTTCAATGGAATACCTTTCTCAAGACACTTTTCAGGATTGAGAATACGAGCATTGATTGGACGAAGAGCATACTCAGTTTCCTTACTAATAACCATTAACTGGTCATCAATGTTGCGTAGATCCAGAATTTCTGGATTGTTGATGTTGGAAATCTCAAGAGCTTGTCCCTTGTAAATCGAGTTTGTCTTCAAGTTTACCTTAGTCTGCTCGATAATGTCATCCATTAAAGATGAGAAACGGAACTGAAGTCTACCAGTAATTACCAGTTCATGTGTATCTGAACGATAATTGATGTTGATAGAGGAATCCTCACCAAGACCATCAAGCTGGATGTCTCCATAAGGAGCCTTTACTCTAGTTCCATCAGCAAGAGTAATGTCTACAGTCTGAACACTCTTCTCACCTGATGGGCTGCCGCTCTCCTTGGAAACAACAGATCCAAACACCTGTGAGATAGCCTGATTGAGCTGATAGATGCCATCATTACGGAAGCACTGAATACGATAGTTGATTTTTGCCATCTTCTTAGACTGGGCAATCTCACTCTCGATGTAGTCAAGACAATCAGCGTAAGTTGTATCTGGCAATTGCATTACCTCTATGAACTTACCCTTCATAGCCTCTTCATAATTGTTCACCTTCTGCTCAAGAACAGAACTCTTGCTTTTTCTTGCAATTTGATTCATCTGGTTTTTTTTTTGTTAAACTTTTAATTTATTAACTCTGCGCCTAATGTCTAGGCAGTTTTCCATAGTAGTTGTTAGACATCCGAGATGGACAATTCCATTGTCCTTAGTAATTGTAAGATTCTTTTCTGGAATTTCTCCTTTGTCTTCCCTATTTCTAATTATACGTTCTATTACAGGGAATTTAACAGCTGTGTTCTTACAAAATATTACATCTTTCTCTGGAATGTAAACAACCTCATTGCCGTTTATTTCACCTACTTTGTGTTTAGGCATACGATTAAACCAACAATAATTAAGATAACGATTAACAAGATTACTGGTCCATAAAATGGAAGTGTAACCCACCACCAAGACCAATTAATCACGCCTACTAGCTTTAATACTACAAAGGCAACACCCAATAGTCCAAGAATGCTTGGACCTTTATAAATTACTTGTTTCTCCATATGGCACATTTAGAAAGTTAGAGCCCTCTGCCGGATTCGAACCGACAACTTCCTGTTTACAAGACAGGCACTCTACCATTAAAGTTAAGAGGGCATTTCGGAGGACTCCCAGTCAGTTGAGTCCTCCTACTATTAGTGAAAAGAGTTAACACCTATTCTCACGAACCAGTGTGAACTGTATGCTTTCTACGTTTCCGCTTAGCTACACTAAGTTTCACGATTCTTACTCTGTTAAGTAATTCTTGATCCATTGCTGTCAAGAATAACTCTTCTGCATTCTTCGGAGCTTTGATTTCTGGTTTATTTCCTCCTAAAATGAACGCTACCGCACTTGGGTCATAGCCAGACATATAGAAGAAATTAGGAGCATCAGCAAAGTCCTCAAACTTTACTTTATTGTCAACTCCATACCATCCATTAGGAACATCCCAAAGAATGATTTTAAAGGAGTTAACATACTCCTCACTGAATCCAGCTTCACGAAGCCTTCTGATTGCGAGTTGGAAGTTTGTAGATTTATTAGTACCACAACTATCAAACTCACCATCACTTACACATAAGATTCCGCTTGGGAAATCTTTCTCCTTAACTCCTTCTGATTTCAACCTTATAAAGAGGTCTATTACAGATTGGAAATTGGTGCTTGTATAGTCACCACAAGTGTCATTGATATATTTATCAACTGGAGTTTTACCTTTCCACTTGTGAAGCTTACAACCGTCAGAGAACTCTGCGAATGTGTCTGCAAAATACCCCTCTAAGAACTCAGAGAAATATAATGCCATAGACTTAGCAATACAGAACGATGAGACATTACAGCCTCTAGCGGTTGAAGTCATTGAACCTGAAGTATCTCGTACTACAAGTAGAGATGACTTAGCATTTACATTCTCCTTGCCAGTTTTTACAAGTTGTGCGAACTGTGCATTGATTGTCTTCTCCTTGTAATCCTCTATGTGCCTATTGTTGTTATCGAAAGGCGCAAACAACTCAAACACATATCCTGTAAATTTAGCTACAGGCTTAGAAGAAATCCAATCAATATATTTCTTAGTAAGATTGTGGTTCTCAAGGAATTTAGAACCTACTAAGAGTGCAAGTGCACGACCTGCAATGTGGTCAAAGTTAAGAGAAGTATACAGCTGTTGAGAGATAAGTTGCTGCCACTCATGAGCAACACCTTCAGACTTAATCTTCCGATAAGCCTTATAAGCTGATTCTTTCTCAAGTTTAGGAGAGAATCTCCTAGCCAACCACCTACCTATAAGAGTGTCTGCTTGAGATTCAAGCGTAGTACAATTCTTATTAGTTCTAATAGTTGGTAAGTACTTACGTACCAAATGAGTTGTTTCTGGATTGTTAAGTCCAGCTGAAAGAGTTAGATACAGGAAGTTCCAGTCTAACTTTCGTCCTTCCCAACCATGATATTGTAAGTCTAGAGAGAGCATCTGAATGACATCTTTCCATGAACCAGCTGCTATGAAGAGCGGAAGGTTTACTTTAAATGTTGCAGGTTGGTTGATAGCCAGCCATAGCATTCTCATAATACCCTCGTTCTTCAAGCCTTGCCCACGTTGAACATCAAGCTCTTCAACTTTGTCTTTAGTGACAATTTTTGACTTACGAGTAACGAGTCTGAAATAGAGTGCAAGTTTTACACAGAGAGTAGGATTTGAATCCCACAGAATTTGCATATCCTTTGCTACTTCCTCATAAGAACGTGGTTCTTTGAAATATGAAGCAGCAGCAAAATTATCAACAAAGTCATTTCCTGTTGTAGAATACTTCTTTGCTCCATTGCCTGACTCAGTTTCAGAAGACACTTTCAGTGCTTGCTTTACGAACTGATTCTCGGCAGGTTTAACGTCGAGAAGTGAATTTACCTTCTTTTGAAATTCCATGCTTTTTTTTTTTTACATGATTATTAAAATTTTTTATAACTTCCGTCCGAGAATATCACCTTACTAAGGGTTTGCCTCATAGGTCGGATATAATTCTTAGGAGGATAATAAGTAATTATTTTGGATGTGCCTGATTCTATATAGGTTTTCACAATTGCCTCCTTATAACGATTAACATCATATTTAGAGGTGTATCCATATTCTACTGTAAATACTAGACAAACAATGTCTTTCCATGTGTTATTAAGTATTTCAGTCTTTATATATGGAGTGTTGTTAGAATCATAACATCCTTTTGCTCTCACCACTTTCTGGGAGAATGCACTCACACTTATAAGTGTAAGTAACAAAGCACATAAAATTTTCTTCATATTAGTTACTTTTAAGGTCGGAGTAGTGGGACTCGAACCCACACGCATTACTGCACATGATCCTAAGTCATGCCTGGCTACCAGTTACAGCATACTCCGTGGTGCCCGTTCTTTGTAGATTATTAGTCCTAACCCTGGTGAACATGAGCTTAAAGATCCAGGTCTCTGCAGATAAAAGTATTACTTGTAAGCTTCTTCTAATTCCTTAGACCAAGCTTGATAAACACTAACAACTGGTTTGTGCATCATATTATGTCTTCTAGCATAATCGAGCAACCATCTTAATTCTTGTAAATCCATAGTTAATATAATTAATGTTCGTAGCTTCAGCGAGAGTCGAACTCGCACGGTCATTACTGACCAGAGGATTTTCATGCAGTTTTCTCTGCATAGACTATGTTACAACCATGCACAATGTGTTTAGGTTCAGGGTATATAGTCGTTACACATTTATGTACTTATAGTACAATTTAGCTCGGCGTTATTACCATTTAAGGCTGGCACCTTCACCGAATTAGCCCTGTTCTACATCAGAAGTTTCCCTCTGTGCACTCACTACCTTTCTGTTTCTACTTCTGAAGTTCTCTGTTAAAGAGTGACAATTGGGGACAAAGTATCTGTAAATTCTCTATCCTATTATCAGTTGTATCACCATTTATGTGATGTAACTCACATACAATAGGTTTACCCATCCACTCAGAAATACCACAGCATTCACATTTATTTTCCTTAAGGTTTAACCTGTATACTATCGCTTTTACATTAGCACTACTCAGCGAACTATGTTCGCAAAGGTTAGATATATACTTACCTCTGTAGACTGGATTATTGGAACTAGTATTCCATCTTTGCCCAGTAAAATGTGAATAATCTACTCCAAACTCGTCCATCTTCTTTCTTAGCGTTTTGGGATTAGAACCTTCTGGTTTTAGTCCTAAACGGCGACAAAGCTCTGCAAAAGAATAGCAATCTTTCACATTCTTCTCTAATAATTCTTTTGTATATTTTATTCTTACCATAGTAAGGCAAATATACTCAGAGTCATTTAGTCTACCAAAAAGAATAAACTTGTTTAGAATAAGCGATTGAGAATCTTTTATTCTCAAGATTTGTTTTGTCGAAGTCCGCCGGGTCTACCATTCCCCCATGAAGCCATCCACCTTTAAAGGAGCTTATAAGCAGTTTCCATAAACTCGTCAATCAAATCATCCCTATAGAAACAATCTACATGATGCTTAAACTGCACATCTCTAGCCACATGATATTTATAATCAATGTAGTTGAAGACTTTCTGCCCTTTTCTCCACTGAGGAGGCATTTTCTTAATCTCCTTAAAAATATCTGCTTTAAATTCTTCGTATGTCATAATTTATTAGTTTTCAAAATAGTCCTGTACGATTTGAGCATTGTTAAGAGGCTTGACAGGAAATTAGTTAGTGTATAGAGAATCGAACTCTATTTGTGACCATCACACCACAACATCAGGAGTATTCTCCCTTTGAGAATATCCTATAAAAGTTAATCTTAATTTCTAACTGGAATCATACAACTAGGTGTTAAAAGTGTAGATTCACTGATACGATTAAAGTACCATTTAACAGCTTTCTTAATTACCTTCATCATTTTAACTAGTTTTAGTAAATAACCATTTAATCTTACGCATAAGGATTTAAGTATCCTTTCTCATACAACTCTGAGTACTTTCTAAAGTACCAGCTTACTGCTCTTTTTACAAATTTAAACATACTCATTTAATTTTAAAAGTTAAATAATATCAATTAGTAAGATTAGCATGACCCGATTCACACCACGTGGAGGTTCTTACTATGTGAATCTTACGGGAGGAGGATTCGAACCTCCGACCTTCAGCTTATGAGGCTGACGAGCTACCAACTGCTACCATCCCGCGATATTAAGGTATCAGGCGATTAGATAGACTCACGCAACGACTATGTTCCTTACGAACAGTTCGCTATCTTACGATTGGAGGGCATTGTCTAAATTAACCTTGTTTGCGGTTTCTATACCTTAGTAGCGGAAGTAGGGCTTGAACCTACGACCTCAACATTATGAATGTTGCGCTCTAACCAACTGAGCTATTCCGCCATTTTGCCTCTTCTTTATCGTGTAGTAAGGCTTAAGAACACGTATAGCCCGAAGACTATCCACACACGATTCTCACGAACAGTAGTACTGCTATTTGATTCAAACAGCGTCTATGATTATTTATCACCTGGTGTTCCCTATGGGATTCGAACCCATGACCCTCGGATTAAAAGTCCGATGCTCTCAAGCCTTACGGAACCAGCTGAGCTAAGGGAACATGAAGTCCAGATAGAACTGGACTATATCCTTTCAAGAAAGAAAGGAGATTTAGATAACGTAGGAGTTTCTAGCTTTATTCTCAAACTACTAGAAGATCTCCTACGTGTTACTCTTTATGAGAGCCTGCTATCAATTTTGGGAAGATAGTCAATCCTCAGCATTTTCTTGTTGAAAATCAATAAAAGTCACTAGTTTATGGATAACGTAGAAACCTGAGAATGTGAAGGTACAAAACTCCAAGAGAGGAAACTTCGCTTCAATGTTTTTGAATAGTAATTCTTTCCATTTTGATTGCGCACAGTTTGTATAGGAAAGACACGGCTCTTCTAACCTAGGACTCATAGAAGGGCGGAGGAGATTATCCAGTACTGACTGGAACTACTCTCATTACTGACGTTTATAGAGATTATATACCTCTACGAATGGTTTATCCATTAAATTGTTATCCTTTGCATATTCAAGGATAGCTCTTAAATCATTACCACTATACCTTACAGCACGAATGGTTTTTGATTCAAGAAGATCATTGGCTAATGCAGCTGCCCGCATTGCATCACCAATCGTCTCATACTTTGTTGCCTTCTCCTTATCAGGAGTAATTACGAGTTCATCATTAAATATTCTAATGAATGCTCTAGAAGTTGCTTGAACTATAAACATAAGCCTTATTTTTAAAACCAAGTTATATTAATATACCAATTCTCTCCAATGTTCTTTTCCTTATTCCACTCTGACCAAGAACATTCGGTTGAGAAGCCTTGATACTTAAAATATTCAGCCATTTTACGAGCTGCATCTTCATCATGTATAGGATACTTATAAAGGCAAAGATGCCCTGTTTTGGCAGCCTTATACATATCATTATATATCTGTTCAATGAGCTCTTTTTCGTTATTTGCTATATATGCAATAACTTCCGATTTTAATTGTTCTTTTGTGTACATACTTTCCGTTTTTATTGTTTGTAATATTGTGGGTAGTGAGGGACTTGAACCCCCGACCGCTTGGGTATAAGCCGAGTGCTCTAACCAACTGAGCTAACTACCCTTTAAGCACATCAAAAGATGTGCGTGCCTTAGTATATTCCACCTAAGGGTTTTAACTCTCTTTAAAGGTGAGAAACCTTGCCAAGTCGGGATTAATCCAAACACACTGTCGTGTCAACTGAAGCACTGTCAAGGGAATCTACCTGCACAGTGTCAACACTGTCCTTATCAGTGCTAGCTGAGTTAGTAGAATTTCCGCATGAAGCAAACATTGCTCCAACCATCAGTGCGAATGCAAAAATTAACTTTTTCATTTTCGTAAAATTTAATTAAACATTTAAGTTATCTGTGCTACATCCAAAATTGTTGGGACAGCCGGATTCGAACCAGCAAAAACGGCTCCAAAAACCGTTGTGTTACCATTACACCATGCCCCAATCTCTTACTTTTTAAGAGTTGCTTTTATCTTATCCATATTGGAATAGATAGTGCCAACCAAGTCATCTACTAAAGATGCAAATACATCTTTATCCTCATAAACATCATCATTTCTTAATGCTTGAGGAGTTATGTCTTCTCTTTCTTTCATAATACTTCTTTTCATAGTAATCAACTATTGGTAAAGATACTATACCAAATGTCATAATTAAAATTATAATCGTTTCAAATATCATACTAAATGTTAAAAAGTAGAACTACCTTCACAGGCAATTCTACTAAAACAAAAACAAACAATAAAACATTTGTTTGTGTTTTGTTGATCTGCGATTTGAAAATTGTTGATTTGAGTAAGTGGGAGAGGAGCGACTCGAACGCCCAGTCTCAGTGAGAACGGATTTACAGTCCGTGCGGCTACCAATTACCGGTTACTCTCCCAAAACGACTTAGTAAAGAACCCAAGTTTCCTTCTTTAATCCTGACTAACTTAGTAGGGCAATGGGCTTTGTCTCCTACCTCTAAATTCCAGTCCCTAAGTCTGGATAGCCGCTTCTAGTTAGGCTGACACTATCTTTATTAGTGGTGCAACAACTTTTCTATCCACAATTAATTTATCACGTCTGTTGCTAACGTCTATACCTTTTCCTACAGTATTTTAAGTATAGAAAATCGCATTACCTATCTTAAGTTGCCACTTCCTTGAGAGGTGTACTGCTGCGATGAGTGGGAAGACGTGGAATCGAACCACAATCTCAGGATTTTCAGTCCTGTGCTTTGACCTTCTAAGCTATCTTCCCAATTTGCTAGAAAGCCTATTCACATAGACTTCCTAGCTTGCGTATCATGCCTACAAAACAAAGTGTCCAAGGCACAGGACTCGAACCTGTAACCTAGAGTTTAGGAAACTCTTGCTCTGGTCCAATTGAGCTAGCCGTGGATGGATTCGAGTATAGTATTGGACGTGCAAACTATCATACTCTATACTCTAATAATACATTGAGTTATCAGGCATACCCGTGGATTGCACCGCTACCTCTAACAACTCCCAGATTAAGCGTCTGGTACTCTCCATTATTTGCGGTCTATAAGAGAGTCGAACTCTTATCCCTGCATAGACAGTGCAGTATCCTAGCCGTTGAACCAATAGACCAAAATAGACTCTACACTCACGTGCCGAGTCTACTAACTTGATTTTTAATGAAACAAGTGATGTCCCTGTTTCAATGTAAACTATTTGACGTGGAGCCGATGGGGAACGATCCCATAACCCCCTGCTATGACACAGAAGGCAAACCAATTTGAAGCTCCTAATCTCTATGAAATTATTCTTTTTGTTTTCTATATACTCTACTACTTTCTTTATTAAGTCTTCCATAAGTCTCCGTGAGAGAATGACAGTTAGGGCATAACAACTAAAGGTTCTCTTCAGAGTTATTCACACAGTTCCCATCAATATGGTGAATCTATAGTGGAACTAGTCCCGACGTTGGATTAACTTCATGCCATCCGCACATCTAACAGGATGAATTATACTTATCAAATAAGTATCTTCTGATATGATTGCTTACATCATATTTGCCTTTCCTTCCATCCTCTTGACCATTTTTCCATCTCTCTATATACTACTTGTGCTGATATTCTATCTAACAAGACTAACTACAATATTTGTTCTTAGACTTGCCACCTGTTAGTTCTCTTCCACAGTTTATACAAGTTCTCATAGTGGAGCCTGAGGGATTCGAACCCTAAATTTCACTTTGCAAAAGTGATATGTTAGCCAATTACATCACAGGCCCCAAAGTTGTTACTGCAAAACCCCATACGGAAAACAATCAGTAACAGTCCTTGTACTTCGGAATTGTTTCGAGAGACGCTTTCAGCGGACGGTCTCATATCCAGACACCTCGTAACGTGCAGGTGCAAACGCTAGATCATAATATTCTCAATAGTTCTAAAACTCTTACACATAACTTATAAATAAGAGGTAAGAATATTAGAAACAATAAGAAAATGTCACTGTATTCTTTATAAGTATATTTCATTCTAGTGGGTCTAATCCTCCAACACACGATTCATAACTCTCTTTGCCATCAGAATCTCTTGTAATAAAGTAATAATCCTCATTTGTTTCGGACATTCCAATTAGAGTGATTTCCTTTCCTCTGCAATCCTTATATTTGTCACCAATATGTGCTGCAAATTCTTTATACCAATCAGGTAAATCCTCTCTATCTTTTACTTCATTATAAGAGGAATAAATCTTTTCCCACTTTATATACCCGTCATACCTTTTGAACTCCATACTTTCTTACTTTTAATTGTAACTCTCTAAATTCATCTTTAGAAAGAACTTCTTTAAGTACTTCTAAAGAGACATAAGTGTGAGAAGTCTCTGGAAAGTTCATCATAGGATGTTCTGTCCAAATATTTCTCGTAATGTCATTAGTGTAAATGTACTTTTTCATCTCTCTATAATTATATTCTCAAATTCAAAATCTCTCCAATTTAGAGCTTTGAACTGATTTCTAGATTCCTTATATTCAAGGTTGAAAGTTACTATTGTTCTTCCTAGTACAAGTTCAATCGGAACTAATAGCAATGTATCCGACTCTATATTGTATAGAGCAAAGTAATCAACTTCTTCTTTAGTGTATTTATGCTTAACTCCATTCTTTCTATGCATAGTTGAACTTACTAAACTAAAAGTCATTTTGCCATCTTCACATTTTTCAGAAGTTTTCACTTGTATTCTTTGTAACTTTCCATTAAAATCTGCAATTAAGTCGGATCTTTCGTTGTCTCCAAATGCCTGATACACAGGCACGTGTAAGCTTACAAACTTACATAAGGCTTTTGCCTCACCGATGTTTCCTAATTGCTTTGTATTCATTGCGCCCTGTGATGGAGTCGAACCACCCTAGCGAAATTAACAGTTTCGAGTTCTACCGATGAACTAACAAGGCAAGTACCACTATCGAGCTTCCTCAAACTCTTGTAATTAAATACAGATAGTGGATGGAAGTTTCTAGCTTACTTCCAACTGACTCTCTTTTGGCGTAGTCATATCCTTCTGTCATTATAGTGTACAGATAGCACTGAGGAACGCAAGACCTGTATGCGTAACAAGTCTCGAAACTAACTTCTAATAAGAAGCAGCGTACCGCTAACCAGACACGATCTGGTATTGCAACATTGAAAATGTTGAGTCCTGACCAATTAGACGATGGCGGCAAAGAAACAGAGTACAATGAAAGGTATTTCCAAAAATATATGGGTCAGAAATTCGTATCAAAATTTGCTGTAAGTACTCTTGTTATAATAACTCAATTACAAGAAATGTCAAAAATCAGAACACCGTTTGTTTTCAAAAATCCCTGAACGAAGAATTGCTGTAAGTGTTCTTGTGTCGAATAATATAAAAAATTATCAGATAGCGTGTTGATTGTTTATTTACTTCGGACAATCACCGAAAACTCAATTACCATTAAAAATTGTGTTTAGAATAGATAATTTTTGCTGTACGCTATCTTGTTGGTGAAAAGAAGAGCGGGAAATGGGATTCAAACCCACGACCCTCTGCTTGGAAGGCAGATGCTCTAATCCCTGAGCTACTCCCGCATAAAAATTGAACTTCTTGTTCTCTTTTGTAAAATTGTATAGCAAAGATAGTATATACAAGGAAAATTGCCAAATCAAATACTGTTAAAATTTGTAAATTGATTTAGGTCAAATTTTCCTCATAAATACTATCTCAACCCAATAACAGATTATATGTCAAGACATATCTTTTGGACACTAAGTACAACATCCATACCATTCTCTCTTAAGAGTTTGATTGCTGCTTGTATATCAGGTCTTTTAAGTACGTCTTTACGTCTCTTCTTATCATACCATTTATTGTGGTACGCATTCACTTTCTTCTGGTATTCCTTATAAATCTCACCAAGCTTATGAAAATGAATTGGCTTGTTGGGATTATTAAAGCAATACAAGTCTTCTCCAATTAGCTTTACAAGTCCAGAATTGCAGAATGCTGTCCAAAATACTGGATTGGACGGTATTCCACAACTCTTAAATCCTTCTCGGATTGTATCACTTGTAAAAGGAGTTTTAGCTAGCTGATGACGCAATGTATTTAATCCTACAATGTGCGCTTCAGCATCAAACTTCTTAGCCATTGTTCTGCTCGTTGTAAAGATCTCGCATCTCCTGTACCAAGTCAGAGCACCAGTTCATAGTGCGACCATGGTACTTAGAGAAGAGATCCACACCAGCAAACTCACGAGGCTGAATGTCATGGATCTGGTTGTTCTTGTCAATCTCCACCTCTAACTCGAAGGGAAGATTGACAACCAACTTCTGCTGATTCTGTCCAACCTTTGTTTCTTTGTTTGTAGTGATAATTGCTTTAAAATTCTTCATAGAATCTTACCTTCCTAGCAAGGATTTATTAATGTCTAGGTAAAATTACAGTCTTTGACTGCCAGTCAGAATACTTTTCAGGAGAGCTACTATTATTCACTCTATAAGTATACGAAACCATAAACACTTGTGGGAGTAATACGAATTGAACGTATTTTGGTCCTATTCGATAACACACTAGTTGTTTCTTTCTTTACCTTATCACCTGTCCTACACATTCGCGACTGTATAGGTAACTCCCAAGTTCACCTTTTTATTTAATTGAGAGGTGTAACTCAACTCTTTTAGGAATGCCTACTTCTTAGCCATCTTTTCAAAAGCCTCTTTGAAAAGTCTATCAACATCTTCCTTGGTAGGATTCTTCATCTCTTTCACTTTCTTCTCGATTTCTGGAAGTTTAGAGACCATTTTCTTCATTTGCATGTGGATTGTAACATGCCCTGCCAATACTGATGCGATAACTGCAGCTTTGATCTCATCAGGAAGTTCCTTAACGTTCTTCTCAAAGCTATCATGATCACAGCTAAATCCCATTGCCACAGTTGAGATTGCCTTATCTACAATCTCGAAACTGTACATTTTGTTTCCTTTTTCCATTGTTTTTTTTTTTAGTTAACTAACCTAGGTAAAGCTTACTATTCTTTAGCTATACCAAATTTCTGGAATGTTTGTCATTTCTTCTTTTTATTTTGACTTTTATACAAGTTTATAGCCTTAATTATTGCAGAATATTGCTTAGGATTTAATCCATCCAAATCAACTGGAACTTCTAAGTGTTCTTTCTTTACTTTCTTAATAGTTTCAATAGGATTACAACAAGTCGTTGTAAGAACATAATTTCTTATGTATTCCTTAAACTTATCGTAAGAAGGTAAAGTCATAACTCGTCCATTCATTATAAGAATTGGACTAGAAGAGTTAGTCGGACATATTATTTGTAATCTATCTGGTTGAGATAGAAAGTTTATATGATCTGACACTCTAATTTTAGAAGGTCCGAATCTGAAATAACTAGATCCAGACTCATTCTCTTTAATGAATGAATCTTTGTCTAGTCTTAAGAGATATTTCTCTATTTTTTTTTTAGCTCCATAACCTTCTAAATTACGATAACTACTATCTCAATCTCTAGAACTTTAGGAAGTTGAACGTAGGATTGATCGATTGCTTTCAAGAGCATTGATGCAGCTTTAGCTGCCATCTTCTCTCCAGACTCTATAGCATCTATTGCCACATTACTTACAAACTCTTTAGCCTCTTCTTTAGAAAGAGTGCCGAGTACTGATTCTCCGTCTGTGAAGAACTCAACTCCGTTTGAACATGCAAAAATCTTTTTCATTTTCTTATTGTTTTATTGTTAATAACTGGAGACTATCTGGGAGTCGAACCCAGGTGACTTAGCCATAGGCACAGTATCCTAACCGTTAGATGAATAGTCTCAAAGGGACACAAGAAATCAGTAGCCTAAACTTCTATAATAAGGATAATTACTTCTTGCTTTGTTGAACATAGCACGAATGTTAGAGCTTAAAAGTCTCTTGTATTGGTCGAGAATCATCTCATAAAGACTACGATTCTCATCAACTCCAAAGCCATTGCATCCGTACTTGTCCTCCTTACACTTCTCCCAGAAAGGAATCGGCTTGGTTACAAGTCCCCATATTCCTCCTAAATATACTTGATCAGGAGTCATACTTGGAATATCTAGTGTTCTAAATACTCCATAAGGACAAGGTCCAATATTCTCATTCTGGAATCCAGTCCCCCACGCATCCTTATGTATATTTATAAGGTTGAGAAGTGATGTACAGCTCTCTATTGCATCAAGGAATCTCTGTCCTTCTAAACACTGCTTAGTGTAGATGGACATTTGCTTCATGTTCTCTTGAACTTCAGCCTTGTGGAACAGTCTGTTCCATGCATTATTCTTTCTCATAGTCATAATTCTTAGTTGTTTTGTTCTGCTTCTAAAGCCCACAACCAGACAAATATTCCAGCTGTAAACAATACTGATGTAAACATGTTGTGCCAAATAAAGACACTTGCCCATGCTAAAGCACATAAGCAAATAAGAATGATCACCATGAGGACTGACTCTGTTCTTTTCATATTCTTTTCACCTTTTATAAGTGAGAATGCTTAGTGCACTCTCACTTTGATTATTTTCTTTACTATTCCGTTACTGTTCATTGACTCAAGGATTTGTCTTTCCATTTCCTCTTTGAACATTCCTCTCTTCGCAGTTCTGAATTGAACAGAAACTGTGACCTTCTCGCCTGCTACATTTGTAAGAGTAGCGAGAACTTTAATGTCTGATGTGATAAATAACATAATTTTACTTTGTTTTATTAAGTTGATTTTGAAAATATTCGTTTACAAATTGTAAATAGAACTCTTTAACACTATTGTAATCTTCCTCAGTCATTTCATTAACTGTAGACCAATAGTTATTTGCTCTTGATGCAGTTATAATGTTGTTTGTTTCATCATAAATGATTTCGAGCATTTTTAACATATTATTCTTTTTCATATTACTTTGTTTTATAGTTCACAGACACAGAGCCATTATTAATTAATAGTCCTTATTATTAAACTAATCGTCGCTAATTATATTAATAGTTTCTCTCTGTGTTTCGTCCAGTCTCATCAGTGTGAATTTTAAAGTCTCCTGGCTGACTCATGAGGAAGCGACCTCAAGTAATATTCCTCACTATAGGTTTCTACTATGCCTTTAGTCCATCTATAGTAAGTTGTTCTTTACCCTGCTACAAGGGTGATATACCTGTCGTGATCCCTCCGTACAAGTATATCTTTGGATAATATCTCTTACTCCTTATCCAAGGGAAGCCTCTCTTTTAGCACTGAGGTTATCGCTTTCAAATATGTAGAGTCCTTTATCACTTACTATCTCCTCTACTAATTTTCATTCAGTATTTGTGAATAACCTCTAGAATATATCCTGTTAAGAACTCTTCTTTATGAAGAGAGAAAAAATCATCTATTCTAGTGATGTTTTTTACTTTTTTGTCTTAGGTTTAAATTGTCATAAATTTTTTAGTTTAACCTATACTACTAAAAAGGTTTAATTACTAAATTTTTGTTGACTTGTATATAATCCCAATAATGGGAAAATTTTTAAACTTTAATTTTTTGAGGATTTAGTGGCGTGTTTATGTGTGCTCTCGTTTACATCACCCTCTTCCTCTCTCAAAACATTACCAATCAAAGCAAACATAACACCAGCATAAGAATATGAACAATCAAGAGCAATAGAATAAGAAAGAGAATTTTACTTCTCTTTCTCTTCCATTACTCTTAAAAGGTCATACTTGAATCCGAGCCACTTCACTAAGAAGTAACCATTACACTTACGTTTAGAATCCTTAGTCAACCATAAAGTCTTATTATCTAAGACAATATGGTCATTGACTAAGTATCCTTTTACAGTTTCATAGCGCATACTCTTACACTAAAACAAAGGGGCATAAAGCCCCAATGTTTTAAGCTACCTCAAATTTGAGATAGCGAGATGTAGACTTAGAGCCGTCAGGTTGGTCGAAAGCTCTTTCAACTACCTTTGTGACTTTAAGTTTGAGTGTGCCTTCCTCGCTGAATAACTCAACGAAAGAGGCAAGACGCTCCTTAATGGTCTTACCATTTAAGGTAAGTCCATTGTTACGACGAGTGAGCTGAGATGCTGACACAGCAACATCACCATCGGACTGAATGTCAGTCCACTCCTGCTGAGTACCATTGATGGTCTCCTTGCGAGGAACGAACATCTCCTTAGAGAGAGTGAAGTTGAGTTCATCACCAACGGCGAGAGGAACCATACGAGCTTCCTTTTCACCACCGTTCACGTTAATCTCATCGAACTTGAAATCTGCTTTTTTCATAATGCTAAAATTTTTAATGTTAGTAATGTTTATTTTTTGTTTTTGTTCAAGACTGTAGGGGGGACTGAAAGATGTTGTGGAAATTCGTCTGTATGACTCTCTTAGGTTTAAAACTTAACCCCTTCCAATGGTGAACCAATAAAATAATTAGTACAATTGCTTATAAATATAAATATTATAAATACCCCTACAAAATTTCAATAAGTCAGAAAACTATAATATATTTGTATATGTTAAAATTTAAAACTACGGATAAAAAATTAGAATTATTGTTGCGGGCAATTTGTGCTTATGAAGTAAATGGAGAAGCTAATTTCTCTATGAAATGTTTAGATTTTTTCGGTAGTGAAAATACCATAAGAAGAAATATAGAAAAATTAGAGAATTTATTAACTGAAGACGGAAAACCTATACTAATTAAAACGAATATGAACGGAATGTATTCAAGATATAAATTAAATAAAATTTTAATTTGCCCAGAATTTGTGTATAAAGATTTTCCAGTTCAATACAAAATAATTTTACTGTCCTTATATGATAAGGAACTACCAGAAATACTTACAGTTAGTAATGTAAGTAAATTAACAGGACTTAATTATAACACAGTGAAAAAATATTTTAAAGATTCTCTAAAAGATGATTTATTAAACAATTCTTCGGAAATAAAGAAAAGTTTGGATGGAGCTTTAGAAAATACATCATTTGGATTAATGTATGTAGGGGCAAGAAAAGAAATTTTCAAATGTAAATGTTGTGGCACTACAGATATACATAGATTTTATGCTTATAATCATAGTACATGCATTAAATGCCTAAATGCCAAAAGAGCTGAGAATTTAAAAACAGATATTGCTAGAAAATTATATAATAATTCTCAGCACTCTTATAATGCTAGAAAAAACATTGCAGGTTATAATTTAACTGTAGAATACATTCAAGAATTACTAGATAACCAAAATTATAAATGCTATTATACAAATGTAGGCTTAAAAATTGGGTCAAAATTAACGAATCCTACATTAGATAGAATAGATTCAAATAAAGGGTATATTAAAGGTAATGTTGTTATTTGTACAGAAATAGCAAATATTATGAAAAACGATTTAACTATAGATGAGTTTAAAGAACAAATAAAACTATTATGCACTAACATGAACAATTTCTAAAGGAGTCTAATTTTTAGACTCCTTTTCCTATTGAGGGGGGGGGGATAAAAAAAAAAGCTAACCCAGATTACTCTGGATCAGCTTCAAATGATTCAATTGTTTCCTTAAAGTCTTTAGTTTGTTCTGGATTGCCAGAATGATCTCTAACAGATAAGATATTAAGTGCATCTTCAAAATTAATATAGAATTGTTCATCTGTTAGCTTTAGTCTCTCTGCCTCATCAGCAGCTAAGGTAGCCATGTGTAATGCAGCTTGACACATAGTCCAAACTCGATTCTTTTCATTTGGAAATCTACCTGATTTAATCAATTTCATTAGTTCACTTCTCATAGTACATATTTAATTAGTCGCCCCACTCAGACTCGAACTGAGACGTGCGGTTTTAGAGACCGCTGTGCTAACCATTACACCATAGAGCAATAAGAGCTACTTTTTAAAAGGAGTAGCTAACCTTAAAAATTAAAACTTTTCATAAAGTTCAACCATATCTTGAATTTTATGTTGTAGATGCAAACAAATAACATCAGTAGAAATGTCAATCATTTCTTCTACTTCCTGTGCTTGGTCTGCATCAAACTTCTCCAAATCAAGAAGCTTATTAAACTTATTTAGATCAAGTTTAGATTTGAGTTCTTCTACTACTTCTACAAAGGTAGTATCATCAAGTGCTTTAATATTGTCTTTGTAGTCTTTAACAATTTCTTTGGTATCAGAATCATCAAATTCTCCATTACATTCAGGAACGTTTGCTTCTATCTCTATTTTAAGATGTCCATTATCTTTTTCTAAACGACATTTTAAATCATCACTTTCAAATGTCTCTACAGTTCCGTCTGGAATACATAAACCTAATATATTCGTGAGGTCTGGAAGTTCATTAAAATTAATAGTTTTATCCATGATTTTTATTCCTTTTGATTACATAGCAAATATATATTCTCCTTCTAAAAATCAAAAATGGAATATTGTTAAAAACTATTAAGATTTAAACTTACCTCCATTTTTAAGAGTAAATCCCTAACTAGTCCAACTTGGGACAGTCTAAAGGTTGAAATCTAATAGTTTGGGTTTCCTAAAGAAAGTTAATCCAACGTTACCAGGAGATACATCATCAACTACTATACTTCCATTGGTATATGCTCTATATTGTACGTTAGGATCGTTAACTTTTCTAAAGCCACTCTTCTACATAGCCTTATCTAACTTATCTACATATTTTGGAAAAGTTTTCTCACTGAGAACTTTCACCTTTTTCTAAATGAAAGTTGGAAATCTTCTAGTCCCATCCTTCACATAGCCTACAAACTTTAGAGGGAGAGAGTTTGGAACTGCATTTCTCTTTAACATTTCACCGCTGCCAACCTAAGTTATTTTTCCCACAGTAGTAGGAGAGTTTCTTATTACAAGGGCTTCAGAACCCTATCCTATTTTATAAGGGGTTAAAGTAGATAACTTACCAACTGTAGCCCGCCTAGTAACAGCCGGAAGAACACCTTTAAAGGAACTTACAGGTCCTGCAGTTATAAGAGAAGTTCCTATGTTCTTTACATTATCTTTAGCATAATTAAAATTGGACTATATCTTCTACTAGTCTTCTTCCTTAGAAGGGTCATAATGAGTTTGGCGTCCAAATATTCCATATCCAAAGAAATTGTTATTGTAGAAGTTCTACATATTCTAGTAATACTTAGCTTTATCTGCATCATAGATTACTGCTTGATTCTTTCTAGCAGCCTCCTACAATTTTCTCTATTTAATTCTATCTTGCTATTCTTTAGTAAGTTGGAATGCCATTGGTTGACCTCTAACAACTCTTGTATTATCCTATACTGCAATCCCACCTCTCTAAAACTTAATCATGCATTTTACCTTTCCAAATTCCAGTTACTGAATCTATACCTAATAATAAGCATACTGCATATATAAAAGGTTCTATCATTAGAGGGGCCTGAATAGAAGATATAGTACAATAGACTAATACAAAGATGATAATAAGGAATCCGATTACCCCACAAACTCTCTTACTACTAATACCAGAGTGTGAGGTAATCATCAGTCTAAGAAAATCCTTCATAAAATTAAAAGTATAATTATTACCTAGAGTAGCTATCCTATAGCTCCACCTATCATAGTAGCTGCTATGTCTAGCCAGTCAAACTTACCTCCATACTGTTTATCTTTAAATTCCATTCCAAATGCACATCCTAATACAGCTAGTATAGTAAATACTAACCCAATAGGAATTGCATATAAAAGATGTTTCGGACGATTACTTTCTTTCAACCACATATTATGCAAAATTTAATTTATTTCCGAAGAACCAATTAGCCTCCAATTGTCTTCTCTTTATAAGTCCTTTCTATATCTTACCATTACCTCTTGCTGTAATACCTGCCCTAATCCACTTATTATAAATAGCTTGAGGATTATTCCAGTTCTGAACAATAAATCTTCCAAACTCTCCATTTGGGCTAGCCCAATTACCAGAGGCTGATATAGAAGATAATGCATCTATTTTATCCTAAGTTACATTAGGTAATCCTGCTAGCACCTGTTTCCATTCTTCAGCCTTCTTATTATAGAAGGCATTAAAGATGTTGTCCCATCTTTCTTTAGAAAACCTAGTACCTGCCTTTATAGGTGGAGCCCCCGGTTTATCAAATTCTCTAGTCATGCCATATGCACCAGTAGCAAAAGATTCTCCAAACTATGTATTCACTTTAGCAGTTTGGGATCCCCCTTCCATCCTTTTAATTTGGGAAGCCATCTGCTAAGATATACCATTAGCGAATGTACTAATGCCGTTGGTAACCCCTCCCAAGATTCGTCTAATACTTTTGATTTCTAAGTTAGGAAGGGGTCTTTCTACTATTCCTAACTTCTTTCCAGCAGCATCTATAATATATATCTATCCGCTCTCTATTCTACTTATAAGTCCTATGTGCTATCCACTAGGACTATTCTTACTTCCAAACCAGATTACATCTCCAGGCTTAGCCTATTGAAGACTAATTTCCTAACCTATCTTACCCTACTGAGCAGCAGTCCTAGGTAGATTAATTCCTACACTATTAAAGACATACTTTATAAGACCACTACAATCAAACCCAGAACTTGGACTAGAACCTCCCCAACTATATTTACCTCCTAAGAATTGTCTCGCTTGGTTAATTACCTACTAAGCCATAGAAGAGCTATTCTCAGATTTAGAAGGAGAATAACTGAAGGTAGGTTCTTGTATATCCTACTAAGGAGTATCTAGGAAACTCCAATCTATGCCGGAATCTTCTACGTCCTAAGTAGGCTATTGCATTAATTGTATTTCCTGATAATTCTACTATACATCAGGGGTAATTATGTCTGGAGGAGATACAGATTCAAATGTTGTAAATAATTCAGCCATTATTAAAATTTATATAATCCATTTATAATATCACTAAATAATATATGAGGAATTTCGGGATTTTCCTAATCAAGAATAGATTTATAGGAAGTCGCTAATTTCTTTCCATACGGATTCTCATATGAATCATTTATTAAGATGTGACTAATATTTCCTTCTGGCTATCTCATGTCCCTAACAATAATAAATGGTCCATCAGAATAAAAACCACCAGGTGCAGCAGTACTAGTTTTATCCCCGATTAAACTGCTAGAGTAAAAAGGTCTGGTAGTATCGTATCCATGCTTATTCATCATCCTAGCAACAGCTAAGGCTTCTGAATCTCCCTATTTAGACATGCCGTGTCCTACATAGTGTAATGGAACTCTCTACCTTTCAAGAGCCTGCTTCAGAAATTCTCCCTGCATAAACCTATCATCTTTATTTATACCTCTTCTAAAATCTAGCATATTTTTAGGAGATATTTTAGTTCGGTCAATAAATCCCTATAATACTTTCAAATACTCCCCCTTTGGCACTAATTTAATTGCTTTTATAACTCCTCCTAGCTGGTGTTTCCAAGTTCTGGCATTAGCAGCAAATGTAGCTCTTTTCCTAATCTTAGGATCAGAACTATTTTTTCCCCTCTAAATGCAGACATCAGTTACATTTCCCCCACAGTACTCTGTAAATTTACCTCTATTCTATTTTTTAATATGTATCTTATGTCCTTTCTTGTAAAGCTCAATTGGATCTGAATAATTCTCTAACTTTAAAGGGAGATTAAGCTAAGAAGTATCCTTGAAAAACTAAGAAAACTCTGTTAATTGATTCTAGGTATATTTCATATTAGATTTTGTTAAAAGTAACACATACTTTATTTGAGTATTCAAATTTAATATTTATATTTGTATAATTGAAATGAATATAACTCATAAGTTAAATAGAAAATTCCACGTATAAATATATTTGTACAAACTCAAGGACTAACAGATTAACTATATAATATCTAACAAATGAGTTACAAAACAAACTTAAATTCTAGACTACTTGTTGCTCTTACTTTAACAATAGTAGGAAGTGGTCTGTTAATTGCTGGATTCATGGTTCCTCCTTTGGGAATAATCGATGGTTCAGTTTTAGTAGCATTCGGAGAGACTAGTACATTTGTCGCTGCGTTGCTTGGAATAGATTACAATTACAAATACCAGATGTACAAAAACAAAGTCCTTTCAGGATTCAGTGGAAATGGGAAATGAAATAATGAAATAAACTAAATAAAGTGTAATATGAAAATTGATAAGCAGAATGGAACAGTTGCGTTCAATGACCAAGAGCATATCTATTGGAATGTAAATGATAATAAAAGATATGTCTCAGTTACTACTCTAATTCACAGATATACTCAAGAATTTGATAAGGAATTTTGGTCTTCTTATAAGGCTTTGGAAAAATTACTTCCAAAGAAGTCGTGGGAAATAGAAAAGAAGTCTCTATTAAATACTAAGAAGTTCAATAAGGAATTGTTAAGTTTATATGATATAGACGAGAATGATTTCAATGCAGTTCAGCAAGGCATCTTAGATGCTTGGGATGAGGAGAACAGGAAATCATGTGAAAGAGGAACTAAGATACACTCAGAGATAGAAAACTCCTTTTACGACCACCCAACAGATATTTCTTTAAAGAAGTTTGGTTTGGGAGGAAAATTTGAGTGTAAGAAAGACTACTCGGAATTAGATTTAGAGCATGGAGTGTATCCAGAGTATTTGATATATAGGGAGTCAGACGATGGGATCTTACGAATAGCAGGACAGGTGGATCTTATAATTAAGTCAGGAAATGAAATAACAATTGTAGACCACAAGACGAATAAGAAAATTGATCAAAAGTCTGGATTCAATACAATTACTAAATCAAATGCTAAGATGAAGTATCCATTGAATAATCTAATGGATTGTAATTTTTATCATTACACTTTACAACTCTCCACTTATGCTTGGATGCTTCAAAAGATAAATCCAAACTTTATAATTAAAGATTTGATTTTAAATCACTATGACCATAATGGAAATAATACCTTATATCATTGTGAATATCTAAAGCATGATGTAGAGAAAATGTTATATCATTATAAGAAGAGTCTCATTTTGGAATAGAAAAGAAATGCAAGAAAAAGAATAGAATATTAATCATTGTTAAGGGCATATTGAATCCCAATCTTGGATTAAATGTCAACACTATATACTAAAACAGTCTATTCTTTTTCTTTTTATTTTTAGATTATGAATGTATTTGATATTATCAATGGTCATGCAAAAGAAGTCCTTAACCTTAACTAGGACTTAAGTAGTAATAGATTGAAAATCTGCTATAGTTGCCCTCTTTACTCTAGTAAGTTTGGAGGGATGTGTAATAACAAATTATGGCTGAATGTTAATACAGGAGATGTAAGTAGTATCCAGAAACCTGGGTACAAACGTGGGTGTGGATGTAGATTGCAAGCCAAGACTAGGCTTCCGAATGCAGTATGCCCGCTGAATAAATGGTAATAATTAAATGTTAATGATTTATGAAAGACGTAAGACTTTACTCAACAGAGAATGAAAAAATTGCTAGAGAATTACTTGGAACTGATAGTAATTTCACATCGGTAAATATGAGTGAGAACTCAATTGACTCTTTAGTCAAAAAAGAAAAGGCTCGTAAGTTCAATTCCGAAGTAGAATAGTATAACGAGAAACTAGAACAAAATCATAAAGACTTTAAGGAAAGTCAAGATAAAATAGAATATGACATCAATAAGGCAGAAATAAAGCCAATGTTTGCAAGAGTTCTAGTTCAGCCTTTTAAGGTTAATCCTTTCCAGAAAATGAAAGTAGAAAATGGCTTGATAGTTGATACTGGAGGATATACGCCTCATACTCAACTTAATGAACAAACTGGTAGGTATGAAGAGCAAAAGCAATTTATAGTTACTGGATGTGTAATTGAAGTAGGACCTGAGGTTAAGTATTTAAAAGAAGGAGATGTTATTTTCTATAGGGTTGACACTGCAGTTCCAGTTCCATTTTTCAAGCAGGGATTCGTAAGTTTAGCAGAAAGTCAAATTATAGCAGTTGTTAATGAAGGTTTACAAGACCGTTTTGATAATGTTAAGTAATATGGAAGAAAGTAATATATATTTTAATCCTGGTTAGGTTGTTCAGTTAAAATAGAATATACCTAATAAGCCAAGGATGATCGTCGTGAAAAAGGAAACATCTTTATTCAAGCATGACTCTAGGAGAGAAGACAAACGTCCTATCCTTATAGGGATTAGGTGTCGTTGGTTTACTACTACTGGAGCTATGCAAGAAGCAGTGTTTAACACTAAAGACATTGAACTAATTAAAGAATAATGGCTAATAATTGGAAGTATGGGGATTCCTACTTTGATGGGAACTCTTATAAAACAAGAGCATAGGCGTTTGCTGCTGCTAGGAAAAGTGGTAGAGGAGTATTTACTTATAAGGGAAAGCAATATAATACAATGTAGAAAGGGGAAAATGCTGATGACTTTAGAAGGAATCATGCAGACTACGACTATTTCCTTGGAAATGTTGCTAGTGACTAGGGAGGATGGAAACCTTCTGATCCAGTTCAAACTTCTTATAAAGTAAATAATGTTCCAGAACCTATGAATCCAGACGCCTCACCAAAATCTGGACAGTTAGGAGAGGCTGTAGTTACAGCTCAGAAGCAGCCACTACAAATGTTTACAAAAGATGATATTAGATCTCTAGGATTTAATAATTACTAGGGATTACTTAATGCAGTAAGCAATAGAAATAATTGGAACAATAATTTCGTAAAGGCTCTAAATAATAGATTTGGAACTGATTATGCTAACTGGAAGCAGGAAGACATAGAAAATGCATTAGGAGTGAAGGGAAAGTATAGATCATTTGGGGGAGGAGACTTTGGAGATATGTCTCGCAGTATGGCAAGCTGGATGGGAACATACAATGGAAATCTCGAAAGGAAAAATCTGCAAGATAGAACTGGATCAGACGGGATAGTCTATTCCAATAAACAAGTAAGAGATCTATTTGAAGCACATCCTGTAAAGCCTAAAACATTTACTTTTGACACTAATTCCTTTGGAACTAATCTATTTGGAACGCCAAAGAAATAGTAGGGAGGACAAATTAATATGAATGAACAACAATTACAATAGGCATTTCTATAGTATCTGATGTAGAAGACTGGAGCTCAAAATGAGCAGCAACTAGAACAAGTTGTTTAGCAGTTGGGTGAAGATGGATTGAAACAAGCATACGCTCAATTCATGCAAGAAATGCAGCAATAGCAAGTTCAAGCTGCCAAGTTTGGAGCTAAACTAAATTACATTAAGAAACTTAATGGACAATGCCCTGAAGGAATGGAAATGCACTATTATAAGCAGGGAGGTAGGCTTTGCAGGAAATGTATGCAGGCTAAACAAAATGGAGGAGAACTAGAAACACCTTCTAATCCTATTGATGCCTTTAAATGTGGAAGAAAAATTAAAAAGAATCAACAGGGAAGAAAATTTCCTTTGATTGAAACTGACAAGAATGGAAAGAATAAGAAGGTCTATTATAAGGATGAGGCAACTAGAGATTCTATTGCAGCAAATCGTTACAATGATCAGGAAGTGCAAGTAAATAGACCTGGCTCTTACAAGAAGAATGCAAAGGGCAAGGTTCAATGGACTCCTGATAGAACCAAGGCACCTTATAAGAGAGACTAATCTTACATAGGAATGAATATGAATTAATGAATTATGGTTTAGGATATATTTGTTTACAACAATCAACTCAATAGAGTTGATCTAAATACACATGAAATACTTCTGGTCAAAGAGTTTAAAGCTCTTTTGGAACCAAATAGAAATAAATGCAAAGAAGACCCAAGTGGATTAATGGGTCTTCGTGCATTTAGAGAGTTCACTTATATATGGCTTGCCATATGTTGGAAGTCTGTGTATAGTGAATATGATGAACAGGTTAGGCACCAAGAGTCCCTAAAGGATGCAAACTTAACAGAAGAGGAATTTAATAATCCAGAATTTAGAGCAGCATGTAGGAAGTTTAGGCAGATATAGGAGTCTAATCTTTCCATTAAAATGCTACATGCTGCACAGGAAACTGTTAACAAGTTTATAGAATACTTTAATTCAGTAGATCCTTTAGAGAGAGATGAGTAGACTGGAAAACCAGTATATAAAGTTAAAGATATTATGGCTGAACTAAGTTCTTTAGGAAAGGTTCATGACGAACTTGTTGACTTGGAGAGTAGAGTTAAGAAGGAGTTAACTGAACAATCTTCCGTTCGAGGAGGGGCTATAGATGGATATCAACCTAACTTTTAATGGTTATGGAAGAAGTTAAAAGGAAAAGAGGACGACCTAAAAAGGTTAAACTCCCAGAGGAAATAAAGACTTTGGTACAAGAAGTTAAGCAAGAATAGAAACCAGACTTAATTAAAGTAGAGGAATCTGTTCCAGAACCAGAAAAATCTTCAGAGTGGGACGTTCCAAAGGGGGAATATATAAAATTCTTCGATAAAAGGCTTTCTTATGAGCTAACAGGCTATAAACCAATTACTGAAACTTAGGGGTTGGATTTTGATCCAAGTTGGTTCACCGTTGCAAGGGATACCTACATAAGAACTGGAAAGTATTGTAGCTATAGAATATACAGTAAACCTTATAATGATTTCTGGCATGAAGAATACCGTAGATGTCGAGAAGGGTATACTGTAAATGGATATACTTTAACTGGTCCAAACTATTATTACCTCAACTACTATCAACTTCCTAATATTGATGTTGAAATAGCAGGTAGTGGACGTAGTTAGATATTTCCTAAGTTCTTGGTATTTCAGTATGAGTTCTTTCACTACTTTGAGATATGTAGAAGGGAGAAAAAGGATGTATGTTTAATGAAGTCCCGTGGTATTGGATTTAGTGAAATAAATGCTGCCATTTGTGCATGCATTTACAATTGCTTCAGAAATAGTAAGTGTATGATTACCACGAGTTTATCTAACTATTTGGAGAAATCTCTTGATAAGGTATGGAATGCACTTAGTTTCGCAAATGAACATACTTAGGGAGGACTTGCTAAACTTCGCCAGGCTAAGGACACATAGTTCTTAAAAAGAGCATCTACTTTAGTAAAGGATTCAAATGGTATAACATCTGAAACTGGATGGATGTCTTAGATTGAAGGAGTAGTAGCTGAGACTGATGCTAAGATAAGAGGCGACCGTATTGATTTACTAGTATATGAAGAGGCTGGTTCTAATTCAGTCTTAAGAAAATCATACATTAAGGGAAAAGCCCTTATATATATTGGAGGTACTAAGTTTGGAATTAGACTTGCGGGAGGTACTGGTGGAGATAAAGGTGCAGCTTTATAGGGACTTAGAGATATATACTATGACCCAAATGGATTTGACGTCCTTCCGTTTTATCATAATTATACAGAGGGTGGAGAATGGGTTTATACTGGATACTTTATTCCATCATACATAGGTGCTATTACAGAGTACGGTACTGATATTAACGGAGTAAGACGACAATTACTCGATAAAAGAGGCTATTGCTTATGGAAGAATTATAAGGAGTAGCTAGATTTGGATAGGGCTAACCTTTCCTCTAATCCTAGAGCATTAATTGATCACTCTGCTGAGTATTGTTACACAGCAGAAGAAGCGTTTGCTTTGGAAGGTGATAACAAATTCAATAAAGTAAATATTGCTGAATAGCTTACAAATATACGTGCATTGAAGAAATGTCCCCCTATAGAAAGAGGTTATATTGAATATAAATTCAAGGATGGAGCCCATGTTTAGTAGAATATAGATGGCTTCAAGTGGATTCCTAATTAGAGTAGTAAACTCTAGATATTAGAACACCCAATATGGACTTTGCCCCCAGTTGAGGACGAGAACGGAAAAGTAACTTGGAGACCTCCTACTGAAAAAGTTAGAAATTTATATGTAATAGGAATAGATGGTATTGATATAGGCGCAGCCCAAACTTCTGAAGCTACAAAGGATCCATCAGACTTTTGCCTTGTTGTTTACAAGAGAGCATATGGAATGGAGGAACCAAAATTTGTAGCACTTTATAAGGATAGACCTAATGATGTTAGGGAATGCTATAAGATAGCTATTAAACTAGCATAGTATTATAATGCTGTTATAAATATAGAGGCAACCAGATAGAGTATAATCCCATATGCGAGAGAGAGAAAGCTTCTTAATCTCTTTATGAAGAGACCTAGGGCTACTCTTGCAGACTCTGCTAGGAATACTAATAAACAGTATGGAACTCCAGCAACTCCAGCAATTATAGATCATCAAACAGATTTAATAGCTGATTATATAAATGACTATTGTCACCTTATATGGTTTGATGAAATGCTTGATGAGTTCAATAGGTATACTGATGAGAATAAGAAGAAATTTGATATTGTTGCAGCAACAGCAATGGCTTTGTTAGCAGATGAGGAATTGCAAGGAACAGTACCTAAAGTTGTAGAGGAAGTCAAGGATACCTGGCAAGATATAGGATTTTACACAGATGAATATGGAAGAAGGCGCTATGGAACACTCCCAAAACACGCTTCTTAGATACGATTTAATAATAATTTTGGATAGTTATATGACGACTTAGGACCTAGAACAAGTAATACAAGACTATATTCTGGATATTTATCATAAGAAATATATAGGTAGAATGGTCATAGAGAAACTAAATCCAGTAGGATACTGCATTAAGCTAGGGATGGATCATGATCACTAGCCAATAGTTATTTACGCAGAACTAGAGGATGATAAGTTTCTTAAATTCCTCAGGCAAGAACTTAAGGATAGGCGTTTCAACCTAGTATACTATGGTAAACTATAGTTAACTTACCCATATGATTGTAATCCAATAAATACAGCATGTAGTTGTCATGACAAAGGATGAATTAATAGAGAAAACGGACAAGGCAATATCTGAACTAGTCTACCCTAAATATGATTTATAGAAAGCATATAACTACTATAATGGTGTAAGAGATTCAGACTAGTTCAGATACCTAGAGGAAGTGTATGGAGCAAATGCTCCAACTACATTACATTTCACCCCTTTAATAAAGAAACATATTGATGCCCTTATAGGAGAGTACTTAGGAACTCCTATAATTCCAAAAATATTTTGTAAGGACAGTGAAACAATAACCAATATAGATAGAGAGAAGCAATTAAAGATCGCTTCTGAACTCCATGAGTATTTGAAGAATCATCTTAGAAATTCTGTTCTCAACTTTATAGATGGAAAGAATATCAATGATGGTCTTATTGAGTAGCAACTGAAGAGAATAGTGGAAGATATAAATAATACATTTGTATCAGAATATGAGATTGCTGCATAGAACGTAATAGAATATATTATGCAATCTAGAGATACTGATATCATTACAGTATTAAGAGATCTTCTTCTAGATCTTTTAATTACTGGATATGCCTTTTATAGAGTTCTACCTACAGTAGAAAATAATAGCATTAGAATCTAGGCTCTAAGCCCATTAAATACTTTCATTGATAGAAACTTTGAATCTCCATATATTAAAAACTCTTATAGAGTTGTTGTAAGAAGCTGGATGACTAAAAACCAAATCCTAAATGAATATGGTAAAGAAATGAAAGCATCTGATAGAAAACTTTTAGATGAAAAGTGGGATTCTGTTTACGAAAATGCTATGTACTACGTCAGAATGGGGGAAACCAATGGTATTCCAAATACAGACGGTGTTCAAGCTGGAGTAGAAGTTACTCCTGGCTATCCTGATAGTAAGTCCGGACTAACTCATGAACTTATCCCCGTTTACGAAGTAGAATGGTTAGAAACTGACAAAGATTTCATAATGCAGAGATATAGAACAGTTAGAATTGGAGAACAAATCTATATACTTAGGGGGAAGGATGAAAAAGTTATGAGAACTAAATCTAATCCTTCTTACTGCAGTCTCTCTGTTAATGGTATATATTTTTTGAATAGAGGAACGAAACCTTATTCAATGGTTCTAGCCTGTGCTCACCTCCAAGATTAGTATGATCTTCTGAACTTTTATAGAGACAACCTTATTGCTAATAGTGGTACAGTAGGGGACTGGATTGATTTAACATTAATTCCTGCTGAGCTAGGTGTAAATCTTCCAGAACGACTTATAAAGTGGTAGGCTCTGAAGAAACAAGGGCTAGGAGTTCTTGATTCCTCTTAGGAGGGACGATTGGCTTCTGGGCAAGCTCCATTAAATACTATTTTTAATGGTTTTGATAATACTGTTAAAATGTAGGCTGTTCAAGCTATATAGGTAGCAATAGATGCTATAGAGCAAACTACCTCCTCTATTACTGGAGTCTTTAGAGAAAGGCTTAATGGTATTGAGTAGAGAGATGCTGTGACTAATGTTAAAATTGGATAGAACAACTCATTTATTATAACTAAATAGTATTATCACTAGATGGACTTAATAGTAAATGAGATGCTATTAGACTGTTTAAATCTTGCCAAAGTTGTATTCAAGAATGGATTAACTGGAACTATTATACTAGGAGATAAGTATCAAAGAGTATTTACTGCTCTTCCTGAATATTTTACAATAACTGATCATGATATTAGGATTGTTACTAGTACTGATATTGTGAAGGATTTGGAACAAATAAAGAATATTATTCCTGAATTTGTTAAATCTGGCGGTCTCCCTCCCGACATTATTATTGAAGCCATAACTAGCAAGAGCTTACCAGATCTTAAGTACAAGGTAAGAAAAGCTATGCAAATCTAGAAGGATGAAAATAATTAGATGTAGCAACTAAATTAGCAAAATTAGTAGCTCTAGTAGTAGCTCTAGGAAATGTAGAAACAGTTACAGGAGGCTCAGAAGAAAGTAGAATCTCTTAATCAAACTAAACTACAGCTTGAACAAAAGCAGCTTGAATAGAATTATAAGATTGAAATGTATAAGGCTAATACAGATAGGTCTTATAAGGAGGCTACTGTTGAGGAGTAGAAAAGAAGAACTTAGGTTGAAATAGCGCAGTTAACAGATGGGAATCCTTACAATGATAAAATTAGACAAATTGATTAATGGAACTGAAAATTAAAATAATTACTTGTAACGCCTGTGATAATTGTAAGGTTACTGTGCAAGACAATAGCACTTATTTATCAGAGGATAACATAGGAACTGTTAAGGGAAAATTTAAATTCTCCGATACAGTGTCTATAGATATACTTTAGCTAAACAAGTCTTAGGAATCTGTATACTTGAACCCTACATTTACTGATCATTCTTCGTTGAATAATTCTACCTTATAGGTATCTTCTGATGGATGGTATAGTCTAGTTCATATTGTACTTCCCTCTAAGGAATGGTTTAATAGAGAATTAGAAAAACAAGACGGTTCTGCTCTAGGATTGTATAATATAGTATACTTTGCAAGCGATAATAAAGTATATAAATATATAAATGGCAGTACATCAGAAGTTGATTTATCTGAAGTACTAGAAGTAAATCCTGTAAATACAACAATTTCGAAAACATCAGAAGACTTTGTATCTATTTGTTTTTTACGAAAATGTTATATAAATTTGTGCAAGCAAATTCTAAACGATAGAGGATTCTCCTCTTGTTGGAATAAAAATAAGATAGATAGTGAATTAATATATAAAAGAGATCTAGTCTGGATGGCAATTAATGTCATAAAATATCTCACAGAGTGTGAACAGCTTGCGGAAGTTGAGAGACTAGTTGAGATAATTAATGGATGTAATGGCTTATGCTCTTCGTCTAGCTCTTCTTAGAATAGTAGTGGATGTGGATGCTCTAAATAATTTAAAGAAAAAGGTATCTGAGGAATTTTTCTAGCTCATGTGTAAAGTTAGAAAAGGATACAAACCAGACTATGAATTTATATTAGAAGAGATTTCTTTTATAGACCTAATAAAGAATAGGGAAATAGATGATAAATTATCTTTAACTGCATTATAGTACTATTTAAATAACAAATGGCAGATAATTCAATCTTAACTCCAGGATGCTAGGATACCATAGACACTCCTACAACTGTTGATGAATCTGTTCAATATTTAGAGAAGGATAACTTCCTATCTGAGTATGAAAATGAATCAGAGAAATCAGTAGTAAGGGAAAATCTAAATGTGTATCCAAAGAATGCAGTATATACCAAGGATGAAACTGATGCCAACATTGCTACAACAGTAACAACTGCTGTCAATAAGCATCTTAGTGTTGAGGATCCTCATGGAACCTTGGATACTGTAAGAGAGATGATTGCAGACATGGCTAAAACAGATGGAAGTACTCCATTTACATCTCCTCAAGTTGGAGTTGAGCCTGTTTCTGATAGTCATCTAACAACAAAGAAATTTGTAACTAGATTATTAAATGAGCATACTAGATTAGTTGGGTCTGATGATCCACATAAAATATTGCCAGAGGTAGAAACTATTTTAGAAAAATATGTTAAGTCCTCTGATGTGTTTACTAAGTCCTAGCTTTATACAAAGCAAGACGTAGATAATTTGTTAAAAGCTTTCTTAAAGAAAGACGGAAGTACTCCATTTACTATCGCTCAGATAGGAGTTGACCCAACTATAGATAGTCATCTAGCCACCAAGCGGTATGTAGACAAGACTCTCTACGCCCACTTGGTAGATGTTGACCCTCATGGTTTCTTAACTATATTAAATCAAAGATTAGCTTCTTATGCCAAGATAGCTAATGTATATGATAAGACTCAAACATATTCTAGAAGTCAAATTGACGCATTTATCAACAAATGGGTTCAAGAAGCCGTAGCAGAAGCTATTGCAGAATATATGGAGACAGTTGATGATAGATTTGAGTCTATACGTCAAGACAGATATGTTAAGCAAGATGGATCAGTTCCATTTAGAAACCCTCAAGCGGGTGTTGATGCTATTGAGCCAGAACATCTAGTAACTTTAAAGTAGGTGGAAGATAGGACTTCTGAAATAAAGGAGGACTTAGAATCTAAAATATAGGACAAGGAATGTTTATGGATTACATCTGGTCCAGTAGAATCCACAGTCGGGCATGTTGAAGATAATACTCCTATGCCTGCTACTATGACATTACAGGAAGTATGTGATGCTATATTCTATGGCAAAGGTATTTGCATGGAGGTACCAGACTATGTAGTTATAACTAAGAAATGTCCTGTTACTCTATGTATTCATGGATCAACTGGTTTGGTATAGGTTGCTCAACTCTTCCAAAATGGAAAGTTAATTTATACCTTTACTGGTGATGATTTCAAGGATGGATGTATAACTGTAGACAGCGAACCTCTTCTAGAGGATGCCGAATTTGTATTCAGAGTAACTTATACAAATGGTTCTGTCCACGAGGAAACTGCTACAGTAAAGTGCTATATGCCTGTATTTGTTGGATTACTCCCTAAGTGGAAAACAGGAAGTACAATTACTATGGATTATTTAATCCAGTTATGTGAGGAGGATACAGAAGGAACATAGAATCGATTCATAAACTATGGAGGAGACTTGAAATCCTTTACATTTAAGTATGTATTCTCAGATGCTTCCCTTCGTCATCCATTCATTGTACTCCCAGAGGCATATCCAAATCTAGACACCATGGTAACTAAGTCATAGAGTTTTGGAATTGATGCTTTCGATGTAATTAACAATATTCCTCTATCCGTACCAGGAGTGGAAAAAGATATTATATTTAAAGTATATATTTATAGGTAGGCTTTAGCTACCCTTAACTAGGAAGTAACATTTAATTTTGAAAGTAAATGAGCCAGTTTAGTGAAATGATGGGTAGCTTTATAAGGACTGGTAATTATCCTATGGAGGCTAATTACATATTCCCTACAGAAGCTGCTCTAAAAGAATTTTACAATGATCCTATTAATGCTACAACTCTTCATAAAGGTCTGCTAAAAGTAGTGGAAAATGGTGGAGATGGAAAGCAAGCATTATATTGGGTTGTTAAAAAGCAGACAAATGATGACTTAGAGTTTGTCAAGCTTATAGAAAATATAGATATAGATACTATTGATGGACAATTAGAAAGCCTTTAGAAGGAACTTGAGGAAGAAATCAAGAATAGAAAAGATGGAGAAACTGCCATCTGGGGAACCAATGATCCTACTAATGTACCTGAGGAACTGAACAGTTTATTGGACTTAGCTACCGCTGTAACTAATCTTATAAAGGAAGTTCAAGATATTCATAAAGAATTGATTGACTCAGATGAATCAATTCATAAATCTCTAAAGACAGAAATAAAGGCAACTGTTGGAACACAGGAGGATGACATTGTTTCTTACCTAAAGACTCTTCCTTATAAATCTCTTACTGAAGCGGCTAATGCTCTCAACAAGTTCCTTAATACCACTGATGCTGACTCTAATTAGATAAATACTCTTCCAGAACTTTAGTTCTTCTTAGAAGGGTATACTGATACTCAGAAGCTGCGTCATGTGCTATTGGACTTACAGGCAGAGATACTGGGAAATCCTCTTCCTACATAGGAATTTAGAACTCTTCGTGCTATAGAAGACTTTGTAAGAATCTTAAAGGCTGATTCTGAAACATCTGACAAGAACATACAATCTGAATTAGACAACACTCAAATTGGTGTTGGACTTAGTGGAGATGGCTCCTATAATGCTGACAAGGAGACTTACTACCTAAAAGATGCAACATCCATAATGAATGCCCTTAAGGTGTTAGATTCCTTGATGTATGAAGCTCTTAAAGGTATTACTATAAAGGCTAGTAATGAGGATGTAGTTGACTTAAATGTTAGGAAGGAATTAGAGGGATATGTGATAGGTGCTAAATTGAACCTGTCTAATGTACTTGGAAATGACCTTATAAAGAAGGAAGATGGACTTTACTTCAATGTAAAATCTACATATAATAATGGAACTCTTTCTTTATATGTAAACGATAAGTTAGTAGCTCAGCATATTCTTGGATTCTCATCTATTGTTGAGTCTGCTTTCTACGATTCGTCTAATGAATCAATTGTTATAGTCTTTAAGCTACTTAGTGGAGAAAAACAAACTATTACAATTCCAGTTGGTACTCTTATAAGAGAGTTGGAAGTGGATAATTCTCAACCTGATAAAGTTGTTGAGCTAGTTAGAGAAACAGTAATTGATGGAGCTGATAAGTTATCTGCTGACGTTCGCATACATTCTGATAAGCATAATATTCTTAAAAAGGTTGGAAATACTTTATCAGTAGATGGAACTACTGATAGTATTACTCATAATGATAAGACTTTAAGTTCTGTTATTGAAGAGATAAAGACTACAGAATCAGAATCTACTTCAACTCTTACTCAGAAAATTAACTCAGAAGTAGATAGGGCTAAGGCAGAAGAAGAGTCTATAAAAGCCTCTTTAGAAGAAGTAAAGGATAATACAGACAAAGCAATTTCAGATCTAAAATTAAAAGATTCTGAAATGCAAGCGGCAGTATTAGCTGAGACTAATAGGGCTACAGAGGCAGAGAATAATTTAAAGACTTCAGTTCAAGATCTAAAGGACTCTGATTCAGCTATTAAAGAATCAATTGAAGAAATCAAGATCTCTGTTTAGAACAATGCTAGGGAGATTACTTCTACTAAGAATCTAATAGGACTTGAGGCAGAAAGAGCTCAAAGTGCAGAGGAAACTCTAACTCAAAGAGCTAGCGCTATAGAAGCTGAGTTAAGTAATATTAGTAAACAGTAGGTAGATACTGGTAAGGAAGTTGTTTCCCTAACTAATAAGTTGGATGCTGAAATTACTAGATCTACTAATAAAGACTCTGAACTCTCTGATGCAATATCTAAAGAAACTGCTAGAGCAACTGAGCAAGAGAAAATATTATCCACGGCTTTAGATACAAAAGTTGGAGCTGTAACTATAAAGAAAAGTGAAGTAAGCGACCTTTAGTATGTTCTTTACGTTGACGGGAAGGCAGCTGGGGAGATAAATATTCCTGACGATCAATTCCTGCAGGATGTAAAATATGACACTACAAGCAAGAGCTTAGTGTTCACCTTTATAACCAAAGAAGGCACTAAGGTGGTATCCGTTAGTCTTTCTGACTTAATTGATACATATACTGCTGGAGATGGTTTACAACTAGAAGATAACAAGTTCTCTGTAAGGAAATGCCTAGGAAGTCAGAAATATCTTGAGATTTCTGCTGACGGACTTAGCATCGTTGGAATTGACGAGGCATTAGCATTAAAATCAAACGTCGGAGATTCTTATACAAAGTCAGAAAGTGATGCAAAGTATTTAACTGAACACTAGGATATTAGTTCTCTTGCAACCAAGGACGAAGTAAAGGTAGTTTCTGATGAAATAATGAAAGTCAATTCTAACCTTTAGAAGGAGATAGAGAGAGCTACAACTGCAGAAACTGATTTACTTCAGAAAATTGGAACTAAAGTTGAATCGGTAGTTCTTACTAAAGTTACTGACCTTAAGTATGACATAACCGTAAACGGAGTTAGCATAGGTCAGATTGACATTCCTAAGGACTAGTTCTTGAAATCAGTTACATTAGAGGGGAAATCTACTTTAAGGTTTGTTTTCGAAACAACTACTGGTACTGTTGCCACAGATATAAATCTAGAAGATGTGGTAGCCGATGCTTTAGCAGAATTAGAGGCTAAGGTCAACAAGAAAGCAGATATTGATTCTCCGGTATTCACTGGAGTTCCTCAAGTAGCTGTATCTCCAGATGCTTCTGACTCCTCTCAAAGGATTCCATCTACTAATTGGGTTAGAGATAGGATTCAAGAGGAAGTTTCTAAGATAGATGTAACAGCATATATTACTAGAGCAGATGTGGAGAAAATGGTGGCAAAGAAAGCAGATTTAGTAGACGGCAAGGTTCCTTTGTCCCAACTCCCAGTAAATAATTGGATAGACGTAGAATGAACAACGATATTAAAAGACCTCAAGGAATGAGCCAGTTGGATTACCTCTGGCTCAACTTTGGAGGTAGGCGTATAGAGAATGAAGCGTCTACAACTCCACAAGAAGACGTATTACTTACAGAAAAGGCTCTAACTGAGCTAATATAGAAATCAACTAAGGGAGGCATAACTAGCCTACTGTTTGATGATGATCCACTAGATAGTACTATGACTCGTTTGGCTGGTCAGACTTTAGATGGCTCAATCATTACAGTAGTTAAGATGCCTAAAGAAGTACATGTGGTATCATTTGTTGGAAGAAAGGCTACCCAGGTTGATGTAGATAATGGATTTAAATTCCCAGTAGGTTCTAAGGTACTAGCAATTACTTTAAGTAATGGAGAAGAATTATTAGTTAGCTTAGATGAATTAAATCTAGTAATATCTGGAGGAGAAACTGATACTATTATCAATGAAGTTGGAGCAACCGGAGTTGTAAGTTCCAACCTTAAATTGGATAAAGGAAATAATACACTATCCGTAGTTAAGCTTAAAACGTCTAATACTGGATTATATGCGACCTTGGATCTTTCTTAGAAAGAATCTGGAGTAGTACTCTCTAAAGAATCAGACGGTTTGCTAGCACAAATCCCTCTTGGAACCACAGGATACAATATTAAGTTTCAGAACCTGACTTTATCAGAATATTTAAATATTCCTATTAAGGACTCTGGAACACTCTACTTCATTTCTGATGTGCCTTACATATTCTTAGGGTCTAGAAGGTATGGAGTAAATATGGAACCAGGAGAGGCTCCTATAGTATCTCTAGTTTATGATCCAGATACGATGACTCTCGCATATAAGAGATCTGATGAGAGTGACATAAGACTCATAAGTCTTGGTCCTGCAAGTGATATTGCAAATGGAATGATGTCTAAAGAGTAGTACATCGAATTAAGGACTCTTAAGACTGCATTAGACGGAATAGTAAATGTGAAGGACTATGTAGGGTCTCAGGTTAGTAAAGCTGCCATTAAGCTAGAATGGGGAGAGACAGTAGGAACCACTAGGAAACTCCTTTTAAAGAATGCACTAAATGACATTCTATCAACAGTTGATGTTGATACAGAAAATTATTTAAGCTTTGCTATCAGTAAGGTTGCTGAGGCTGATGATGTATAGGCTGCTGCTGCACAGGGAGTTGTTATAACAGAAGGGCAACAAATATTAATACTTACTCTAACTTCAGGAGATAAAGTCTATGTAAGTCTTTAGGACTTAGTAGATGTTTACACTGGAAAGAACACTAAGTCAATTAATGTATCCATTTCTAAGTCCAATGAAATTAGTGCAGACCTGAACCTTAGTTCTGAGGACAAGATGCTCTATGTTTACAAAGATGGGCTCGGATCTAATCTCCAAGTAGTAAGAAAGCCTGGAAAAGTAATAATCTATGGTAAGACATAGACTGAGGAAGACAAACTTGGAGAATTTATAGTTGGAGATCCTCTAACACAAAGCATTTTTGTTAAGAGCTTTACAGCTGATACTTATAAGAGTTACCCTCCTAGGAGAGTTGATGGAAAGGAATATGATCAGTTAACTAATCCTCTAGTTGTTGGAGAACCTTATTTGATTATGAGCTTCAGTCTGGACACTGGAGATCCTTCTACTAGTTTTGTATATAATGACTATCTGTCATTGCAACCAATGATTAATAGCTTTACATTATCCCCAGAGAAGGGAAATATGTTAGAGAGAGATGAAAACGGATATTTATATTGTTCACTAAAATGGATTGACGTATAATGGAATACCTATCTATACCTCATTATAGAGGTCTTAAAGAAAAATATGATGAGCAGAAGCACAGTGATGGAATATTCTTCACCACTGATACTCATGAAATTATAGCTAATAAAGCTACCTACGGTGAAACTATTGACACCTGGAACATAGCTGACGGAGTATTGACTCTTACAATGACCTCTGGTACAACCTTGGAAATTACTTTTGACGAGGCAACAGAGGATGCAAAGGGATTTCTGTCAGCAGAGGATAAAAAGAAGATTAATGCTTTAGAGGAGAGCTTTGATAAAAAAGTAGATAAAGTTACTGGAAAATCTCTAGTTGATGATACAGAAATTGATAAGTTATCTAAACTTCCAAGTAAGACTGATTTAGACTCTTCTATAGCTGATGCGAAGAAGGCTGGAACAGATGCTCAAACTAATCTAACTACTCACATTGATGACAAAGATAACCCTCACAAAGTAACTAAGACTCAAATAGGATTAGGAAATGTAACGGATGATGCTTAGGTTAAGAGATCTGAAATGGGAGTTGCAGAAGGAGTTGCAACACTAGACGAAAATGGATTAGTTCCTTCTAGTCAACTTCCTTCTTTCGTAGATGATGTACTTGAATTTGATTCAAAGGACAACTTCCCTGTTGCTGGAGAAACCGGAAAAATCTATGTATCAACTGATACTAATCTTACATATAGGTGGTCAGGAACCCAGTACGTAGAAATAAGTGCGTCCTTAGCCTTAGGAGAGACATCTTCTACTGCTTACGCAGGTGACAAAGGAAAAGATGTAGCTGATAAGTTAGCTAAGGTTAGAAACACTCAACTATCCCACATCAAGGATACTGATACATTCTCTACTACTGCTGAAAAGGTTAGTCTCAACTACGATTGCTATGTAGGTGATCAGTACGGTGTAGAGGCTACATCCCACTCTGTGGATATTCCTGTTGCAAGCAAAACTCAGGCAGGTATTATTACTGCTGAGGATAAGAAGACTATTGATAACCTCGATGACACCTATATCAGTAAAACTAAAGATAGTACTGATGTGCAAATAGCTGATGGTTCTACTCTTCCTATAGATAAGTTTGTAGGAGATCTCACTTATGATTCAACAACTGGAGAATTATTTGTAGGCTATCCAACTACTAAAGGAGAAACAATCAAAACTCAAGTAATAGCTTTACCAGAAGCTACAGAAGATACCGCAGGACTCTTATCTGCTGATGACAAGAGTAAGCTTAATACATTAAATTGGGAAACTATAGATTGATATGGAATTTATAAAGAGTATTAATTATCAGGGAACAGGGCGTCCTATAGCTGCTGATTATGATGGAGCAGGTAATTTGATTAAGGATACTTACGCTAAGCAGAAGGATGTAGATAAGTCAGTAGAAGATTTATCCAATGCCATAACTGCTGGAGGTGCTAATGCTGCTATAAGTCTTACTGAGACTTCATCTGCAACTTATGCTAAAGCTTATGTTATAAAATAGGGAAATAAAGAGGTTGGAACTATCAACATTCCAAAGGATATGGTCGTTAGTTCAGGTTCTCTTAAAACTGTTACATCGGCAGATAATCCTTACACTGGAGCCAAGGTAGGAGATAAATACATTGACTTAGTTATCGCTAATGCTACTAGTGAGCACATTTACATTCCTGTATCGGATCTCATTGATACTTACTTAGCAGGGAACGGACTAACTCTAGAAGGTTCTACCTTCTCTATTAAGAAAGACACAACTAGTGAAAGTTATTTGACTGTTGGCGCTGATGGAGTAAAGGTATCTGGAGTAGATAAGGCTTTAGAAGGTAAGGTTGACAAAGAGGATGGTAAGTCCTTGGTACTTACAACAGAAATTACTAAATTAGCACAGCTAAATCTGCCAGACACAGAATTAAAAGAAAGTGAAAATACAGTTCAAAATAAGGCTGTTAAAGCAGCAATTGACGAGATAAATACTAAACTCACATGGACAATATTGGATTAATGAGTGAAACAGTAAATTTTATACAAGGCTCAAAGAAGAATTATGACTCCTCCACAATGCAAGGAGGAGTCTATTTCTCCAAAGACAGCAAGGAGATTCTTCTAAATGGAGAAAGTTATGGTAATGCAGTTCCTGCCGATGAGGAGGACTTAACTTCGGTTAATGGAGCATTACAATTGAGAGATAGAGAAGTTAATGCTGACAACTTCTAGTCTAAAGGTTATGTAATTTTGAGGAAGAATATAGTAGATGGTAAAAATGTCCTTACTCAGGATATGATTAACCAGCCTAATACTATCTATGAGATTAGATATGATTTTGATTTGAACGGCGAAGAGATTACTATTCCAGAAGGATGTACACTAAAATTTGAGGGAGGTAAGATAAGAGATGGAGGGGTTACCTTTAACAAAACCTCTATATAGTCTTAGCCACTGTATATATTTGAAAACATAGAATGTAGCGGACAAATATTAAATTTTATTCCAGTAGAGTTTTTCGGGACATTTCCAAATGATGCTACTAGTGTGGATTTAGCAACTTCGCTAACAAAAATCTATGGTGTAAGCAGTACTGCAAAATTAGGAATGGGTAGATATTATGCTAAAGAATGTTCCATTGAAATCAAAAATCTAATTGGTGCTGGTAAAAGTGCTACTATCGTGGAGTTTTCAAATATAAAAAATGATAGCACTGGATTTAGATTCGGAAAAACTACTGGAGGTTCTGGAAACAGAACTTGGAATAACTATATAGCTGACCTTCAAATAGAGATTACCAATAATGGGGCGCTTCAATCCTCTGCAATGGAGATTAATAACGTCACTAGAGCTACTATAGAAAGGGTGACATTAATTAACTACAATTATAGAAACAAAGAATATAGTGAGGAAGAATTAAAATCTCCAGAGTTATACAGCAACTATGCTTTAGTAATGAATGGTTCTTCCGAGCTTGTAGACATTTCTAATTACACCTTTATAGCTGACATACCATTATTTACGAAGAAAAGTTGTGATCTTCTTTCATTTAGGAAGGGTTATATGGAATGCTCCTCTTATGGTTTTTCTGGCATATATGGAGTTCCATTAGGAACAAACTCAGAGATAAGTGGGGGTCTCGATATCTCTTAGGGGTTGCATGGGATGCATTTTACTCCTATTTCTCCAGACTCTTTTAGAACAAAGTATTCTAATATCAGAATAGAGCAGTTGAGAAAAGGAGGTGCAAATATCTATGTAAATGCAGAAAACTCTGTGTTAAGTTTTAGCATGAAAGAGTTATCGTTAAGTGATAATACAAAAGGGTTCAAAATTGATGGAAACAGTTCCTGCAAGATATATCTAAGCAACATTATTTGCTTTAACAGTAATGCTTTTGATTTATTTGATATTAATAACCCTAACGCCACTTTATTATGCAGCAAGTTTACTGTTAATCCTGTTAATAAATTCGACAATGCAGTTGGGGTTAACATCACACCTCTCAATCTCTATAGTTTGCCGAATACATTCATAGTGTCTACAGACAATCAAACAGAGCAGAACTATAATGCAAATACCTTAACTGTAGAAAGAAATTTCATTTCTATCTCAAGACCCGTATATATGTTAGATAAGACATATACGGCATCAGTATTATATAGCAAATTGTTTAATCAAAACTCCATAGTGCTGAATGTTAACGTGTATGCTGAAGATGTAATTTCCACATTAAAAGTGCTTTTACATATAGAGGATGGAAAATTTACTAAGCTGCTTGTAGTTGAAGATAAATTTAATCTATCTAGATACATAACTCTTAGTATAAATGCAGATTATTATGTCGATATAAATAAGTCATCAAGTGTTGGCACTCTACTATATAATTTCTAGGGCTTTGCCTTCAATTCTACAAGTAACTTGTCTCTTGCAAGCTATTATATGACTAGGGGAACTACCACATAGTGCCCTGTGCTAACTTCTACAGATAAGGGATTTGAATATTACGACACAACGCTAAATAAGCAAATAATCTGGAATGGTACTGAATGGACTAATTTAGATGGAACAAGCTTAGATACTCCTATAAATGAATGGACAACTATAGAATAATACTAATATATTATGACAGAAATTAAACAACAATTTATTCAAGTAAAAACAAAGTCCAACTTTGAGACTAGACTCAAGGCTGGAGATGTTAAAGACACTTCAATAGCTTTTATTGAGGATTCAGATCAAATTTGGACCAAGGGAAAGTATTATTCAGCTGTTCCTAAAGAAGGTCATGAAAGGCAAATACTAGCATGGAAGGCTAGTGGAGAAGCTAAATGGGAAGATCTAGCAAATATGTTTACTGGTCTTGAGGAAGTATTAGCTTATGGTGTTCAGTTTGACATGACTGTAGCTGACCCACATCTTACTCGTATTGGTAATATGTCTCTTCACAAGTCACTTCCAATTCAGTCTCAATTGAAGGGTTGTATTGCACAAGGAGATAAAGTAATCTATTGGTTAAACGAGTCTGATTGGAGATTTAGGAAAGAAGCTGTAACTCAGTCAGTAGAACTGACAGTTGCTGATGATACTTATACTATTGTAGCTGATGTATTCAGCACCCTACAATACGATAAGCAATGGGTAAAAGTAGATGGAGTAGCTTGCCAAATCAGTAGTATTGATACTAGTACTAAGACTGCAACACTTCTTGCTAATGAGGAGCTTAAAGCTCTTTCTCTAGAGGGTGCTACAAAATCCATAGAACTTGGAGCAGTTTTGAATGGTTACGACGGTACTGTACGAGTATATTGCCCAGCTTTCTATATTAAGTCTGCAGTAAATGATAGTGTAGCTAAAGTATGGTTATCTACTGTTAAGATTGATGATACTTACACTTATCAACCAGAAATCTTAGTTGATGCATATAGAAGTACAGTTCTAAATACTGTTCCAGAGAATATGGGATACCTTAGTACTCTTGTTGTGAATAGTGCTATTTCTGTGGTAAATACTAATACATATTGTAGAGGTGGTGGAAATAGAAGTGGTAATGATCAGTATTTAGCAACTGATCCATTTAGAACTGATCTAGGTAAGCCTAGAACTAATATTTCTAGAGCTACTATGAGGACATATTCTAGGAATGCCGATTCTCAGATGCTGAGTTATGACCAGTATAAGAATATATTCTATTGGCTCTATGTTGTAGAGTACGCTAACTTCAACTCTCAAGAAGCATACAATGCAACTCTCACGGATGATGGTTATCGTCAAGGAGGTATGGGAGCTAGTATTACTAATATGGGTAACTGGAACGAGTATAATGGATACTATCCGCTAACTCCTTGTGGTTATGGTAATACTCTTGGAAATGGAACTGGACTTGTGTCTTTAACTATTCCAGAATTTACTTATGGTTCTGACAGTACAGTAAGAGCTGCACAAACAATGCAAATGGCTAGATGGAGAGGATTTGATAACCCATTTGGAGACATTTGGACTAATCTAGACGGAATCATAATAGGCGCTGATGCAGACAATCATCCTAATAATATGAATTATGTATATACATGCCAGGATGCTAGTAAGTATGCTGATGCTCTTAATGATTCATATGTTAAGGTAGGAGAGGAAATACATCAGGATGGATATACTAAGTCATTTGACCTAGGAGATGCCGCTCATATAATTCCTCATGTTATGGGAGGTAATACTACCCAATACATCTGTGATTATCACTGGACAGGAAGTAAAGATAAGACCTTGCGTACGCTTATCGTGGGCGGTAACGCTCATGACGGCGCGCCGGCGGGTCTCGGTAACTTCAACTCGTATGGCGGCGTGTCGCTCGCCTGGGCGTATCTCGGCTTCCGGTCGGTTTCTAGTTTCTTGTCTTTCTCTTCAGATAAATAATTAGAGGCAAAAGGTAAAATAAATAAAAGAGAAAAGTAATTAACTTAATTACTTCCTTAGTGTGTAAACCCAGTAGATGATAGTGAAGCAGGATTGATTCCTGCTTCCTATTGTTTACTTTTAGAAACATTTTAGGAATGCATCCAACGAAAGTACGTGATTTTACTGATTTTCGTTGAGAGGATTGCTGGAACTCATGTACTAGTACTATTTGTCGATAAACAAAACACTTATCGTAGGCAGTAACGCTAATAACGGCACGAATGCAGGTCTCAGTAACTTCAACTCGAATAACAGCGTGTCAAACACCTGGACGAATATCAGCTTCCAGTCAGTTTCTAGTTTCATGTCTTTCTCTTTTATATTTCTTGTTTGGTTTCATCTCTCGGTGAAACTGACAAATTTTTCCTGAGGGTGTATATCCTTGCCACTTGGCAAAAGATAAAGTATATAAACAAACTGTGTTAGTAACGAAAGTGAACGCTCGGTTAGCATAATATAAAAATTGTGTTACTATAGTGAAGAGGGTTAAGGACTTGTATCCAAAAATCTATGACTAGAAGAACATAGAATTAGCCGATGAAAAGGCTAGAAAATGTAAGAGAAATAGATATGGAGTAAGAAAACACGACGAGCATAGAGATATAGATAACTATGCATTGCATTTAGCATTAAGAGAACAAGATTACCATACATCAGAATATACTACTTATAAAATATATGAACCAAAGGAACGTCTAATATTTAGACTTCCATATTATCCAGATAGGATTACTCATCATGCAATTATGAATGTGATGGAACCAGTCTGGACTAAGGTATTCACGAGAGATACCTATTCTTGCATTAAGGGAAGAGGTATTCATAGTCTAGTATAGAAACTGCAGTAGGACTTAAGAAAGGATCCAGAAGGTACAAAGTATTGTTTGAAAATTGATATTAGGAAATTCTATCCTAGTATTAATCATGAAATTCTAAAAGAAATCCTAAGAAAGAAGATAAAGGATAAGGCTTTACTAAAACTTCTGGATGAAATTATAGATTCTGCTGATGGTGTACCAATAGGTAATTATTTATCTTAGTTCTTTGCTAATCTGTATATGACATACTTTGACCACTGGATAAAGGAAGAATTGAAGGTCAAATACTACTACAGATATGCAGATGATATAGTTCTACTATCTGATAGTAAGGCTAAATTAAGGTCATGGTTTCTTGCTATGAAAATATATCTTACTCAAGTATTAGACTTACACGTAAAAGACAATTATTAGATATATCCTGTAGAGTCTAGAGGAATAGACTTCGTAGGATATGTTTGTTATCATAACCATACACTACTAAGGAAAAGTATTAAGCTAAGACTATGGAAATTAGTAGATGCTTATTGTAACAAGAAAATAAGTAAGGAGACTTATGTAGCACGCATGGCATCCTATTCTGGATGGCTGAAGTATTGTGATTCTAAGAACTTACTAAAGAAGATAGAGGGGAAAACTAATTTTAGATACTCAGGTTGGAATGGAATAAAGACTAGAATAAGTAAATTCAAAGGGAAATGGATTTATCTAGTTAATATAGTACCTCACAGAAAGTACTTTGTTCTATAGTTTATGTATAATAAGAGAGCATATGAAGTGAGAAGCTAGAACAAATAGCTCTTTATTTATCTAAATTCAATACCTAAGTATCCTGCATCAATTAAAATTGAACAATGTTTACAGCGACAAAAATTGAATCTACCATTAAGCCTAAAGGATTTGAATCACTAAATAATGGTATTTGGTATTATAATTATGACGTAGAGGAGAAAACAGTTAAAGTATCCTCTATGGACGGAGAAGAAACAGATGAAACTAGATATTCATATGTCCAGGTAAGAATTTCTGGGGAACCGACCTTATCTAAGTGTTTTGAAGCAATACTTAAAGAGTATAAGGATGAACATAACACTAGTCTTTATGACGTACTCCTATCAGAGGGAACTAATGATCAGATAGAGGACATTAACTATAACATAAAAGTTGATTTCAATATTGCTCCAGAGAAATCTCCGTTAGAAAGAGCCAAAGAGTTAGTACTTAGGGAAATTGATCAATATGATACCTCTTCTAACGTTAATGGCTTCATGTTGAACGGAGTTCAGGTATGGCTAAGCAAAGACACCAGGGTAGGACTCATGAACTCTATAACTATAGAGAAAAATGCAGGAAAGGAGGAATCGGTATTGTGGCTAAATGGAATTTGTATTACAGTTAACTGTGATGCTGCAATTCAAATGTTAAGTTCTTTGGAATTATATGCTTTAGCTTGTTATAATAAAACAGCAGAGCATAAACTAGCGGTGAGTCAACTAACTGATGCCTCTAAGGTAAAAGCTTACGACTATACTGTTGGTTATCCAGAGAAGCTATCATTCACAATCTAATGTCTGCCTTTGCATTATCCTGTTTAATACTATCAATTATTATATATACTGGATATACATCTTATATTAGGATCAAATATAAGCCAGACTGTATCTCATAGAGTTACTACTTATTACAGAATGGAAACATCTTTACTATGTGCATAGTAGCAATAGCTTTTCTTACCTTCCCTGCGTGGGTTGAAATCAGTCCTATATGCTTCTAGTTCCTTCCTTTCTTATCAGTAGTAGCCCTAATGCTAGTTGGATTGTGCCCAAAATATTTGGGATAGGATAGGATTCCACATATAGCAGGTGCTAGTGTAACTTGCATATTATCTATAGTCTGGAACATAGTTTCAGGAACCCTATTAATTCCAACGCTACTATTGATAGTGTTAATACTTTTATTTGCATTCAATGTTAGAGATAAGTTATTCTGGACAGAATGTTTAGCATTCTTAAATATTTATTCTTCAATAATTATCAAGGCGAGCCTGGTCTTATGACCAGGCTTTTCTTGTTTATACACAAATATCCAAAATAAAATTTTCAGTTATTTTTAACATTTGTTAACACTATTTAATTTGGATTCCTTGAAATAAGTTGTAATTTTGATTGTTACAAAATTGTATCAGTTCAATTACGAAGCGCTTCAGTTTAAAACCAGATTCATTTTAGTATTATAGATTTTTTATTATAACAATCTTCTAAATATAATTTTATGTCTGACAGTAAAGTTTTTATGTTCCCTGAGAATGGAACAAACAACAACGGACTAGTATCAATGTTAGCCCCATTGCTTCAGCAAAGGGGAGTAGATCCTAATGTATTACTTGCCATGAAGAACAATTCTGGCTTCGGAGGAGAAGGTGGATGGTTTATGTGGGTAATATTCTTATTCTTCCTCATGGGATGGGGCGGAAATGGATGGAATGGCTTCGGCAACCGTGGAAATGGTCAAGTAGGAGCAGATTTAGGTAACTTAATTAACAATGATTCTGGACGTGAACTTTTAATGCAAGCTATTCAAGGAAATGGTAACGCTATTAGTCAGCTTGCTACAACCCTTAATTGTACTCTTGGTGATATTCAAGGTGCTATTAATGGAGTTATGTCACACATACAAGGAGTAGGAAACCAAGTAGGTATGTCTTCTCAGCAAATCATTAATGCAATTCAAGCTGGTAATTCTCAAATTGCTAGCAGGCTTGCAGACTGCTGCTGCGAAAATAGGCTAGCTACTTGTCAATAGACTAACACCTTACAGAATGCAATAAATACTGTTGCAACTGGATAGGAAAGAGGTTTCTCTTCTGTTGCCTATGAAACACAAAGGCAAACTTGTGACATCAGAGACAGTATAAAATCTGCAACAGATTCAATCTTGGCAGGTCAAAGAGATGCAGAAATGAGAGAAATGCAGAATAAGATTGATGCTTTGCGAGAGGCAAATTCTCAGAAAGATGTAGTAATTAATAACGGACAACAAACAGCCATCTTTAATCAGATGATTCAATCTGCCACTGCGCCATTAGCAGGAGCTTTAGCCACTCTGCAGAGTGATGTAAATGGTGTTAAATGTAAGCTTCCAGAAACTGTAACATTGCCTTACAGTTGCGCAACAGCAGTTCCAACTAACCTCCTTTATGGATATAATCTGGGATTGTCTACTTATGGACTTAATGGTGGATGCGCATGTGGAACCAACTCTCTATGGGGTTGAGAAAGGAGGGAGTATGATATTACCTGCTTATATTAACGTAAACGCTGGAGGTATTCCTACTCTTCGCTCTCTGTCTGTAACTGTTACATCTACCAAAGTGTAGTTTGACTTTAACAACCATAGGAACGTCGGAAGACCTTATAGAGGACTTTTGATAGTTAATCTTGCTTAGGCAATTCCATCTGGAACTACTACAACTCTTCCAGTGGTATTTACTACTGCTGGGGGCAATGAACAAGCTCTAGTAGGATTAAATGAGGCTCCTATTACAGTTGCTGACATAACGGGAACTGGAGTATACCTACTATGGTATGAAAGTTAGACTAATACGTTACAGTTAATTAACCTTTAATGAATTATAACTATGTTTTCAGCTTTAAGGTAGGGAAGTGTAATTTACATTTTAGAGAAAGGGGAGAATCCTAGTCTCAAAGTGGGACAGGTAGTAAGTATAACACAACCAAGCTATAGTAATAATTTTTTGATGAATGGATCGACTATCGACATTAGTGTAAAAGTAGGAGAACAAAATATGGACTTTAAAAATGTTCCATCCTCCTAGTCAGTAACTAATTACAACAATGTGATTATTACGGAGACAAAGGAATTAATGTCAAGCGAAGTTGATAATATGTTATAGAGTAGTAAGAGTATTGTGGATAGTGTTGCTTATCATAATAATGTGATCTCCTCTTGTGAAAATATCCTTAAAGACCTCAATCCTCGCTTTGCCAAAGAGAAGGAACGTGATGAGGATATAAGTAACTTAAAAAACAAGATAGGAGGAATAGAATCTAAGATGGACAAAATACTTACCCTATTATCTAAGGAGGGAACTAAATAATATTGTTACTATGAAAGGATTTATTGAAATTAAAGAGGATTCTTATGAAGATACTATTGAACATCTTCATAGAATAAAATTGCTTGCTTGTAAACTTATAAAGATGCTTTCTGAACATTCAGAAGTATATGACAAAGATGATGACTATGAAGACGAGGATGAAGATATGAGAGATAGACGCTACGGCTACAAGGAATCTATGTCTCGTAAATCTAAGGGAAGATATAATTATTAATAATAGGTAGGCGGTGGCAGATTATTTTGCTTCCGCCTATTTTTGTTTAAAGCTATGAAAGAGGATTTTACTGAATATGATATTAAACCTGAGAGTTTCCTTAACTACTTAAGGTACTATGGGCCACATTTTAACAAGAAATTGTGTGAATTTGCATGCAAACAAATGTAGAAGGTGGAGTATTCTAAGGAAAAGCTTGATGTATTGCTACAATCTCATAATATTGAAATTCAAAATGCAAAACTGCACGATGCTGTATATGTTGCTAATTGGTGTAGAAATGTTTTCTATGGATCTAGTATTGCAGATGAGAAACATTTTGTTCTCTTTATAAAAGATATTTTTGATAAAGAGTCTAATTTCATTTTCAATAGATGGTATGCAGATATGGCTAAGTAGGGTATTCCTATAGAATGGGAAGATATGATTTAAATAAATGCCTAGTGTTCATTTCGTTTGGACATTAGGCATTTATTGTTTATAATTGCAATATAAACTAATCAATAAGAATTTATTATGGGAACTATTAAAAGCAATTATATTATATGCCTAGACAATGGACATGGAGTAAACACTCCAGGAAAGTGTAGCCCAGATAAAAGACTCAGGGAATATTACTATGCTAGAGAAATAGTTAAAAGACTGGAATCCAAATTAAAAGAGAATGGCTATAAAGTATATGTAGTTACTCCAGAACAGGAAGATGTTTCTCTAAGAGAAAGATGTCAGAGGATTAATAAGGTATGCAGATAGAATGAAAATAAAGCTATCTCAATCTCTGTGCATTGCAATGCAGCTGGCGCTGACGGTAAGTGGCATACTGCCTCTGGTTGGAGTGTGTTTATATCGCAAAATGCTTCTCAAAATTCAAAGAGACTAGCAAAAACCCTTTATGACGAGGCTCTCTCTTTAAATCTTAAAGGAAATAGAGCTGTTCCAAAGGAACATTATTGGGTTCAGAATCTTGCAATGTGTCGAGACACTATTTGCCCAGCAGTACTAACAGAGAATCTTTTTCAGGATAACAAAGAGGACGTAGATTTTCTGCTTTCAGAAAAAGGAAAGCAAGCTATAGTAGATGCTCACTATAATGGAATTGTAAAATATCTAGGATAATGGACATAGAAAAGGAACTATAGCAATTAAAATAGAGAATAACTTCATTAGAAACATAGAAAAATGTCTTGTTTGGAAGTTCTTACAGTAGTGCTGGTTCCTCTTCTTCTGATTATCTTATAAAGACTAGAGGGAAAGTTAAGATCCAAATTGGAAATAAATTCATAGACCTCTTAAAAGACGGAAAAATAAATGTTGACTCTAAGTTCATTTTTAAAGAAAAAGAAGTAGGGTCAAAGGATGGAATATATATTATAGGAGACGGAGAGGATGCTAAAGTAATTATTTCCATAGGAGGATCTTAGATAGACTTAAAAGGAGAAATAGGAACCACCTATGTATCTTTCTTAGGTGCTTAGGAAACAACTCCAGAACAAAAGCACACTGCTCTTTAGAATATTGGATTTTTATACTAGAATGTTTCAGATATTTAGTCAAATGGGCTAAAGACTGGAATAGTCTACGTAGAGTCAGAGTAGAAACTGTATATTGTCCAAGACGGTCAATTAACAGAATTTACTATAGACTTTCCTAATCCCTATCCAAAATAGTTCGTTATATCCAAAACTGACAAGGATAAAGGGGCTTTAGTAATAAAGGGTTCTGGAATAGAAAATTCTTTGGCTTTTGACTCCTTATCATTGTATTCGTCTGGAGGAGGTACTTATATGGATTCCTCTGGGGAAATTTATATGAGAATTGGGGAGGAAGAGAAGATTCTTATAGGGGAATCTCAAGTAGTATTTTCTAATAAAGTAATCTCTTAGACATTTCAGTCTAAGAATGCAACAGAGTCATCTGGATTCAGATTGTATGTTGACTAGGGTGAATCTACTTTAGAAGTTGACAATTTAGTAGTAAGAAAGAGTTCTAATCTCTCTTCAAATAATTCTTCAAATCTATACCCAAAGTACTGGTATAGAGAAAACAACCTAATCTCGGACATTTCAGAAATGAAAGACCCAGATAATCCAGACTAGATTGGATATGCGGTAGACCTAGTTTATCAAAATAAATTTCAGGTTAAGGATTCTTTATATGTCTTTGCTTCTATAAAGAAGGAGGAAGACTTAGCAAGTAGTTTAATACTTTTGCCACTTAAGGTAGAAGCCCTTAACACTGAAACAGGCAATATAATATATGTGAGCTTACAACAGGATCTTATAAGTGAAGAAGATTACAAAAAACTATCTTCCGATAAGGTGCTTAGTGCATTAAAATTCTAGACGGTATTTCTAGCTGGAAGAGATGAGGCTATATCTCTAATTAGGAGAGACTTCTAGAATATTGATTTATTAACTTCTTCAGGATTTGCCGACGAATAGGATATTAAGAAAGTATCGACTAGAATTGGAAATATAGAGGAACTCAATCTATCAAGTCGAAAGGATGATGAGGAAGTACCTATAAAAGGTATTGGTATGTATTCTGACAATGCTTGTTTTTTGAAGGCATAGTATACATCTTCTTACGACTTACCTTCCAAAGATTCCTCCTCTAAATTTGCATCAACTGAATGGGTTAACAAGCTGATCCCTAAGGGTTCTATTATAATGTTTAGTGGTCTATCCTCAGAAATTCCAGATGGGTGGCATATATGTGATGGAACTGGCGGAACTCCAAACCTAATAGGAAGGTTTATTAAAGCATCTAATGCATCTGGAGAAATAGGCGGCAATTCTACTATATAGATTTTAGAAGAAAATATGCCAAAACATACTCATACATTTGTTGGAAATCAGGTAACTACTTCAGAAGCTGGAGCGCATACTCATACCATTAGAGGAAAGTATGGAAAGTCTGATAACGCTAATGATAGGAATTGTCTAGAAACTGGCTCAGAAACTGATTTAATTACCACGTCACAATCCGGAGCTCATACCCACACAATAGATATGAGCAATACTTAGCTAAGCTATTAGGGAGAGGGGAAGCCCATAGAGTTTGAGCCCTTATACTACTCTCTCATTTATATTATGAAAACGAGTTGAAAGTATTTTTCAGTGGAAAAAAGAATATTATATTTACAAACGTTAAAAAAGTTAAATTATGGAAATAGGAAATAATGATGACATTGACTTCATCGACGAATTAGACGATGAACAGCAATCTAATGAGCAAAAGCAGGATCCAGAGCCTGATAATCATCAAGAACCTGAAAAGCAGGAGCCATAGGATCCAGACAATACAGATACTCCAGATCCGAACGAAGAAAAGGAGGATGATTTTCTTACCTCTCTTCTAAAATCTAGAGGAATTGAAGATAAATCTAAGATCAAGTTTGCAACAGAAGAAGGTGATGTAGAAGAGGTAGATTGGGATAGTCTAAGCAATGAAGACAAACTTAACATTCTTAGTTCTTCTGAAAGCACCCCTGAAAACGGCTTAGATGAGTCCGAAATTCAACTCATAAATGCTATTAGGAATAGTGGTATGAGTCCAGCTGAGTATCTTCAATTTATAGGAAATGGAGAGGTTCAACGCTACATTCAAAACTCTCAACAACCACAATATGAAATTGATGCATATTCTGATGACGAGTTGTTCCTTATGGACTTTATGAGCAGAATGGGAGAGGTAACGGAAGATGAAGCAACCGAAGCTTTAGAAAGGGCTAAAGCTAATGAAGGTCTGTTTAAGAAGCAAATAGAAGCTATTCGTAACGAATATAAGCAAGCGGAACAGGAGAATCAAATGCAAGCACAGCTTGAGCAAGAATAGATTGCTCAATAGCAATATGACTAGTTTTCTGATTAGATAGTAGACGAAATCAACAATCTTAGAGAAATTCAAGGATTTGAGTTGAATATGGAGAATAATGACATGCAGGAACTTTATGACTTTATTACTGGTCAAGATGCTGCTGGAAATAATTATTTAGCCAAAGCTTTATCGGATCCTCATATTCTAGTTAAGACTGCCTGGTTAGCTCTAAATGGTGATCAAATGATCAACGATATTACAAGTTATTTCCAGAAGGAAATAGCAAGTGTTCGTAAAGAAAGTTATAAAAAAGGAGTTACTGATACTCAGAAGAAGATGGAGAAAACTGATAAAGTTGTATTTAAGGATACACATACTAAGCCATCAAAGGAAGTATTCGACGACCTTGATGACCTTTAATTTTTAAATTAATCTTTATATTTTAGTAATATGTTAGTTGCAAATTTTACAAGCAGAATCCCTACAATGGGTTAGACAAAAACATACGAGGACTGGTCTAAGTACCTCGGAAGTAAACCTCATCGTATCGGTGTAGTTGCCCGTATGTACACAGATAATACTCTTAACTTCATTACTGATGGTTTGAGAAATATCTTCTACAAAGATGAGAAAGCAGACCAATTCCAACTTTCTAGTTCACTTTTGTTTGAGTGGATTGTTGAAACTAACAATATTAAGAAAGTTGAATTTGCAGAAGTTCCAACTGAAACAGGAGAAAATGGAACAGAAATTACAATGGCATTTAGGGAAAATTACTACCAGAAATATGACATTTTCCGTATTGATAAGACAAAGCAGCAATGTCAGGTAGTGAGCCGCCCAATCCGTAAACGTGATGACTATTGGGAAGTTCAGGTACGCCTAATCGACAATGATTATGATACTATACTTGATACTGACGGATGTCAAGTAGGTGATACTACTACATTCCAGTCTGTAGCTATGCCTGAACTATCAGAAGAGGGTTACTCAAAATTCCAGAGCCAAATGGAGCGTCATCGCAACTTTATGACTACATTCCGTGCAGATGCTAGCTGGTCTAGCTTGTTTGCTATTCAGGAAAATGTATTCATGAGCATTGCTGACGACAAGGATCAAACTAAATCTGAAGGTGTATATAAGATGCTCAAGAAGGAGAAGGAACTTCTTGATACATTTATGTATGCGATGAATACAGGTCTTACATTCAATAAGGGTAATATTGATGTAAACGGTAAGGCTACTATTTCAGAGCCAGAAACTGGACGTCCAATTTATATTGGCGAAGGTCTTATTCCTCAGATTGAGGCTGCTGCAAACAAGTATTGCTATAGCAATAGACCTAATCTACAATTATTTAACATGATTATGTCAGATATGGCTGACAAGGCTCAATCTGATACAGGTAACAAGTTTATCTTCATTGTTAACAGGAAGATGTGGAACGATCTACAGATGACTCTTGGTGAGTATCTTGCTAACTATAGAACCGATGGTACTTATATGTACTCTAAGTCTGCAAATAAGGGCTTAGGTGGATATGTTAAGGTAGGTGCTACATTCGACACTTACGAATATGCAGGAAACCAAGTAAGCTTCGTAGTTGACCGTGCACTAACTCGCGAATATCCTACAAAGGGATACGGTGTGTGCATCGATTTGACTGCTGATAAAACTTCTGGTACTCCAGCTATTGCTAAATTTAGCTTGACTGGTAAGGACTTCATGACTAACAAGATTGTTGGTGTTGGAGGCTACGATGGAAAGAGTTCTGGTGAAGTTGCTAGCAACGTTGCTGGTTCTAAACTTGTTATGATGGGTTATGCAGGTGTTGCTGCATTTACTCCTTATAGAAGCGTAATCGTAAGAGAAGCTTAATAAAAATTAATAATAGAAACTAGATTGACAGGAGGAGCCGTAAAACCCTCCTCCTGTATGTTTTTAATGATAATATGAACTAATATGGCAACAAATACTGGAGTAAAAAAGACAGTGACCAAAACTGATGTCGTTTTTGACGACAAAATAATTACATTAAGAAGCGTATATGACAAGGCAAACATTAAATACATGATTATGCCTTGTAAGAATAAGTATGGACAATATCCAAGCTGTATTAAAAGAGTTAATTCTCAAGGTGACATGATTATGAGTGAAAAGGAAAGGAATGAGTTCTCTGAGGGAACTGCAGTATTCTTCCCAGAAAATCACTTATTTGAAGTTACTAGTGGAAAAACCTACAACTTGAATGACATTTACGATAAAGCAGAGTGGGAAGCAATAGAAAACTGCCCTTATATTGCTAAGAGTCGTGATGCTCGTGACGAAAAAGGTAATCTAATCATAGACGGACCTAAGTCTACCCCTAGTAAGCCTACTAGGAATGGTGTAGCAGAGCTATATATTGATAGACCTGGTTTGGATACACAGCGTAGAGTATCTCATAAGCAGCTGATTCACAAGGCAGAATCGTTCATTTATGATGATCCACGTGGCGCAGAAGGTAATTTGAATATGGCTAGGATTCTTGGTAAGGATATGCGCAATCAACCTACTGCTGACGTTATTGACTTTCTAGTTAGGGTAGCAGAAAAAGATCCTAACAAGATTATTAATCTTTATACGGGAGATGATATTTCTCTGCGACTAACCTTTATAGAGGCTAAGGAGAAGAAGGTTATCTATATTAAGAATAAGCTGTACTTATATGGAGATAACATTGTTCTAGGAGCTACTGATGACGCAGTTATTGCATGGATGAAGGATCCAAAGAATCAGAAAGTCTTAGAATTAATTAAGAAAGATACCTACCCAGATTATTATAGGGCTGAGTAATCAGCATGTATATGTGTTGAGATATAGCATATACAAGCTAGATAAGACGATAAAATAGCTAAAAAAAAAACATGGCAATGACAGCTAGACAAGTTTGGGAAGGAATGTTGACTGAGCTTAGTAAGGTGAATGCACCTAGTATGCTACTATAGGACTTCAACTACTTCTTTAATAAAGCTATAAACCAATACATTAATAAGAGGTATAATATCTATGATATTAATCAGCAAACCTCGGATGATTTAAGAGTCTTAAAAGCTACTTCAATCCTAGAAGCTAAACTAGCTACCCAAAGTGAGCCTTTGAAGGCACTAGTAAGCTTAGGAGCAGGAAAATCAAAGCTATTTGGGGCAACCTATGAAGTAACTCTACCTTCTGACTATCTCCATATACTCAACTGTGTATGCATTTATAAGGTTAATAAGAATTGGAAGTGTTATAATGCAGGAGACTATGTGCAATTTGCTGCAAAGAGATTGACCGCCGACTCCTGGTCAGTAATTGTGAATGATTACTACAATAGACCTCTTCCAGAAAGACCTTATTTCTATATACACAATATCAATATAAATAATACTGTTCCAACAAATCCTATAACATCAGATAATCCAAATGGTACAGATATGGCTACAAAATACGACGTAACCACAAGTACTTCATCTGTTGGAGGAGTTGATGGAACTGCAGGAAAATCTAACTTTAATAGAACCATTACTCTAGGAGAACCAGACAAGCGTTCTGTAAGTACGGTTGAAAGAGATGCAGGTACTAGATATGGTAATGCTTCTAACGTTAGAATGGAAATTAGGTATGGTCACGATAATAGTGTTTTCTCACTAGAGAAAGTATTCATTGACTACATTAAATCACCTCAGACAATTAGATTGACATAGGAACAGGTTAACCTTACAGAAGACACATCACAAATCATGGAATTTCCTGATTATGTATGTCAAGAGATTATAAATGAGCTGACAATGTTGGTCATGGAAAATACAGCTGACCCACGTTTACAAACTAATCCTACAGTTACACAGTCTATTGCAAACCCAGCTCAGCAATAGGCACCTCAACCACAACCTCAGCAAGCACAAGCCCAGAGGGGTTAAAAATAATTTAAATTATGTTTCAATTTACTACAACTAACGTAATTAATTCAAACGTAGATCTTACAACTGGTAAACCACTATGGTCTGCACAGGATAAGACAGCTACTAAACCTGCAAGCCTTAACGTAAAAAGGGTAAACAACTTTAAGAGTGATAGCGTAGTTGCTATCTATAAAGCAGAGGCAAGTGATCCAGAATTGGCAAAAGTTACTCTAGATTTATCACAGCTCAATGGTAAAGATGGAGATTCCTTTAGACTTGCCATTTACGTAGGTCTTTCACAGGCATCACAGGATTCTCGTTATTCTAATGACATGATCTTAAAGGGTAAGCCATTTGCTGTAGACTTCGTTTGGAAGACTTCTGCAGCAGAGGTAGCAAAGGCTCTAGAGAAAACTATCAAGAAGTATAACGTACTTGTCTATGGAGATAAACTCTTGAATGTATCTTATAGTGGTACTTGTATTACTATAGAGGCTACTAATGAATACCAGAGGTTCAGAAAGGTAAATCTTGAGAAGTTTGATGAAGCAGCTCACTTTGGTATGGGAGAATACAACGTTGTAAGGTCTCTTGATGACCTTACAGAGAAAGATACTAATGCTGAAGTTACTGCAACTGATGAAGGTTACTTCGTAGGTAAGGAAGGCTTCGGAACTTATTCATTCCTTCTTCACAATCTACGTCTTCCTACTTCAGCACGTACTCGTGCATTTGGTATCAACCAAGATGAAACTCCTATAGTTGGAGCTAAGTATAATCAATATACTATCCACTATTGCGCTGACAGGGGCATTTTGGGATTGAATGCTGTTGGTGATACTGTTAAGTCAGTTACAACTCATGTCTTCTATGTTAAGAGCGATCTTGCTGCAGATTTTGAAGTAGCTTTAAACAAGATTGCTCCGGACAATAAAATTGAGGAAGTAAAGACTCAGAAAGCTGAAGTTAGTAAGCCAGTAGTAACTAAGGCTTCTAAGAAAGATTGAGATTATCATTATATCTAATAATGAGGCGAGGGCGTATTAATCGCCTTCGCCTTTTTCTATTTATATATTATGTACAATCAATTTGAAAAGCTAGCTTCTGCTATTAGAAATGACGTAGTAGCTGGACTCAGAGGATACCACACAAATCTCTCTATGTCTATGGAATAGCTTGAGCAGGATATAGTAGATGAGAGACTTCAAATCTTAAAAGAGTACTCTTTAAAGGGAGTGTTGCCGACTAAGGATTTATATCTTTCGATTAATTGTATTCCAGTAGACTGTAAGAGTATTGACAGATGTAGATGTAATCGAGAAGATCCTTGCTCTGATCCTCCTATTGCCCACTTTGAGATTCCTCAAATTCTTAATGATTATGGAAGTCTTTCAATAGATTACATAGGATCTGTAGATAGACAACTTCCATTTATATACTATACCTCTGCTACTGCCTTCCGGTACCATAAATATAGAAAGAGGGGAAAGAATAGACCTTATGTTTGGATAGATACTACTCCAAATGAAAATGGGATGTATGACTGTTTTATCTTTAATGCCCCCCTGCTAAGTACAGTATCTATCTCGGCAATCTTTAAAGATTTAAGACAATTGGGAAACTATGGTTGTTGTGTAGATTTACAGGATGATAATATGACATTTATCAACAACGAAATAAAGAAAAGAGTTATAGAAAAGAAGATAAGGTATTATCGTAGTTTTGCTCCTAGCAATCTACCTAATGATTAGGCTTATTAGCCAGGTTAATATAATATACTATGATGAATGATTTCCACTATGCCATGAGTTTAATGGAAACTCTGTATGGAATTACAATGCAAGAAGACCAATTTGAAGAAACTGCTTTAGTTGGGTGGAATCTAATTGGAAATAAAAGAACTAGACTATATAGGTATTCTACATGTGTTTCAGATTGCTCTGAGGGGGTGCAACTTCCGTGCAATGTTGATATTATAGAAGCTGTAACAACTAATTTCGAGGAATGGAATTATTCAACAAATGATACTCCCAATGGAGACATTAACTCAGCTTATGTAGAGTCCTATATAGAACATAGAAAAGCCTTTAGAAGCCCGCTCTACCTTCCAGGGAAACTTATCCATTATGAGAGAGTAGGCGATATGCTTTACTTCGATAGACCTCACGGAAAAATTAATATTCTATATAAGGGGCTTGTCCTAGATGAGGATGGACTACCTCAGATAACTGATAAGGAAGCGTCAGCTTTAGCCACATATTGTGCATATGTTTCTAAGTTCAAAGAAGGTCTGCAAACTAATAATGCAAACATTATTCAACTAGCCAACGAACTTAAGAGAAGATGGGATGTACAATGTGACTAGGCTCGGATTGATCACTATATGTCCTAGAATGAGTGGGACGAAGTGCTTGATGCGAAAGTTAGCTGGAATAGAAAGAGCTTTGGTAAATCTTTAAAACTATATAGGTAATGAGGTATGCCCTTGGATGTTCCTTCAATACTAATGATCTATTTTTCAACTTTCCTTATAAGAAGTTAAAGTTGAATTGTAAAGATTGCTTGAAAATAATAGGGGATGCTCATAGATCTATTCTCGTAAAGAGAATATTTAGAGTCTCTATGAAGATAGTAATATAGGATATAGTAGAAAGAAATGTGACATTCTGGCTCCCTCTGACTGGAGATAAGAAGTGTAATATGCACATGAAGAGGGTTTCAGGTAAAGACTTTCAAAAGCTACGTCAGGCTGGAAAATGGGATGATATAGATATAGTGAACTCTAACTTTTCTGGATATGAAATAGGATTTTATATGTTGGGGAAAAGAACTCCAAGGGTAAAAACTGTGTATGTAGATAGACGCACTAAAGAAACTATATCTAGGTATACTAATATGGGTAAATAGTATGGGGATAGCAACCTTGACACTAAGATCTCTGATTACTATCATCAGATTTACAAACAGTTTCCAAAGGTTTCTGAAGAGGATATTAGAAGAATTTTGGTTTTTGCTTGGAAATCTGTATACTTACACAATAGTTATGGAGGAGATCTATTGGTCTCTGGAGATTCTACGTGGTATTATATAGGAAATTTAAGAAAGAACTCAATACAGCACTTTCACTATTATATACGTAAGCTTATTACAAAAACAAGAGTTGCATATAGAAGAGAGGGCAGTCCTTGGAAGGGTTATTATTACTTTGCATTATCAGATAAGTAGTACGAATACTATCTTCTCCAGAAGAACAAGAAAGGAAGACCTAGAAAGAAATTTGACTTTGGATCTGTATTTATGTATGAGATACTAGATGAGTGTAAACTTAATGAGCACTCTAAAAAGTATATATTTAGGACTCCTACTATAGCTCCTATAAAGCTTAAATATTTTTCAGACAAATTAGTCGCAAGTGCAGAATTAGTAGAGACTAGATCTCCTCTAAAATTTAAAGATATATTAGTAAATGACAATGAATATGAATTTCTATGAGAAAAGCAGACACAGTTAATACCTTTTAGGAAGGAATGATTATGGATTTGAATCCATTAGTCACTCCGAACAATGTACTTACTAATTGTCTGAATGGAACAATTACAACCTTTAATGGAAATGAGAATGTCTTATAGAACGACATGGGAAATGGTCGTGTAGAGACAGCTTTTCTACCAGAAGGATATGTACCACTTGGTACAGCAGAATTAGGTGGAGTCATTTATGTGGTTTCATATAATCCCCTAAATAATAGATGTTAGATAGGCTCCTTTCCTTCTCCAGAAAGAAATGTTTCTTCGGATGAGATTAGTAATATAGTTTGCACACTTAGTGAAAAGGATTTTCAATGGGATGTAAGCAATGGCGCGTATGTATATTATTTAAAAAAGGATTTGGATTCTGAATTAACTTTTAACCCTGGAGATAAGTTTATAGTTTATGGACACGACATTTCAGGGAATTACTCTAAGTTCTACAACTCTTCTAAATATAATCCAACAGACTTTGATACTGCAAAGGAACAAACAATAAGGCTTGACATAGGTACTATAACTGACACTGGAAAGCTTGTTAAATTTTCTGACCTGAAGGAATATAATCTAGGCAACGGTCGGAAATACCATATATATGAACATAAAGGCAAGTAGAGTGGTACAGTGAAGCCAAATCTAGATGATTATCGTAGTCTGGTATCTCAACCCTATAATGTATTCAATAGTAAGGTATCCGGACGTTTAGTATTAATAGCTGAATTAGTTTAGTGTAATACATTTGATATTGAGTTATCTCATGTATTTAGCCAAGACGAGAAGAAAGATTACATACCTAATGTGACATTTAATTTCGGAGGAGAGTATCCATTTATTCCAAATAGTGTAAAATGTGAATTTGAACTTCTAAAAGAAGGTTCCTCAATTGCCTCGGATAAATTTTATTTTGATACTTTAGGTTCTGTACGAAATACTATAGGTGCAAATAACATGTCCTACTCAATTTTGGCTGAAAATATATTAAATAAAGGAACAAATGTTAAGGCTCAAATGTAGGCTCTATCTAATGAAGGATATTTTACTCAGAAAGACAGAGAAGGTAACTATGTATTAAGATATACTTTTACTCCATGCATGAATTGGGGTCCTATATCATATTTAGCTGTTTCTGGATCTATCGATTTGGATAAACTAGGAACTGGCTATATAGGGTTAAATTCCTGGAGATACTATAAGTAGGATAGTAAGATAAGTTTAACCTGGGGACTTGATGTTTATGAAGAGGACGGATATAGTGTTACTGGAGTATCTATGGAATTTACAAGATTTCTTAGTAAGAACACAGTCGACACAACCATATACACAATCAATAAAAAAGCCTCATATCATGGAATATTCTATGATATTCTTCCTCTAGACTAGGACTACTTTAGACTTGATAAGAAACTTATTCCAAATACCTTATACCTAGTTAAGATTAAGGTAACTTACACTAAAACAGATAAAGATGAATCAATTAAAACTACCCCAGAGGAAAGAATTTTTTATAGGTGGCTATACACCAATGAAGTCTTTAATTAGTATTATGTAAATACTGTTGATTTCAAGGAACTATCTTTAGATTTAACTCCGGATTTTTCTATGAATTATACAGTCAAGAGTACTGATAAGGAATCATCAACTATATATGGAATACTCAATCCTAGTATAGAGGGAGTATCTGATGAAGTAAAGGCTCAACTCAAATCATCTAAGTCCTCTCTAAGTGCAATTTAGACACTAAGAGATTCAGTTTTAAACTGTGAAGTATCCATAGGATTATCTAAAACCTATAATACATTCTATTTAGAGGGGTTGAAAGATGCATTCTCTCTTACACTATCTAAAGGTGATTTAGAGCCTGTTACTGGAGCTACTATAAAATATACAGATAGAGAAGATAGTAACTAGGACTAGTATTTATTTTCCTCTGCGAAATTAGTAGAGGACTTGTCAAAGTATAAATTGCAATCATCAAGTGGGGAGGATAAAAGCGATATTCTCATTGGAACAGAAGAGAATCCCTTCCCTACTAATGCAGTTAAACTGACATCTTCTAATATAACTCCCGAATTTAAAGAAAACATATATTCATTCAAAATATAGTATTCAGCTTTACAATTAGTTAAAGCCTATTGTACTAAGTATGAAACCAGCCTCACCTACTCTGGAAGATTACTTCCACTTGCATATGATACAGATTCCTTTGACTTATATAATTTAGAGCTATCAGGATCATATTGGAGACCAAAGAAGCTTGGAACATATAGTTTCCACGAGTCTGGTGGAAAGGATGGACATGTATCAGTAGGAATAGCCAATGCTGATGGTACAGTAGATGAGACAGAGGTTGAAAAAAGTAATGACGTAGATTTGAATTGGACGACAGATGAGGATGTAGCATCTGCAGAACAATCCCATGCTTGGTCCAACACAGCAATATTCGCTGTCCATTGGAATGGTGGAGGAGGTTCAAAGTAGACTATGTATGGTAATCCTTACACTGGATCCGACAGAACATATTCTGAAGCTATGACTGAATATAATGGAAGTAATGGAAGAACTAGAGTATAGCTAATGTTGCGATCAAACAATGGAAGTTACTTCTATCCAATAGATTTCTCTAGTAAATCAAGAGCAAGTAATTATAATTCTGTATTGTCATACGGTTAGAATTTCTTTAACGACTTTGCCTAGATTTTGAATAATTTGTATAGGTATGACGCTGAGGGATTCAGTACAGCATGCTTGCTTCCACAATCCATATATTACATGGATAATTGTACATATGGCTTTAGCTTACCTATCTCTATTAAATCAACAGATTCCTTAAAAAACTGTAAAGTTCAACTTGAACTCGACCAAGATAAAGTTGATCTAACTGAAGTAATAAGTATCCTGCAGAGTAAAGGAGTAATCGTTGCGGAGTAGGAAGAAATAGAAGAAACTCTTCAGCCAAATATAACATATACTATAGAGGGGATTGACTCTACTTACAAGTTCAACATAACTAGTTCAGATAATACTTCTGGTATCTCTCTTAGAAACCACATGCTTGATCTACAGGTTACTAATCAAGGCATAGGAATATTAGACTATAATGGAAGAGATTTGATAGGAGGTTCCGCTGCTAATTATAGCAATACTAAGTTGTATTATATAACTAAGGGAGACACTGTAACAGTAAAGGCTGCAACTAATGTTCCATTTAAGAAAATAAACTATTCTAAGGATAGTTCAGGAAACGTGGTTGTCAGCGCAACTACTACCTCCTTAGAAGTAGGGAAGGAAAATCTAAATAATAGATTCCAATTAAATGATGGGGGTCTTTTAATACTTAAGGATCCTACTACTTCTGAACTAGAAATGAAGAGAGATGGAAATAATGATACTGGTAAAGTAAGAGGATTCCAGAAGGCACGATTGTTAAACAAATATAGATATTATTCATAATGACATTCACTGAACCACTTAAAAATCCTATAAATTTTGGAATAATGTCCAAAGTTCTTCCTTCTAAAGGAAATATGGCTTGGGAATATAATCCTTTCAGAAATTATCGATTATCTGAAGCCAAATACTACTTTAGAGGGAAGTTCTTCTCAAAGGAGGAACTAGGAGAAGAACTTGGTAAACCTATTTCAGATGATGCTAAAGATTGGTCAGATTATAAATATCCAAAACTTCCAAACGGAATTTAGAGTTATGAGGATGACCCCATATTTTATGATAAAAACTAGCTGGTTGATTTTGACACCAATGAGCTATCTTTTGATATAAATCATCCTGTGGATATATTACCACAATGGTCTTATGATGGTTCTGTAAATCTCATCATAAATGATGGGAAAAATATACCTAGACTTATAAATTCTAGATTTTCTTCTCTTGGAAGAGGTAAATATCAGATTGTAGATAGAAAAGGAAACAATGATACTAATATATATGATTAGGGGGCATAGTTTGACTCTGATACCTCTTTGTACAAAACATACGTAGGTATTCCGAAAATTGAGTTTATAAATGTTTATTAGAGTGGAAATCTTCCAGTAGGAAATTACCATTTTTACTTCAGATATGTAGATGCCGACGGAAACGAAACAGATTTTGTAGGAGAATCTGGAATGGTATCTATATTCAAAGGAACTCAATTTGGAAGTATAACTTCTGGATTTAGGGATGAAAACTCATACAAGTCAGTTAAGTTCCTTATTAGCAACATAGACCCTGCTTACTAGTACATAAATGTGTACTATACACGAAGCTCTTCAGATATTAATGAAAATGCAACGATATAGACTTATAAGATAGATCAGAAGTTCCTTGTTAATAACTCCCTTATATGTTAGGTCTTCATTACTGGAAATGAGCAGAAAACAGAAATAACTGTTGATGAAATAAATCCTTAGTATCAGATAGCTTAGAATGTTTAGACGTAGGAGTCTTGTCAAAATATGCTCTTCTTTGGGAATATTGAGAATTAGAACATAGACTATACAGAACTGAGTGATTTATCTTTAAGATTCATAGCTAGAGCTAATACAGAGTAGACATACGACCCAGGGACTCGTGACTATAATGTTGCATCCAGAAATACCTATATAGACCCGTCATTCATATATAACTTTACAGGATACTAGAATCATGAAATATATAGATTTGGAATTGTTTATCTTCTAAAGAATGGTACGTTGTCTCCTGTATTTAACATTAGAGGAATGTACTTTAATGAAGAACATACAGAATACACCAATTTTCCTGTAATGTATAAGAAGAACGAAAGTGATGATAAAGAATCCAGATTGTATATAAGTAGTAATGAGGATACTGGAATAGTATATAAAGACGGAAATGATGCTTCCACAGAGGCAACTGAATCCTTGGAGAATATTTATGGAGTGCTTAGAATAGAAACTGGATTGAACAGGGAAATCTCTAATGTAATTGGAATTTAGGTAGATATACAGGACAAAGACAATTTATTTTAGGAACTGAGAAAGCATAATATTAAAGGATACTTCTTCGTTAGGCAAAAAAGAATCCCTCTTAGATTATGCCAAGCCTTTACTATAGGAGTAGATGGTGAATCAAATACCCCACTACTATATACTGACTCTAGTACTACTATCAATTCTAAATCGAAAGATAATTCTAAGGACTTTTACATAGCTGAGAGATTTTTAACAGACGATAAAAGGTTAGTTCACAACTTAGAGGATAGATTGTATTGTGTCCCAAAAGCTAATGTATACAAATATGGCGCAATCTGTCCAGAATATGATGTGAATAGTCCTTATTATAACACCTTATTCTGTGGAGATGAGTACATTGTAGAGCAGGCTTCTGGAAGCACTCCTCTACAATAGGATGAAACTGAAACCAGACACTTCTATGTAGAGGGAGTAAAAGAAGTTGAAAAACCTACTACATTCACTACTCGAATAGTCGGTGTAGAAGATAATGTTAAACTAGTAGAAGTTGGAAATAAGATGTTTTCTGCAAGAGCAGGTGAAGCAGAGGAAGCGTTCCGCTATGAGTACATAAATTCAGAAATAAAATCCACAGACTCGTCTAATCTTATAAGAGGTTCATTTGGACCTTATATAGCATTTGATGGATATAAATATCCTGGAACTTTAGTGAATATCTATATCAAGGATTATTAGACTATGAATAAATAGGAGTTATTCAAAATACGCTATTCCGACAAATCTCCATATTATGCAATATCTGAAAGATATGATATAGAAGAGGATAATGAAAAGTTTATACTTTATAGAGGGGATACCTATATCTGTACATTTACTCACAGATTAAATAGAAATTTCTAGGACCCACAAGCTCCTACTAACCATAAAATAGTGGATGAGGATTGTTGGAAGGATAACTATGAAGTATCAGATGGAGTTGTAAAGACTGAAAACTTTGACAAAATAAATCTTGGAGATGTAAATGCAGTAAAAATTGGAATGTGGGTGACTTTCTAGCTTGTATCTTCAAGTAATCTAAATATTAGAGCCCTTGACGATTCTGTAGTAGATGAAGTGTCCTTAACTGGCCATGCAAGAGCCTTTTACCCTTATTCTGGTATGTCGGCGGACGGATCTTATAAAATCCCCGAGGCTTTGTGCTACAATAAAGGATTTAACAAATCGTTGTCTGAGAGACACAATTTTGAAGTTCCAGATGTTCCAGCAATAAAGAATGACTTTACGAACAGAATAGCATATTCAGATATTCATGTGAATGATGCCTTTAAAAACGGATTCAGAACTTTTAGAGGAACCCATTATAGAGATTACCCCAAAACCTATGGGCAGATAACTAAGCTTGTAGAATTAAGAGGTAGCTTATTATGTGTTTTTGAACATGGAGTTGCTTTAATTCCAGTAAATGAAAGAGCTGTTGCTGGAGAGGGAACAGGTGGAAATATTTACATAAATACTTCTAATGTACTCCCAGAGAATCCAAAAGTTATTTCAGATACATTTGGTAGTCAATGGAAAGACTCCATTATAAAGACTCCTATGGGTGTCTATGGGGTCGATACAGTAGGAAAGAAAATATGGAGAACTAATGGAGAAAATTTTGAATGCATATCTGACTTCAAAGTCCAAGAGTTCTTAAACAAAAATATTACTCTTACTGAAAGAGAGATAGATCCTATAATAGGAATTAGAAATGTCAAAACTCACTATAATAAGTTTAAGCATGATGTCATGTTTACCTTCTACGATAATCTTTATGGGTTTGAAGAGAAAGTATGGAATCTATGTTACAACGAACTTATGCAGAAATGGATTACCTTTTATAGTTGGGTTCCTAGTTACTCTGAGAATATCTACAACCAGTATTTTAGTTTCGACAGAAATACTTCAAAATGGATTTCTAAATTAGGAGTTAGTCACTATGGGAATGATTTCTCCGATGGTGTAGTTCTTTCAAACAATATAATTCCAAATGATGCCAAATCTGGATACCGTATAGGGGAGTTATCTCTTGCTAATAGAACGCTTCCAACTGGAAAGGATATATCGTGTGACATAGAGTATACTCTTGAACATGATAACTTCGGAAACTATAATAGCTTCGAAATTAAATAGGAAGATGGAAAATATTGCCTATATTTGAAGGAAGATGCAGTAAATCTCTGCTCAGAGTTCTATGTTAGAGGAGTAAAGGAAAATGGAAAATATGTATAGAAAATAACCAATCCTAATGATTCTTCTTAGAAAGAGGAGTGGATAAAGAAGTGCATTGAAAGTAATGAATATACTATATGTAAAGATGAGTAGGGAAGGAGAATAGTCTTAGAGTCTGAACCAGATTATAGGGTAAATCCTTCTAAAATAATATAGATGCTTAATATTAAGGCTAATATCTATGTAACATACAATGGAGAAACTCCATCCCTTGCAGAGGTATATACTAGTGGGTTCAGAAATGGAACTAAGGTTGATGCTGGATATTATCAGTCTAGTATTGCCGTAATTACAGAGTATAATAAGTAGTTTCTTTCTACAGACTTTTGGAAACATGGTCAAGCCGGAATTATAGACATTTCAGATAGAATATACCCTTGCTATTGGTATGGTAAACAACATCCTTTTGAGTTAGAATTTGTTGTAGCCGATAATCCCTAGGCACATAAAATATTTGATGACCTAGAGATTATAAGTAACAATGCAGAACCAGAGTCTTTCCATTATGAAATTGTCGGAGATTGCTATGATTTTGCAAAGGATAAGAAGAATATGTACATTAGGTAGGAGGCTACAAAGGAACTATACTAGTATAATGGCAGTGACATTCTATTTAATTCCGACTATGTTAATTTAGATTCTGAATAGAGAAAGAACTACAGAATAGAGAATGGATAGAAAATAGAATTAAATGGATATGATAGATCTACACTATTGCCACTATATTACCAAAGAAGAGATAGTATAAATGAAATAGAGGATTACTACGCAGGCACAACTGCTCCATCTAAGGATTATTCAGCCTTATCAGGAGGGGAAGTTATACGATACGATACTTTAAATGAATATCATATATGGAATCATGCTAAAGCAGTGGATGTATCAGATCCTACTAAGGGACGAATAAGAGGCAATATGCAATATAAGGAGGACAAATGGCATGTATAGATAAATCCTCTAAACATAGTATAGAAGAATGAAACATAGTGGACTAACCTTGATGGAAAAGTAACCAACTGTGTTCCAGTTGAATTAAAGCAGAATCCTCTACCTAGTGATATTCTTGATCCAACTACTATGCAGGTTCCATCTAGTTTTGGTGAAGGACAAGGACGTGGGTATGTAGTTTGGAATTGGGAAGAGTCTTAGATGAGAGAGGTAAAAATTAAGGATAAATGGTTAAAAGTTCGCGTGAGATATAAGGGTAATAAACTAGCAATTATAACAGCTATAAGAACTTTATATAGTATAAGTTATTCATAATATGGGAATATTTAATCAATCAAGTTCTCCATTATCTAGTCTAATGCCCCAATCTTCTCCATATCAAATGCCTGATTATGCTAATGCGTTTAAGATGAATATGTAGCCATAGATGAATAACTTAAAGTTCAAAGTAGGCCTGGCTACATCTAATTCATCGGATCCTTTAATAGCATTGAATGGTAAAAATATGATGAGCGATGCAATGAATCCTGATTCTCCAGACAGTTAGCTTCTTCAGAAAAATGATTCTGGAGGAGTTAGCTTTAACTGGGATTAGGGATTTAATGCATTAAGCTAGGTAGGAAGCAAGATTGGAGGATAGGCTGGAAATGTACTAAATAGTGCTGGAAAGATAGGATCTAGCATTAAGATGATAAGTCAAGCCAATAAAGGAATAAAGGCTGGTCTAGAAGGAGCAAAATCTGCCAAGGCTGGGGGTATAGGAGCAGCAATAGGAACTGCCTCAGACCTAGTTGGATCCTTTATGCCTTAGAAGACTGAATATGATGGAGCTAAGGGAGATATAACATAGACCATGGACTCTGTGTATGATGGAATATCAGATGCGGCTATGTCTTTTGGACCTATTGGAATGATGGTCGGAGGTATAATGAAAGGAGGAGCCCTCCTAGGCAAAGGAATGAATGCTTTAGGAGGAGGTACTGATGGGATGACTACTACAGACGCTATCTTAGGTAGTTCCTTCTTAAATCTAACTCCACTAGGTCTCATAAATGGTTTTGGGGGCCAGAAAGCTAAAACTATTACCAAGGACAATGAAGCCTTTGCCTAGGTAGGTTCTTCCTACACAGGGAGTGAATCTGCTGTTAATGATGCTCTTTAGAAGAGTGGTAAGAAGTATGGATTATTTAGCAGTAGTGCTAGAAAGAAAGCTAATGAGGAAATAGCAGAAGCTACAAGGCAACAAAGTATAATTTCAGATATATCTTAGGATGTTTAGGATAGAACAGCAATACGAACTGCCATGGCAGCAATTAATGGAAATCGCCGTGGATTTCATATGCAAGGAGGCTATGACTAGGCAGCTGTCAGAGTAGGACGAAAGGGAATGTCTATAGAATTGCTTGAAAAAGCTAGATCTATCATAAAGGCTCAACAGGGAACAAAGACTTTAGACCCATTTTAGATCTATTTATAGAGTCTTCCAGAAAACTAGAGAGATTCTACCAACTATAGAGTCGGAGATTACTGGGAATACAACGGCAGACCAAAGAACTTTGAAGAAGCAAAAAGAAAAGGAATGTTCGTAGAACAGGAAGACTTTGATAATTCTGGTAAGTCCTTAGGAAAATCTTGGCATAGTTTTACAGTTGCGGAGAATCCTAGTACTGGAGAGTTAGAATTTATGAAATCCTCTACACATCCTACGATATAGAAAGAACTAGACTGGTACAATTCTGATGATGGAGCTGAGTTTAGAAGTTAGTATGAATTGGTCAAAACAGAGCCTTATTATAAGTATGTTAAAAGGAAAACTCCTATTAAATAGGAAACTCCCTAGCATAAAAATGGTGGTTCCATTATAAAACTGATTTCTGAAACGATTATAAATTTAGTAGATCCTCTTGATGTTCCTGAGTTTCAAAATGGAGGTTCCATAAATGTAATTCCAGATGGGGCATTACATGCTAGGAAACACAATATGAATTTAGAAGGAATAACTCCAAAGGGAATACCTGTAATTAGTGAGAAAGATAATGGAAAGGTAGAACAACAGGCGGAGATAGAGAAGGAAGAGGTAATCTTTAGACTTGAAGTAACTCAGAAACTGGAGGAGCTTGAGAAGAAATATTACAGCGAGGAAGCATCGTAGAAGGAGAAAGATGAATATGCTTTAGAAGCAGGAAAATTAATTACAGAAGAATTATTACATAATACTAAAGACAATGCAGGATTATTATAATACAATACCAGCCTTTGGTGTTGGAGGACTAATTGCAAAAATAGCTAAGGCAGCTGGAAGAGCTAAGATATAGGGACATGCAAACCTATTGAGTAAGGAACAGCCAGAACTATCCAAACTACTTAGTAAACTAGCTAAATCTCAGAAGGGTGGTCCTAAGCTCTCTGATAAGGAGGCAGAGAGACTTGCAACACTAGCTCAGGATTATAGAAGAAGTAATATACATTATTAGGATAGAAGAAAAAAGATAAATGAATAGATCGCAGCTAGAAGGAAGCCTGCTCCAAAACCTGCAGAAACTCCAACTGAGTAGCCAGCACAACCAGCTAATCCTGTTCCTGGAACAACGTTATCAGCTAGATGGCAGTAGGCGAAAACTTGGATGAACAATCATCCTAAAACTACAATAGGAGTACCATTGCTAGCCCTTGGAACAGGTCCTGGAAGATATGTTACCGGAAATGCTGTGAAGGCTATTCAATCAAATCCAGAATCATGGTTTGACAATTCTCCAGCTGCACCAGATAACGTTTCTGATTTTGTTATGATGCCAGATGGAACTAAAATTCCTATTAAAAAGTCTGCTGAAGGCTACTTTGTTCCAGTTACTTAGGATAATAACTAGACCTCACCTGCTGAAGGAGATAATATTGATCAAACTTTAGCTGGCATTACTAATGAAAATCTTGGAGGAACTCCGCAGTAGCAATCAGGGAATATGCCACAAATTGATCAGTAGGCTATCAATGATTTATTCGATGACGATCAATGGTAGTGAGAATAGGGAATAAGAAATATAATGTAAAAGAAGCTAAAACTGAGGAAGAAAAAACTCGTGGTCTTCAGGGGATAAAGACACTTCCAGAGGATGAGGGAATGTTGTTTTACTTTGACCCAGATGAGAAAATCTCAATGTGGATGAAAGATACTAAAATTCCTCTTGATATTATATTTATAAATGATGACTGCGAGGTAACGAAAGTTCATCATGGAAAACCAAATGATGAGACATTAGTATCCTCTCCTGAAACTGCTTATGTATTGGAAGTAAACGAGGATTCAGGAATAAAGGTTGGAGATGAACTAGATATAGAAGATAATTCTGATCCAGTTATGAAGGTTTTAGCTCCAGATGGTAGTACTTAGATGGAATTATGGGGAGGTGAGAGAATTGTTAGTCGTAGAGAAACTAAAATTCTTATAAAAAAGGCTAAGGCAGCAGAAGCTGCTAAAGGCTCTCCACAATTCGACAATAAGTGTAGATCACTTGGGAAGTATATTTTCAAAGTAATCAAAGGCTAGGATACAAGACCAGCAGAGTATGTTAATAACAAAAATGCCTAATATTCTTAGATAATTTTGGTTAGATAAAAATATACTGTATATTTACTCACAATATTATTTAATTTAATTATATATAATTATGAAAATTACTTATAAAAACGCAGTAAAACAGACTAAGAAGTTCCAGCAAGGTGGTCCAGTTGAAGCTCCTGCTGAAGGTGCAGAGGCTCCAGTATCTCAGGAAGAGACTCCTGAAGAACCAGCTCCTGAGGAAGAAGGTCAAGAGAATCCTATGATGCAATTAGCACAATTATTTGCACAGGGATTACAGAATCAAGATTGTCAGATGCTCGCACAAGGAGCACAAATGTTCTTGCAGCTTGTAGAGCAGCCACAAGGTGGCGGTGCTGAGGAACCACAGGGTGAACCCGTTTTCCGTAGAGGAGGTCGCCTAGCTTATAGAATTAAGAAATAATCTATTACTCATTGAGAGGAAGTGGAGATAATCAACTCCTCTTCCTCTTTTTTTTTTTCATATATTATAATGTCACTAGCAAAGAAAATGTAGTAGGGGGGAACTGCTCCCAACTTATATAGCTTTTATGGAAAGCAATATGACTATAATGATTTAGCTTAGGCAGCTGATTAGGGACTAAATGAATACTTAGCTACCCTAAAAAGAGGGGAAAAAGACTCTAACGATTTTAGGACTGCTTACTCTAATATTATGTCAGGAATTAAGGATGGCTCCATTACCTTTGACAATGGACAATTCCATGATTCAAAGGGAAGATACACTAATTCTGATAAAAAGAATAAAGATTACTATGGCTTAATAGCCAATTATATATATGGGAAGATGGGAAAGTCTAATGTTTATAAGGCTCCAAAAGATCCTTCTAAAATTGAGTGGGGAGATGGAAGTGTCAAGACGGCTTTGATGAGGCAGCTATTCAATAGTGATAATGGAAATGTTAAAGACTTCCTTGAGCTTGATACCGAGAAAAATGGGGTAAGGAGTATAGCCAATAGGTCCACTTACTTATCTAATGCTCTTCAATCCGTTGCAGATAATTGGGATAATACCTTCCAAGGATACTAGGATGCTGATAAATCAAAGTATGTTCCTCTTTTAATTAACGCTGCAAAAGCCTTACGTGATGGAACTATTGACCCAGGAGATTATTTAGCTTTAAGCAAGGCAGTTGGTGGAATGGATTTTAGAGAGATGATGGCAACTGGGACTCCTACTGTACAAGAGTAGCCTGCATAGCAGGTATAGAACGCTCCTGTATAGCAACCTCAAATAAGAACTAAGCACGCATCTCTATTTGATAAATCATATGATGCTAATACAATGAGTAGAATGACGTCAGTTATGACTAGAGTTCCTTCTAAAGGTTTAATTAACATTCTAAGGAATAGTTTCTATAATAGACACTATAGGTTTGGATCTGACCCAAGAATCTCTCAAATCCTCGGTTCTTCTAATATTAGCAGTAAGGCGGGAATAACTGCAACTCTTAATGCTCTTCAAGCTCAAGGTGTATTGTAGAATGCAGATCCGAACAATCCAAATCTTTATTACATTCCAGGTCTCAAGACTAAAAATGGAACAGGCTGGGTTTGGGACAAAGCAAATAATACTGTGACAGAGTTGCCATTGCAAAATATCCCTTACGCTAAAGATCATATGCAACCACAGCAAGGTAACTTTACTACATATGTTAATGCTCATAAATTAGGAGGGATACTAAAAGCTCAGTAGGGAACTAAGCTCCCATGGTATAATGGTATTAATGATTTTGATGTAAATAAGTTCTCTTCCAGTTGGGGAAATACCTTATATGGAATCAATAACAAGGGAGTATATGGAACCTCCTATGGAAACAGTGGAAGGGGAATGAATGATTCCAGATATAAAACTGATTAGAATTTCTCGGACTATACTTAGAAGGGACAATCGTATGCTTCTGAGGTAGAGAATCAACAACATTATAAGGATTTCACAAATAGTCTTTTATCTGCAGCTTAGGAATATACTAATGCTCAAGACAAGAGCTCCTTTAATGATGATAATAATGTTTTTCTTAAATGGGCACATCTAGTAGATAAGGGACTCCCTTCTAATTCTACCTCTACGTTCTTTGACTAGAATGGAAATCTTAGAATGTCTTGGAAGGTTACCAACAAGGATTCTTATATGAGGGGTCCAAGAGGGGCAATAACCAATCTTTCTGACTACATTAGTAGCATTAGAAATGATCAATTGCTTGCGAATAGACACAATGATCTAATGAGAGAAGGAACTCGTTATTTCTATAATGACACAGAGGGCAACAAGCACTGGGTTGACCCAGAGGTTGCTAAATCTGGAAAATATCAGGTAAGCACAAATGGCATAAAAAGTGTTGATGGTATAACCAACTGGACTGACTATGAATTGACAGGAATTACTCCAGACGCTTCTAATCCTGCTACACAGGGTACTCCTGAGTAGAGTAATGAATCTGCTATAAATCCTGTTTAGCAACCAGAGAATAAACCAAATTGGTTCTAGCAGAATGGGTTGAAATTAGCTTAGGACATTGCTCCTTTAGCAGTTGGAGCTGGGAGACTATTTGATTCTTTACATACTAATAATAAGGTTGCAGATGTCGTTAGAAGGTCTATAAAACCAGTTCTTAAAAATACTTATGAATTATATTTCCCTGTAACAGGCGCATTCAGCGAAATGCAACTCAGAAATAGACAAGCAGCTGATGTAAGAAGGCAAGCCGCTTAGCCATATACATCTGATGCATCTCTAAATGCAGCAAGATCCTTGGATGCTAATAGACAAGCAGCCGACTTGCAATATCAAGGATTTCTTGCTGATGATAAAGAAATTCTTAGAACTAAACAGGAAGCACTTAAGAGACAAGAGGACAACATAGCTAGAAGAACTGACACAGCTAATTTTAACAGAGCTTCTATTAATTAGGCTAACAGGGAACTTGCTTAGATTGAGGCGGGCAGACTCAAGAGTAATTGGCAATCTAGAGACAACTTCTTATCTGGTATAGAAGCAGATCTTAAGTAGAGAAATGCTCAACGTGATTACGATAGAAGAGTAGAGCTAGCACGTTCATTATCTCTTGATATGCAAGATATGAATCGTCCATATGAAATAAAAGCAAGAAACCTCAAACAGCAGTATTGGGATTCAGTTAAAGATATGTCTCAGGAGTTCAATGCTAAGTTAGCTGCTTGGCAATCTGTTAATGGGGAGGATGCCGGCTATACTACTCAGCCATTCTATAAAGATTATGTAGCAAAGGCAAGGGCACTTAGAGACAAATATTATACTGATTCAGATGCTCTAGCTGAGGAATAGTCTAGAGGAACTAGGTAGTACATAGAAGGACTTAGAACTAAAATGAATTAGAGTACTCTCTTTAGAAGAGGAGGAAAGCTAAGTCCTACTGCTATGAATTTAATACGTAAAGTAGTAAAATAATGAACATTGTACCTAAATTACAAGGGGGAGGGGATATTTCCTCCCTCTTTACAACATACAGACCAGTTTAGACTCCATAGGTATAGGCTCCGCAGAGTATGAAGTTATCCAATTCTGATAAGGAATCTCTTTCTATAAAGAGTTCCTCTAAGGATGAGGATAAGGAGGATACAAAGGGGAAGCTTACAGAAAAAGACCTATTCAATATGATTAAGGATGTAGACGGACTTCCTAATGAGATGAAGTCTATTATTACTAATCTCAAAAGGACTATGGCTACAGAAAACTTGGTTGGGGTTGATACTGGAGAGTTGGCTAATACCTTTTTAAGTAGCTTGTATAAGTTAAAGGTGGCTAACTAGAATAAGAAAAGATTTGACGAGTCAATAAAGGATGCTAAAGAGAATGGTAGTATAGGTGAGATTGCAATTACACTAGGAGGAAATCTTTTAGCATCTGACAAGAATGGTAATATATAGGAAGTATCTTTACAACAATATTAGAGCAATCCAGACTAGTACAATCTACTCACTAATTCTAATCTAGCCTGGTTTAGAAAGTACTCTCCTAAAATGGCATTTTCAAAAAATGATAATGCCTTCGAGATTATTAATAATGGAATGGGATTTGAAGCCTTCCAAAAACTTCTAGACTAGGCTAAGGTATCTCTTGGAAGCTATAAGTACGAAGAACAAGGAATTGCCGGAAAAGAGGCATTACTTGGACTTCGTGCTTTACAAAATCTTTCTAAGTCACAATAGCAAGAGTATTTGCAAGGAGCTCTTGATGGAAAATACTAGACAGAATCCTCTACAGATACTAATGCCTAGTAGATAAAAGCTTTAGTAGATTATCTAACCATAAGTCTTCCTAAGAGGGCTAAGGTATGGGCTTCTCTAAAGACTGGTATATCTGACCCTAATAAAGCTACTCAAGCATTAGTTACATAGTACTTATCAGGAAGCTTGAAAAGTACTAGTTCTTATAAAGTGGATTATCTAGGAACTGATGAAAAGCTTTAGAAAGCTGGAAAGAGCAGTAGCAGTGGCGGAAGTCCGGAGGATCCAAAAGAAGGATTCTGGAGACAACTTCAATCAGATAAGGCAGGGGATGAACAAAGCTATAATTTACTTATAGGTAGAGGATAGCTCTCCGTTGATGGAAAGTATTATGGAACTACTCCAGGAATGGATGACAATAAGTCTCTTACTAAATATATTGGTGATTCTAAGGTAGGATACCTTATTAAAAATAGACAAAATATTACCTTTGGAGATCAATAGATTTCTTCTGATAGCTTTGATGACGTTATGGTTAACTCTGGAGGAGGTGCTATGACAGTAACTCTTCCTATAACTCCAGACGGCAAAGTCAACTTCAGTATAATGGACACTTACTCTAAAGTAATCAATAAGCTTAAACAACTTGGGGCTAAAGTTGGAACTCAAGATTACGAAAGAAAGAAGGCAGAAATACTTAAGAGAGTTGGACTTGGATACTTAGTTGATGCATCTAAGGGAGAAGTCAATCCTAAATATTTCGGACATTTCCTAGTACTAGAAGGAGTTGCAAGTAGTAAAGCTCATGGAGTAGTAGCTGGAAAGAAATAGGGATTACAGGAGTCTCAATATATAGAGAATGCGTCAGGAGATGATGCACTATTTGATACTGTTAGAAGAGCCTTATCTGATAAAGATAAAGGAGAATATAAACTAGACAATAACTGGATTACATTTAATAATGACAAGTTATACAAAGGAAATATATATATTCCTATTAATACTAATCCTCTTAATGCTGCAAATGCAGACGGAAATGACGTTAAGGAGTCTACTGCATATAGATATGAATAGAGACAACAGGTATGGGATAAACAACAAAAGCAAAAAGCTACAAATACAGCAACGCTATGGCAATGAAATAGAATGATTGGCTTGTTGCATCTTTGAATAATCCTGAGTTTACAGCTCAGGACTTCAAAGATGTTTCAGGAATGACCTTAGATAATACTCAGTTTATGTCTAAGGATGTATATAAGAATAGTCCATATATTAGAAGTTAGAAGATATTTTAGGACAATGATGGAAACTTTTCAGATTAGAAATTTGATGCATATTATAATAATGTAGCCAGTACCTTTAGAGATTTCAGTACAGAGAACTCTGTAGACAACTATGAGTATAGTATGTGGGATGTTAACAGACCTGCTGGAGGTAGGGTAAAAAATGTTAACTTCAATCTGAATACAGTTAATAATCCAGACCATATAAGGATTGGAGTAGGAGGAATAAACAAAATTACTAACTCTAATAAGTCTAGAAGAGAGTTAGCTCAAGACAGTAAAATATTTGATCCTGCTACTGGTACTTTTTTGGACAAATCTGTCAACGATATCTCACTATTCACCAATCCTTTCGAATATATCAGCTCTTTATTTGATGACCCTCTTGTATATGCTACATATGATGAGGATACAATTGAAGTAGATCCTATAACGGGTAATAAAGTTAAGCATTAGAAAGGAGAATGGAAGGTAAATGAGGATGGAGAATACTATACAGAGAAAGCTAATGGAAGAAATCTCCGTGGAAAAACTGTAGTATCTGCTGCCGATTACCTTACTAGTGAAAACAGTGCTATAAATAAGTATGATTTCTTCGACTCAGATGATTTAGAGAAGTCAGTCGCAGGAACTGTAGCTAAGAATGTAGCATCTATAATTCCAATGTTCATTCCTTATGTAAATACTGCATATTCTGGACTATTAGTAGGAAGAGAATTAGCTAAAACTCTCCCTATGGCATATGGTATGGTTGCCTCTTTAACTGGAGATGAAAACCCTAATAGCTAGCTTGCAAATACTATTGCAGCTTATGGTTAGAAGTTCTCTACCTCTACATCTGACTATGCACAGGAAAATACATTTAGTTTTGAGAATTTTGGAAATCTAATGTCCGATGTTGCTCTGCAATGGGGACAGCAGAAGTTTATTGCAAATACCTTTAATAAGCTTAAAGGAGGTGGAGATTCAGTCCTTAACACTGCAACTGCTAAGGCTCAGAAAGCTTATATGGATAAAGCAAACCAATATATATAGGAGAGTTTGGAAGGTAAGATAAGTAAGGCACAATTGTCTTCCTATCTTGGTACTGATGACCCTTATAATATTGGCAAGCTATTTGAATCAGGAAAGTGGGCAGATACTTCTCTAGGTAAGGCAGCTCTTAATAAATATATTCCAGCTGCTGAAAAGGTAATGCAAAATAGAAATAGACTTGCTCAAGATCTCTCTCTTGGATACATGGCTCTTATATCTAATACTGATGTATATGAGTCAGTTTTGGAAAAAGGTGGAACTCCAGCTGAAGCTGCCGCAATTGCATTTGGCTCTACCCTAGGTATGTACTCTGTTGATAAATACTTGGGTCTTGGAGAGATGTTCTTTGAAAAAGATCCTGCAAGACTTGCTTTAAGAAGGGCTGCTAAAGAAAATGCTGACTTGTATATGGCAGGAAGAAAAGAGGCTGCTGACTTATCTACAAAGAAGGGTATTATAGGAACTATCCAGAAGGGAATTGACCTAGGTAAAAGAACTGTTGATAAATTTGGAGAGAAATATAAGGATGGAACAATAGGTATTATAGGTAAGGCTTTAGGAGAGGGTACAGAAGAAGTTAGTGAAGAACTCGTAACTGACCTTACTAAATACCTGGGAGAATTAGCAGGAAGACTTGGGTACTTCTCATAGACTGATTATGGTGCTTGGGAGGATATGGGAGATAGATATTTAATGTCCTTCTTTGGTGGTGCAGCCGGTGGTGCCATGTTTGGAGGAGTAGAAGCATGGAATAATAGAAATAATTCTACTAAAGACTTCCAAAATGAAATCACCTATCTCTTAAGACAGGGAAAGAAAAAGGACATCTTGCAGGAGCTTCAAACTCTTAGAGATAAAGGATCCCTTGGAAGTTCTGAATTATCTTATGACAGTACAACAAACTCAGATGGAACCAAGACTTATATAACTGCAGATGAAAATCACAAATCCTAGGCTCAGTCTAACTATGAAGGTCTTTCTAATATCATAAACTAGCTAGATCTTATCCTTAATGGAAATCAATTAAATCTATCTGAGGATGAACTCTTTGATAGAATGGTTTAGGGAGAATATAGAGCAAATGCTTTAACCGACTTTTTAAAAGGAGACAATGCAGAAAATGTAAAGAACATATCTTACATCTCTAAATTTCAGGAGGATTTCTAGAATCTTTCTAACTCTATAATTAATAAAGAGAATGAAATATAGGAACTAGTAAATACAACTACTGATGAAGCTAAGAGAAAAAGTCCAGAATATTAGGAGAAACTCGAAAAACTTCAGTAGGAAAAACAAGATCTTATAGAGCAAAAGGATTATCTATTTGGAGAAGGTTCTCTTGGCTACGTAGAGAAGACTCTTTTTGCAATAGATACTAATCTAAGTGGTAGATTCTTGTCTCTTAACTTTAATTAGTTTGCTAGAGAACTTACAGGAAAGTCTCTACAGCAATTATCCCCATCTGAACTTCAAACAGTTTAGACTAGATATGAAGCTTGGAAGAAGAATGGAAAGTAGGATCTTGATACAGCTTTTAAGTTGTATAAGGATATGGAGAAATAGGTTCTTCCAGAATTATAGACATTCTAGAATACCAATTTCGATTAGGAATTATCTGCAATAGAGAAGCTTAGAAAGGAAGACCCATCTAAGAAGTTATTATAGGTAACTGATAAGTTGGATACGGAATCTGACGAGGAATATGCAGCACTTGCAGCACCCCTAGAAGGAGAGTCAGAAGAAGACTTTAGAGCAAGACAGAAAAAACATGAGGATGCAATACGAAAATATAACATTGACAACCAATTTAGATGGATTTAGGAATTTGCAAAATAGCCTATAACCTCTACTGACTTCAGATATTTCGTATCTTAGGTAGGAGCGCTTAGAGGAGAATTACTTAAGTACTATCTTGATAACGTAGCTGGATAGGCAGATAGTGATATTAAGAAACATTGGTGGGAAATGCAAGTTACTCCTAAGGACGGACAAGAAGTTGACCCTAATGATGTTTCCGACATTGATAAACAGAATAGTGACTTATATAATCTAATTCTAAAAATGGGAATCCAAGATGTCCCAGCCTTGAAGAAGGCCCTTAAAAGTAGAATTAATGAAACTGCCTCCTCAATAGTTGGAAGAAAGTATGAGACTGTTAGAGCCTTTTCCTCTGATCCAGACTTTATAAAGTCTCTAGAAGCTGCCTCTAGTTTATCAACTGATGAAAAGGAAGCTTTTAACATTCCTATAGACTATCAATTTAACAATGATGGATAGATAACTTATAAGGACATAGATGCTTTCATCAAATATGATATGGCGAGGAATGGTAATTCTTTAGAGGATGAATGGGATTACTTAGGGTTCTTTTCAGACAATTTAGAGCCTATACAAAAATTCTACGCAGAAGCAACTATAGATCCATCTATTCTTAATTCTGAGGAAGCAGATACGATAGCTGATATATCAGAAGATAAATATAACGAGATGGTTGGAGAGGTATCCGACTAGATGTTAGATTCCTACTTTAAGAATCTTGATACGTTCATAGAAGGAGTAAATAACTCTCCACAAACCAAGACTCTTAATACTCTAGAGGGAACTACTTTTGTAAACAATCCCGTTATTCCTCTTCTAAATAAGATTTCTAAGTTTTCTTCTAATAGCAATGTAAATGTTGAAGACTTATTATAGGATATATATAATACTTATAATTCTCAAGAAACAAATGCAGACTTTTAGTTGAGTGATTCTTAGCTATCAAGCTTAAAGCAAGTTCTTGAAGATTTTAAGACTGCAGAATCATTTATATACGGAGCATCAGTTAGAGACACTGATGGAACTCCAGTAGGGCATAATAAGTCAATAAATGAGTTTGTGAAGAATCACAGTGATGTATTTGGAAAGACTGAAGAACTTCCTGAAATTAAGGAGAATGATGCCAATATGCTCTTAGGAGAAATCTCTGCATACAGGAGAGAGATTAATTCTTGGATTAATAAGCATGACTAGAATACTGGTTAGAGAGAAATAAAGTTTATTAAAGCTAACTAGGCTTTAACTAAAACAACTAGATAGTTCTTCGACTTAAATAGAAACGCATTTAAGATTTCACCTACTCTAGATTTACTAGATGGATATGAAGATCTAACTTTGGACGATTCTCTATCATCTATGGTAGCATTACAGGAGTTACTATATAATAATAGAAGAAAGTCAAAAATGTCTACCTCAGAGATTCTTGACAGTCTCTCCAAGAGTATGTTTGATGTTAATCAAGTACTTGGCTAGGAATCTGCTAAGTTAGATGAGAACCTAACTTATGATAAGTTAACCAACTATGATAAATTCTAGCTATTGGTTGGAGCTATTTCCGCTAGTACAATAAAGTATTACAAGGGATTAAAGTCATTCTTAGATGGAAACACTAATATGGCCCCAATATCTATGCAAGAATACGTGTCTAAACTAGCCTATGCATAGAAGGAAAATCCTAAAGTGATAAATGAAGCACTAGATTGGATTAAGGCGAAAACTGGCTCTAAAATGGATGTAGCACATAATACTTCTATAGTTACAGGATTAGGAGGAAGTGGTAAAACATTTGCAGTAGCTAGACTAAATCTTGGTACAGGAGCTGATACGTGGGTTTCTGGTCCTACTTAGAGTTAGGTTGATAACTTAAAGAACAGTCTTCCAGATAGCACTGAAAAAACAAAGGCAGACTTATTTAGTGTAATCTTTGGAGGAAAAGCACCTAATATTAAGGATGTATATACTACTTAGAAGGAAAATGGGGGAACCATAGTTAATTTGAAGGATAACCTAGGTATAAAGAAGATAGATAATGCACCTAAACATCTTGTTATAGATGAGGCAACCCACTTTAGTACTCCTGAGTTACTCTTAGTGTCTAAATTCTGTGACCTCAATGGAATTAACTTAATTCTTATAGGAGATGAGCATTAGAATGGTTACAACAAAAACAATATTGGAAATATTGAAGAAAACTCTTTAATAGCTTGGAGATCTCCATCCCTATATCTATCGCTAAGAAACGGAAATGCCTTAAAGGTTTCTAATTAGCAGCCTCTTCTTTCTGTAATTGACAAACTATCTATTAGTGATCCTGGAACTCTTGGAAATACTGTATATGAGCAAACATTTAAGAACATCCAACTTCGTTACTACAATAAAGATACGTTTAGTGGGGAAATGATTACTGATACAGTTCCATCTGATGTACTTAGTAAAATTCCTAAGGATGTCTCAGTTGGCTTTATAGGAGACTCTTCATCTACTGAATACCAAAAATTAAGAGATGCTGGATTAAAGGTTAGTGATCCTATGTCTCCTCTTGACGTTCAGGGAAGAGAGTTTGATTACGTTGTGGTTGATAAAAAATGGAAGTTGGATTTAGGAGATAACTGGAACAACAACAACATAAATATAAATCAGTTTGCAAAAGATCTATATACACTAATTACAAGAAGTACAAAGGGAACTATTCTTATAGATAATGGATTGTCAGACATAATACAAAGTGCTGAATCAGAGTTTAATGGAGAATATTCAGGATTATCCACCTCAGTTTAGAGATTTAGGGAAAAGAGACTTCCAGAAATTGAGAAAGCCTTAGCAGACAATCAGGAAGTGTCTGAAGAACCTTAGGGGGATTCTACACCTGATTCAGATTAGCCTACGAATGAACCCGCAGTTATAGGTGGGCAAGAAATATCTGAAGAACAGCTACAAGAGGAAACTACGCCTGTAAAGGAGGATGGCGACAACTCTAAAGAGGAAGCAGAATCTGCTTCTGATGAAATGGAGCAGAATACCATTCTAAGTAATCCTGTAACTACTTATAGTAGTGTAAGTTACTCTGGAATCAATACAGCAGGAGATATTTGGGTAAATGACACCAATAGCACTAGTGACTTAGGAATCTTTGTAAAGCCAGGAGAGGAAGTAAAAGAAGGAAAAGTAGATCTAATGCGTAAAGTAATCTAGCTGAAAAATATCATAATATATGGTTCTGAATATTATGATAGATTGCCTCCAGAAACTAGAGAGATATTCAGCAAGGATTCTTTTAATAATGTATAGTACTTTATTAAGGTAGAGGATGCTGCTGACTCCAATAGACTTATAGGTTTAACTAAGGGAAGTGGTCTCAACAATGATAATAGAACTATTAGAGGAAAAGTAATAAAGTTAGTAGCTAAACTAGAAGGAAAGGATGGAAAGATATATTCTGTGTCCCTTGGTGGACTGAACAATCCAGACACATGGGCTAAGAATGCTAGTTCTATCAAGGAGGCTATAAAATCTAAGATAGACAGCGGAGCCGAAAATTCAGAGGAGCTATAGAGGTTATATAATTCATATGATGATACTGTAACTAAATATTCCACTATAGTAGATGGATGGGTTCAATCTAATCAAGAATTTAGAATTAATCCCCCAAAATTTTCATAGTATACTCGCTTAATGCCTCTAGATTCTTCATACAGATTAGAAGAAGCTAATAGTTCATAGAGTCCTTATAGAAGCATGGCACCTATTCAGGTAGAATCTGATGTCAACATCGTAATAGACGACATTCCAGGAATTAGTCCGGAAATGAGAGGTAAGCCTGTTATGTTTGTTTCGAGTAATCTACTACTATCTCCATCTGAGTTAAAGGATGTTTACATCAGACAAACATAGGATCCAACTATTCCAAAGCAAGTGAGAATGCTTCGTCTTGATAATGTCGGAGTCTCATTTCAATCTCTTTATCAAAAAAAGTGGGTAGAATTGTATAATAATCGGGTAGGAAATTGTACATTTACCACACCAATGGAGTTATAGCCATTTGCTATAAGAATGTACAAGGCAATGTGGAACTATAGAGCTGGATTAAGCCGCTTTATGGAACGCTATGACTCCTTCTGCAAAGAAAATAGTCTAAATGATGAAGATATGAATAAGCTTTGTCAGATGGATAACGCAGAGTTCCAAAGACAAAAGGGTGATAAAGAAAGCTTAGATGAGGCTCGGTATAGAAAGATGGTTGCGCCCGAAATGCAATCAAAATTATAGGTTCTATGGGATTTTAATGATAGTCTTGCTGACTATGTGAAGGAATTTAGACTTGGATATAACTCTGTACATGGAGCTTACCTTAGAAAACTGACAAACATAGACAGTAAATTCTATGAACATCCTGATAAAGCTGTAGGAATTTATATAAACCCTTAGATAGCTAGAACTTAGCTAGCTGTACTTGAAAACATATTTACTAATATAGTCGACTAGATTATTCCTCCATCTGAATAGAATAAGAAGTCTTACATTACTACTGACTTAGGAAAAATAAAAGATTGGTTCAAGAATGTTGAGGAAACTAATAGTATTGACTTAGACTTTTAGGAGGACAATGCAAGTACTAGAAGCACTCTCCACATTTCTGATAAATCTAATCTAACTACGTTGCCACTAGTGATGATTAAGGCAGCTCACTACATAAGCAACTAGATGGCAACTGGAAAGGAAGACTTTTTAGACTACATAGTAGAAAGACAAAAGGAAGGCTCTACACCATATACTATTAAGTATTAGGATAAGCCTTTAAACTGGATGGGAATTATTGATCCTATTGATAATCAAGTCGGATCCGATAAAGATGCAGAGTACTCAGAAGGAATACCTGGAGTAATCCCTTACAATAAGGAGAGCAGAACTGGACTATATGACTCTAGAATGGATGACCTATTTAATCTTATGTTCCATGGAGTTGTCTCCACACCAGTAGAGAATGACTTTACTAGGGATAATATACGTGCAACAGCGGCTCAATTTAAGTATGGTATATTCTCAGACCCTATTCTAGTTGAAAGAAAGAACGAAGAATCTGGATAGATTGATAGAACTGTAACTAACAAGAAATTATTCTCTGCTAATGCAGTTTCTTCTGGACCTACTATTGCTGTGGATATAAATCCTTACATAGAATAGACAGAAGAACAAGTTCAAAAACCTACAGAGTAGGAGGAAATTATTAGTCCAGTACAATAGATGCATGAGAAAATAAGTGATTCTCTAAACTTAGCCGGGATAGAAATTGATCCATCTGACTACGATTCTGTAGAGGACTATGTAAAAGCTGTTAACAAGAGAATAGATAAGGGCATTAGAAACTTTATTCAGAACAATCCAAAGGTATCCTTTGAAAACATATTAACTAGTCTCTCTAATGATGGAAGTACTACTTTATTGAAAGATTCTCAAGAATTTTGGGGAAAAACTCTTAAATCCGTGGAATCTATTCCTAATGCTAAGAGATTAACTTTCGTAGACAATGAAGGAAAGGAATCATACTATAATGTTCATTATGATGATGGATTAGTTATAGTTCCAGACGTTGCCGAGTAGACACATCCAGACACTTTAACTTCTGATGAAGCAATTAACACTATATTGAATACTACATAGAACTTCTTCTCTAACTTAGAAGAGGATGATCTATAGATGTTCCAAGAAGAACTCTCTAATTCACTATAGGGAGGGGAAATCTCTTGGAAAACATTTAATATGATTGTTAATAAAATGATAGGATATTTAAGAGAGAACTATGAAGATGAAGCTAATGATGTTATACAAGATTTAACTAATTTATTAAACTCATGTCCAATTTAATATGAAAAAATGTAGAGTTCTAAATTATAGTAAGGATCTTCATTCAAATATGATAGATCTTTCTAAATTGGAATCAACTAATGTAGACGAGTTAATAGAGGACGTTTATTCAGTGCTGCAAGGGCTTCCCTTCAGCACTGATATAGACGAATCTGTTGATGAAGAAAATTACACAGATAGTATTGATTCCCTTGTAAAGCAAGTAGGAGCAGAACTATCTAAAGCAAATCTTCCATTTGAATTATCAACTCAAGATAAAGCTCGTATTACAAGGGCTTTGAAGACTAAGCTTTTACCTCGTCCTCTAACTAAAGCAGAATAGCAAATATCTGCTATTATTAAAGGTACTGACCTAGTTAGAGAGGAGGATATATAGTAGATAAAATATAAAACAATACTGTCAGATGTCTATGGAACCTCTAATCCTGGAATGGATTCCTGGAGGCGTAGGATTTTCGAGGATAATTTAGCTCTAGCTACAATTATAGACACACGTGGAGAGGGAATGATAGTGGACTCTGATAGAAAGTTGAATAACAATATAATAAATTATTAGGAGTCTTAGTATAAAATCATAAGAGATTACCTAGTCAAATATCACCTTTAGGGGGCTGATTCTGAGCAGTTTCCTAAGAATCTTTATGTAACCTCTACTAAAAATAACAAGGTTAAAATAAAAACTCAGAATCACTATAATACCATCACAGCAATGTATAATGTTATTGAGTCATTAAAGAATGAAGGTACATTCTTAGATTCAATAGAAAATGGATGGAATGAAGACATAGACAAAGTAAAATAGGTGAGTTAGAATAGGGAATTATATAATGCAGTGAATGCATTCATTAACCTAACATACTTTGACGATGTGCTAAAACAAAGTCTGAGTAAATTTATAAATATAAATCCTCAACTCAATCCTATTCAATTTACAGTAGATGGATATGGAACACCTACTTATCAATACAAGTACCAAATTGCAGCAGGAAATAGTAATGCTAGGAAAACTTGGGGAGACGATGTATCCGATTCCTTAGAGGAAATGGCAAAATTTAGTCAAGTGTTAATTAATAGAATTTCCTTGTATGATTATAAGGATGAAGTAGAACAGTGGGGTCGTCTAGAACCAAAGGATTTTGTTGGAACAGTAGTTAAACTTAAATCAGCTGGAACCCTTGTCACGGATAATGAGTTCAAGGATGCTGTAGAAAATTTAACTAAGGATTAGTCTAGGAGGAATGGAAATCTACAGACTATCTTCAAAAAGCTCTTTATTGATAAGAACCAGAATATAATTAGAGAGTTAGAGACTAGAGGATTTGATTACAATAACATGAATGTTCTCTATTCTATATATAGGACTGTATTTGATACTAGAAAGAAAACTAAGCAGAACGGAAGGCAGAATAAGTCATGGCTTGAAGTTGAAGATTCTTACTTAAAAGAAAATGGAATCCGCTCTAGGTATAATCTAGTAGAGGCAATGTACGGTCTAATATGTTCAAATACTGCACTAAACTATTTACAAACCGTTTATGATTTTGATACCTAGACTACTAAGACAGCAGTAAAGGATAAGTATTCAATTTCTAAAACTAAGTTTGATATAATCAACGATATAAATGATAATACTATCAAGAGACTTGATAGTGCCTAGTTGTTAGATGAATATAAACTCACTCCAATGGCAGATGGTAAAAGCTATTCTATAAACATCGCTGGAATAGATTATCAAATTAAAGTGAATGGATTGGGAGTAAATCTTCTATCAAAGAAAAATGTATCAGCTAGCAGATTCCAAATCAAGGAATTAGAAAAATTGAGAGATGTATCATTGGGTACTAGGGAGTAGAGAAATGCTCTGGTATCTAGACACAATCTAACTGCATAGGAGTCCCAACTGGCTGATGTCTTATCGTTCATTGATAATATGCTAAACACTGATTTCAGTAAGAATGCGTAGTCTTTAAACGAGCTAGTAATTTCTATGAAGGGAAGACCTAATTTCTTACATGACATATTTATGTCAGCTGCAAGAGCATTGGTCATACAAGACATCTATAATGATTTTAGAAAAGCTACAAAAGAAGATGGCTCTACCTATGCAATGACAGAGCTTAGGACTTTCTTAAAGGACTCTGGGAAATTTCCAGGAATCTACGATGCAAGAAATCTATATGAATATTTTAGAACCGACTTTGATGGTTATCAATTAACTACTGTTGATTCTAATGAACCCTGGGTTGTAAAATTAGCAAATACAAGAGCTTTATTAGCTAATGACACCTCTAAATCTGTTATCTCCAATTTGGATGGGGATAAAATTCCAAACTTTAGTCCTGCATTTTTAAGTGGGGATATAAAGACTCAGATGAGAGAATCTAATGAAGCTGGAGGTCCAACTGCCTATCTTCTATTCTCAGGAAATAGAAAGGCAGTACTGGATGTAACTATTGATACTGATGTTAGAACTAAAGATGGTAAGGTTAAGCAAATAAAGAATATGACTGAAGGAGAACTTTTGTATAATGCCTTAGTCAATAAGTTTTTACTTCCTTTACACGAGGACGGGACAATCTTTACGCAATCTACTACACAGTCTGATAAGACTAAGTTTATTGCCGATCATATAAGTCTTGGGGATATTATCATTGATAACCAAAAGCTGACTGACCTTATAAAGAGTCCTTCTCTTGAGTAGGCAGTTATATCTAAGCTTAAAGGGACTATAGGTACTGCCTATAATAAAGTATATGATAGAGTTATAGAGGATTACAAGAGGTTATTCCCTCAAGTTAAGGATGTAGATGACATAAATAAAATATTCAAGGGAGTTCCTTCAAAGATAGCGACAGGAGAAGAAGTAACTATCAATTCTGAAAAGGATTTGATGAAGGCTGTAAATTCATATAATAGAGCAAACCCAGATAATACAATTACTCTTTATAAAGATTTACATTATAGGCAGATCAAGGGAAAGAAACTCGCTTTCAATGAACTACTTTATGAGTTTGCTACAAATCTATATAATCCAAATGATTCAACTAGACTAAATTAGAGATTGGCTTTGGAGAAGAGACGGTTCTTAAAGAATCTATTAGAGAAATAGTTCTCAATTCCTGCTGATGATTAGATGAAGTCTGTAATGAAACAAACCTTTGGGTTAAATACTAAGTAGTGGATTAAGAAAATAGGAAATGAGGAGTATGTAATTCTTGCTAAATCTGGAAATGAAGACATTCTATATGGAAGTGTGGATGACAATGCAGAGATTACACTAAATCCAATGCTTAATGCATATTTCTTAATTGATAATCTTATAGGAAATAACCTTAGGTTTAGTACAACTGGTTCAGAAATTAATCATAAGATTAAGGCTTTAGCCAAGCTAGATTTAAAGAAGAAAATAAAAAATGAAAATCTGAATAAGAGAAATATTCTTCTTCTAAATCCTGACTATGATCAAGGAGTTCTTACATTCTATGATCTCAAGAAGATGATTGACAATGGTAAGGAGCTTATAGCCAACGGAGCAAAAACAGAAGGAGTTCCTCTTGAGAGTACTATTGCCGACTTAGAGGCAGCCTATGATGACTAGATCTATGCAATGGAGAACTTAGGTTAGAATGCCTAGTTCAAACGTAACGTAATCATGTCTGCTACTATGACTAAAATGGTTCCTAGTCTAGAGGGTATATGTGAAAGAATGAACATTGCTTGTATTTCCGATGTTCCTGCTGATGTGTTCAACTTTAGCGGAAAATCAGATGCAGTTGATGCACATGATGGTAGTGCCTAGCTGAGCCCATTCTGGTCCATACTTGAGAATAAATCTCTAGGTCCAAATGAAGTTGGAACTGTAAAGAAACCTATCCAGCACTTCTATGACGATAGATATATGACAGCAACTTTATTAAAGTATGCAACTGATACTATTACTAACCAGTGGATGAGATAGTCAGTTGGAAATGACTTAAATGGAACTAAGCATGCTATCAATTTACATAATATCTTCAGAAAGATGCATAGTAAGAGATGGCATGTAGTTGATGCATAGGGAAAGTCGATAGAGGGAGCTTGGAATGACGGAGAAATTGATTTGATTAAAGGCTGCGGATATAAAGCTGACCATGAAATATCCTTTGCGGACGATATTATGGAGCAAAACTTATATCCTAATAACTAGTTGTATTATAATAGAGCTGGAAACCATATAAAGATTACTGATTTCGGAAGAGAGAAAGGTGTGTATTACACAGTAGAATAGGCAGTAGACTAGGGAAATCAACCTATAGGAGAAGAGTAGAGAGTTTATCACTATTTTGATAATGCTGGAAATCACATTCCTTCAGAATCTATTTTAGAAAATACTCCTTATCACACAGTTGACTCTCTCTTTGAGCTACATACAGCTTTAGGTGGTATATGGTCTGAATAGTACAATGGAGAAAACTTCGTATATTCAGAGGGGTCTAATATAGCAGTAACTAATTACATAAATCATGTTGCTACTTTAAAAGAGGGAGCAGACCCAAAAGACTTAAGCATTAAGAGTTATGACTAGCCATTAAAGAGAGCTATGATTCACGTGCTTGCTAATAATTCAGCTGTTAAAAATGGAGTTGGAAATATCAATCCTACTTCATCATGGTATGACAACACAGAATTTTCATACATGACAATCGGCTCTGATACCTATGGTATACAGCAAGACTCCGACCACACGGCTGATGAAGCTCATATGACTGAGTTCTCTCAGGTTATAAGTTCTTTGGATGCAGGTGGATATTTACATGACTATGTTACTCAAATATATCAATAGCTGGGGTAGACAGCTTTAGATCTATCTAAGGTAGAGTTAGATGCAGTTGCCTAGTTTAGGGAGTCGGGAAATATGTCTGCTATATACGACGTAATTGGCAGAACTATTATGGCTAATATTAAATCTGGAAGTGGAGAAATTGGATTGGCAGAAGCTATTATAAATAATATCAAGTCCAAGTTTAATTTAAATACTGATCATTCCCTTGATAAATTAAAGATTCCTTTTAGTGATCCTAACATATATAGTAGTATTCTTTCTACCTTTGTATCTAATATAAATAAGAAATCTATTAAACGTCAGTATCCTGGTCTTGGTACTGTAATGGTTCCTTCTTATAACATGTCAATGATATATGACATAAATGGGATGACCTACCAATTTGAAGACTTAGTAAAGGAAGCTGCTGAGAAGGGGTTCACTTCAACTGAGTTAGATAATACTAAAGCGAAGTAGGACATTGTAAAATAGTATTTGTCTACTGTATAGCAGGGTATGCCTGTATACGAGGACGGATAGTCTTTCATTCCTACTGAAAATGTATTGGTAACATTAGAAGGAACTAATGCATTAGGACAAACTGGAACATTCCAGGAGCACATTTCATTAAATGAGATTCACGACTATTATAACTTCCAAGATAATCCGCAAGAATACCTTTAGAAGAAAGGTTATTCGAACATTTCCAGTATGAAGTTCCAAAAAGACGTTACAGTACCTAGAAATCTGGCTCCAGTTAGAATTACTTGGGATTATGTAGATGCTCTTGGAGTTCAACATCATACTAATATCTTTAATCATTGGAGAGTAAAGGGTCAGATTTAGGAACTTGCTAAAATTGGTGACATGAACATATCTGGAGATGAAAAGAAAAGACTATCTGCAGAAGCTGTTAAAAAGTGGGATGTCGACAAAGCTTTCCATGATATTAAAAAGGGAATATATGAAATAGCACAGGGAGCCGAGCCAGTAAAGATTTCTAATCTGAAAAATGAGGCAGCAGAGATTATTATGTCTAACCTATATGCCTCAAAATTTGGAATTAAAGCGGGAGACTCTTTAGTAGATGTATTAAAGAAAGGAAAGTCTTATTTCTCAACTCCTACAGTATCAGTTGAATCAGATAACTATGACTTAGTATTTACTAAGGGAAATGGTAATCACACATTTATTACCTTTAAACCACTTCAGAAGAACAGTGATAACTGTATGTCCTTCTATAGAGCTTGGGATAATATAAACAAGAGAAAATATTAGAGGGAATACGAAGTGTCAGAAAATTCTCCAACTGTAGTAAATAGAATATATGCTATAACTGGAGATAATGTACGCCTGTTTGAAATAGGTAGAGAGATAGTAAGAGACGATATTGTATGGGATAGCAAGAAAGAAGCCTTCGTTAAAGGAGGTAAAAAGGTTAGAAACTAGAATACCTATAGAAGAGATGGAGATAGAGTACTTCAATATATAGAATTTGTATCTAAGCACAGAGTTAATGAAACAGCAGAGGATGGATCAATAATGTCCTATGATCTTTATAATATTAATAGAAGTGCTATAAAGCAGTGTTTAGAGTAGAAATAGTACTCTGATGCTGAGCTTACATACACTAATGCAGAAGGACACACTTCTAAATTAACTCCAGAACAGAAATTTGATTAGGAAGTTAACTAGTATATTAGCCGACTTCTTGGAAATATTTATAAATCTGATGAATATGGAGGAATATAGCTAAATAAGTCTCTCTCATTTGGATCTGGAAAAGTTCTCCAAGAAACCTTATATAATTTTAGCAAAGAGATAGATTATGATTAGGACTTATCAGAATATGTAGTATCTTTGCATAAGATAATGCAAGCTGCAAACCCAAATAAAAATGATAATAATCGCTTTAAGATTGCAGGTATTAAACTTAAAAAAGCCTTGGCTGCATTTGATGCAAGGAATTAGAATAAGCAATATACTTCTTTCCAAAAAGCATAGAGCTTTACAGTTGCCCGTATTCCAGCTCAAACACTACAATCATTCATGAAGATGAAAAATGTAGGATTTACTGGAACAGAAACTGGACAATGCTTTGTAACTGCATGGTAGACATGGTTACAAGGATCCGATTACGATATAGATAAGGCATATGTCATGGGTTTGTGCTTTGATACTAATGGTAAATATATTGGGTGGAGTAACCTATTTGATTATTCTACAGATGAAACACTAGCTGCTTCTGAATACTTGCCTATGCCTTAGAAAGTAAGACATACAGTGATAAATGATGCAGCGACTGCTAGAACTAACCTTGCAAAGTAGCTAACTGAGACTACTGATGAAAATAGGAAGGCTGTAATAGAAAATAGATTGAGGCAACTTGATCACATAGTTGATTTAGATCCTTGGATTGAAAGGATTAGTAATGAACCCAACTAGGCTGCTAAAATCTTGTTGTATGCAGACTTGATAAATGAAATTAATAAAGAAGCTTATTAGGACGGAGACAGCAAAACTGTCAATATATCTTATACTAATCCTTCTGGATTAGAAGTAGTGAAGAATCTTAATAAGCATGAATTTACTTAGATTCCTCCTAACTTATCCCAGGATGTAAGTAAAAACTTTATCTCCTCTCACATCCAGAACACTGTTTAGGACTTGGTTAATATGACTAGAGCATATTCTCCTATTGAGATGGAAGACTTCCGTGCTGCATCTGGATACAGTCCAAAATAGAAGGCAGCTTCAGAAATGACTCTTTTAAATCCTGCAACTAAGTACCTTATGCAATATTCTAATATGACTGGTAAGAATGTCATTGGTATTGCTGCTAATGGTGAGAAATCCTCATTCATGTGGCACTATTACTTAAATGATCTAATTAGGCATGGGAATGCAGAGAAGAGAAAATATGGTCATTTCTAGTTTACAACAAACAGGATTATAGGTAGAGCAAAGGGAAATATCTAGTCTGGAACAATAACAGGTCTTCCAGATCTAAATATGGACGGAGTTGCTCCTAATATTTAGGCAGAATTTGGATCTAGAATTACTGGAAACCTTTATGTTGACTTGATGATTAGTCAGGTTTTATCAGCTGCAACTGATAATGCTAAGGAGTTAATCCTTGCTAAGGTGAATGCAGGTAATAAACTAGCAAAAATGTATCTGTTCCTTATTACAGTAGGTATGAACATTGATGATATTGTTACGTTCATGACCTCACCTGTAGCCTCATTTATAGATTCTATTACAGAAGAGAACATCTTTGGAGGACCTACAGTTGATATAAACACTGCAATATCATTTGCTAGGGGTCAATTTATGACTAATGGCAAAATAAATCCTAAGATGGAAGCTAGGTATGGAGCATTGAAGATGCTCTAGATAAAGGAAGCATATGAGAAGGCAGGATTAGGAAATCCAGAGAATATTGAAAGTGTTGTTGCTGATTGTGATGAGTTTTAGAATGTACTTGAAGGAGCTAATGAATTTAGTAACTTTGGTAGATTCCTGGGACTTAATCAAGGTCTTCCTACATCTAAAGTCGATCTATAGAAACTCACTTCATTTATTCAAAGTATCCTCTCTTAGAGAGTAGAAGCAACTTTAGGAGACACTAAGGTATCATCAGAACTAAAGGAGTAGCTAAAAGATATTGCACCAATGGATGTCTTGAAATGGTTAAAGGATGCTAACTATCGTCAGTAGATCGCTGATGAATATGACTAGGTAAAGAAATGTATTAACATATTTGATGCCTTTACTCATATTTAGCAATTTGATGCTATTAGAGATATTCTCTCCACAGTTATTGACATTGATAGCAATCTCTCTTTTAAATCCAAAGCATTCAATGCTGTATTTAATTAGGCAAAGAGTACTTACAGGTATATATCTGAGAAGTATCAGAAGAGAATGTTAGGAGGAATAGATGCTGCAATAATATCCAACTTTATTTAGAGCTAGAATATTAGCATTCCAGTAATGGCTGGAACTAAGTACTTGCAGGCAGATGCTTCAACCGGGACATTCAAAGAAAATGGACAGCTATATTTGGATAATAGAGCTTCTATTGCATCCTTTAAGTATATCTTTGAGAACGTAATTATTCCTAAATTAAAGTAGGGAATTGTAATTGAAGCAGATGCAGAAGGTAATATCTCCGAGAAAAAGTATGCTGATTTAGCTAACAATCCATTTATATCTGGACTCTTAAGAAGTAGTGAATAGAAGGTTCCCCTTTATAAGGTGGGACTAAATATGATGACTATCAAAGATAGTACAGAATCATAGAAGAAATATCAAGCATATTCATCTGGGTTATAGGCTCTATCTAAATATAAGATGGGAAATCAGGCTCTATCTGATTTGTTTATGCTCTATAATCTAATTGTAAACAAGAATCAGTATGGTGCAAGTAGATTAACTACTCTATTTGATGCGTTCATAAGTAAGAATCAGTAGATGAGACTTCTATCTAAGTACTTTGATTACCTTGGAAAGGTAGACTACTATGGAGTTCCTAGACTAGATACTGACTCCGAATTTGATTCCTCTAAATATTCTAAAGATGCTCCTATCTTAGGTCTTAGCTACAAAGATATACTAGTGTCAGCAGCATCTAATGTTCGTTCTACGAAGGGTCAAACAGATCCATATTGTATTCAAATGACAGAAGACGGGCCTGTAATAATGGAAAGAATAGGAACTTCTTATCAACCAATGCAAGGGTTCCTGAAGAAAGGATAGAGTGAAAGTCAAGATCATTATCTAGAAAGGGTAAATAATGAGAGAAGCTATTTTGTACTAGGTGGTCAATTTTCTGATTACTTGCAGAATTAGCTGAATACTATACAAGAACTGAAAGATTCAGATAATATTATCTCTTATATAAATAATTTTATAAGGGATGGACTATTAACCGTAAGTAAAGTTTGCGAATGAGTAAATGTATTATTACAGTTAAAGTCAATGGGGAAGAGCTGAAGTTGAACTTAAATGGTAGTTCTCCTTCAGTCCTCATTGATGAAAGCTTTATATAGGCACTAAGAGAAGATCCAGAAGCCCTTAATAAAATAGTAGAAGGGATAAGAGCTTAGTCTATAAATAGTGGGCTAAGAAATATAAAATTAAAGGATTTATAGCAAGAAGGAATATAGGCTAACTGTTCTCTTCAGTATTTAAGAGAAAGTCCAGAGTTTAGTGACATACAGTTTCCAGAAGGAAATGCTAATGTATTGTTAGTTAATAAGTTATCTATTGGTGGTAAGCCAATATATGGTAGAACCATAAACTCTAATGGAGAAGAAGTATTTATAGTCAAAGGGACTAAAGAGGATGTCCAGAAGCTTGCAAACTTTCTAAAGATTAGAAATACCATAAGAGATTATGGGTTGAATATATCAGAAGAGTCTCCATACTATTAGGAGCTAAATGAAATTCTTTAGGAAAGTAAGCAGAAAAACCCAGACATAAGCAGCATTGAGGATATGCTCGTAGACTACGTTTCTAACAAGAAAGCATATTCAGGAATCTTTCTCAAAAGCGGAAAGAGTGCTATATAGGTTGCTGAAAGTTTTCTGAGAAACTTAAGGAATTACGATATTCCCAATGATTTTGAAGATCCATTTGTGACTGATCTTAACTTTAGAAAGTTCTATAAAGGAGATGGTGAGATATTTATTTCCAATTAGGATTTATATAAAATGCTAAAGCAATATCATAAGCCGCTCCTGGAGAGCCTCGGAATTTCCTCTTAGAAAACATTTAATGAGTTGGGAGCTAAAAAGGTAGATGAGGTTGTAAACTCTATACTGGACTATACAAGCAGTCAAGAAGGAAATGTTGAGGATGCTAAGCAGACTCTGGATGGCGCAAAGAATGGATACGATGCTATACTGCGATTGGTACTATCAAGTGAGCCAGATTTCACCTACTAGTATGACTACAGTAGTAAGAAAGGTATAACTTTAAAGTAGCAATTTACTCCTATATCAGAAAAGTATGGCATCGCCTATGATACTATTTAGAACATGGCTACAGAACCTTATAGAGGTTATACAATATATGCAGAAACCCTTCCAAATAAAAAGAAGAGATATTATCTAAGTAGAGGCACTATGGTTGAGTAGAGCCTTAGTAACTCATATACCTCTAAGAAGGCTGCACAAGCAGCGGTTGATAAAGCATTAGCTAAACAACATCTTAGAAAAAATTCATTAATTGAATTTAAATTCCGAGATCATTCTGTGAATGAAGATGGAAGTTCTAACTGGGACAACAGTCTTCCAAGTGAATTTGTGAGAAGCTCAACTAACTTTCTCCCAGGACAGATAATAGAATCTTTAAACATTCCAGTAGATAGAAATACAAACATCAGAGGAGATGAGCAGTTCCTTTTAGGTAAGAATGCATACACTTTATAGAGTTTCAATAAACTAATATAGTCTTGGAATATTGACGATAATAGCAAAGCTCAAATAGTTTCTGAAATGAATACTCCAGAAAAGGCAGTAACTTATATCTACAAGATAAATGAGTTGCTTGGAATGGAGGATAGAACGAATGCTAAGGAATTAGTGAATATAGCGGATAATATAGCTGGAAGCGATTCTAACTATTATTACATAGAGGATAGGAAATCTCTAGGATCTAATGGTTGGGAATATAAGGTCATTCCTACTGATAAAGACTAGATGTAGGAATATAAGAAGAACCAAACAGCCCCAATTACAATGTGGATGTCTGCAATCTTAACTGCTCTCTAGAACTAGTTCAGGGTTCCTATAAATCTTGTTACTTCAGAGGAGGTGTCTAAAGAACTAAAGGGAATAGCTGACCCAAATATTGATAAAGCTTTCATTTATAATGGAGAGGTGTATGTGAATACTTCTATTGCCTCAACTAATGACCTTTTACATGAGCATGTCCATCTAGTATTGGGAATGTTAAAAAGTAATCCAGAGTTAAGAGGAAACTATGAAAGACTATTAAATTTGGTTTTAAGTACAGATGAAGGAAGGTTCACTCTAAATAAACTAAAGGATAGATATTCGGGACTCTCCCAGATGGATTTAGCAGAAGAAGTTTTTGCTAAACTCTTCAGTAACTATGTTAGAAGGCATACATCACTTCAAACAGACTAGGTATTTAGTGCTTCAGAGGACTAGTTAAAGAAACTAACCAAGTCAGTATTTAACACTAATATTTCAGATGTAAAGGAATTTTATGGGAAGAGTGTAACGAGTATATTCGGAAAATTTAATAAGGAAGTAGCTCAAATGCTACAATCTCCTGATATAGATTTTGGTTCTACTAAAAACTCTAGAAAAATATCTGCATGGATTTCTAAGCAAGTGGCAGATGGTAATATAATAGAAAAATGTTAATATGAATTATTGTCATTATACTTTAAAAGCAAATGGTCAAGAGTTTACTTCTTATAGTGAACTCTTAGACTATTTAGACGAAGTTTTTTCTAATAAGAATGAACTTAAGCAACTTGATAAGATAACAGATATAGTTTTCAGTAGGGCAGATAGGCAAACTTCTCAGCTAAATAAGCTCAATCAGATTAAGGTAGACGGAATTACTATGAGCTAGGCGTCCATGATAGATGGAGAACCTTCCTTTGATTCATCTAAGTTGAATGTATTAAGCTTCCTTGATATGCCTTAGTGCAACATAGAGGGTAAGCCTCTGGTCACTCCATTTAATACTGATGCATACATATAGGAAAGCATAAAGCATTTAGTGGATGACTTAGGAGTAGATCCAGAATCTGCAGAAAAGCAAGTAATGTAGGAGGTAGAACAATGGAAATTCTTGAGAAACGATGCTAAGTTCATCCATCTTTTAGGAGATTCTAAAATCCTATTTGAAAGCGATGATGCTAAGTATCAAGACTTAATTGCAGATTCTGTTCCTGATAGTATGTAGAAAGTTGCAATTTCTTTAAGAGATTAGTTGCACGGAGTCTGGGTTAAAGAGAAGGGAAAGTATCTCAATAGTAAGGCTATCTAGGGATTAAATATTAAGGCTAAACTATAGGGTTTAGATAAGGAAATATTTGGGCATATTGATTGGCTATTTATAGGAGAAGATGGAACTCTTCACATGTATGCATTAAAGACAACAACTCAGAGTCCAAGAGAGTGGACTGGTGTGAAAGCAGACAAGTATAAATATCAGCTAGCTTTCTTAAAGTAGATGTTAGCATATAATGGGGTTAATGTCAAAAACATCGACCTAAATGTAGTCCCCATAAGAGTTGCATATAATTCTGAGGGAGTAGTTTCTTCCGCTAAAGTATAGGCAACTATATAGTATAGTACTAAGAAATCAGGAAATGGTTATTCTATGCATAAATTTGATAAATAGGTAGCCCATTTTATAAAAGACAATTCAATACCTTATCACATATCATCATAGCCAGTATCTAGAGCTTTATAGGTAAATAAAGCAATATTCCCAACTATAAACCTAAGAAGCGAAGGAATTGGACAATCTGCTAGGGAATGGATTAAATATGCTCCCTCTATAGACCCAGAAGGCACAGAACCTCTCGTAATTACATAGGTAAATGATATAGACCATGCATATGAGGTAACTATAAAAGGAGAGAAACATAATATTAAATCTAATAAGCCTAAGGAAAGAAACCAAGAAATTCAAGATTTGGTATCTAAGTATATATCAGACTTAGAGGATTCTAAAGGATACTCAACTCAAAGGCTTAAAGAAGCAATAACTAATAGCTATGATAAAGGATTCATGACCTTTTCTACAGTTCCTGGTTTAAAGAGTATAGCAATTCAATTGGAGGCAGTCCTAGGTAAATACTTAAATGACTATGTAACTGATGAGAAAACAGGAAAAAGAGAATACACTTGGGAACTTCTTCCAGATTTAATTGACGCAAACATACTTGCGTTTAGGAATAATGAGGATAACACTCTAGACATAATTACTTTATCTTCCTTTGATTTACGAGCTAAAGCTCCTATTAAACAGGGACGAAATAATATACTCGGATATTATAAAAGAGACAGTGAGTACATAGACTTAGAGGGAGACTACGGTAATGTAGAAGCAGTAAGAACTATGGAACTTCTGAATGAGATGTTGCCGTAGTTAGGTGATAATGTGAAACTCGGAACTCTTGGAATATTAAGTTCCATAAATGGAGCAGCCTATAGATCTTATAACATAGGTGAATTTAATAAAAACTACTTTTAGAATATAATCACAGTCGTAAATAAGGAAAATGAGGGGTTAAACATTGAGAATAATTTCTCTGTCGCACAATTTACAGATCCTGTAGAGGAAATTCTAAAAGAATATACTACCATTACAACTGGAAAACCTGAGGCATATGTTAGAGAGTATGATTAGTATGGATTCGATGAACTAAAGGATGCAGATAATGACGTAGTTTAGAGACATTCTCTAGAAAATATACTGAATAGAATACTAACTCAGTATCCATCATTTTCGGATCCAGAGGAGGTTGAAAAAGCTTTAGCACAGTCTACTCAATCCCTTACTAGAAATATGGCAACTCTATATGAATTAACCGCCAGAGCTTACCTAACATTAAGAGGAGAAACCCCAAAGAATAAAAACTCCTTAAATGGACTAAATACAACATTCTTTACTGCCCCTACTGTGGATTCTGAAAATATCAGAATAGTTGTAAATAATCTATAGATAACTCATGATACTATTGCAGAAGAGTTCTTGAAGGAATATGATTCCAGTATTAGAGGTATGTTTGATCAATTCTATAAGAAGCAAGGATATACCTCTGCCCAGAATATGATTATAGGAAACTAGGCACAACAATACTCAAATTTCTTTAATCCTGACGATGAGTTGATGTCATTTAAGAATCCTTATGATACTTCTAATGACTTAAAACCTTAGGAAAGAGAACTCCTGAAGGAGGTGCTATTTAGAATTGATAAAATTAACAAGAATGGAAATTCTAGATTCTATTCCGCAAATGACCCAAAAATTAAGGAATGGATAAAGAACCATCCGGAATACCTCTGGGTTCCACTAGAGAGAGCTTCTGATGCTACCAAGAGATAGAGTGCTGAAGCTATTTTGGCAGGAATGAAAAATTTCTGCAAGAAGGTAAAGGACGCATCAACTGCATTTGATGAATTTGTAGAAGGTATTACTGATGAAGAAAGAGATTTGCTTGGAAGAGATTCTGATTCCTTTTACAGGATGCATCTAAGAAATCCATTTAGTCTCAGTATGCCAACTAGTTAGAGTGGAGTTAATGAAACAATGAAGTCTAGGAAAGCACTACTAGATAAATATGGAAAAGGATTCTTTGAAACCAATGTAGAAAATATAATGGTGGACTTCTTAGCTAAGCATATATCTACTACATAGTATAACAAATTGCTTGTAGCCTCTAAAGCCTTAATGTTAGAGCTTCATCTTACTGGTAATTATAATGGGAATAGAGAAACAGTAAATAAGGAAATTAAGTACATGTAGGACTACCTAAAAACTAATGTATTCCACACATCAATCATGAGTCCAGCTGAAAAGAAAATAGTAGGAGTTATATCTCCTATTAAAAGAGTAGTTTCTCATATGTTACTTGGAGGAAATATAGTATCCGCCTTAAGAGACTCTATAGAGGGAGCTCAGCAAAACTTTATAAGATCTGTAATCAAACTCAATACGGATTTAGATCCAAAGGATATAAGTAAAGCCTATGCTTATGTATGGACTCATAGCTCTTCCAATGCGATGGCTTAGAACTTGTTAAGTAAGCTGTGCTTAAGATATAGAATATCAAATACTGATGTCGGGCGTATCGCAGAGAAGGCAAAGACAGGCAGAAATGGAATACTTAATTATGAGAATTGGATGTATAGCACCCTTAGAGGCCCAGATTTTCTAAATAGGATGACATTATTTGTTGCTAAATGTATGCATGATGGAGTATGGGATGCTATAAGTCTTGATTCAGATGGAAATCTTAAGTATGATTGGACTAAAGATGCCAGGTTCAAAGCCTTTAAGTATGGAGTAGTAGGATCTGAGGAATATAAGAAGGCTAAATCTCTATATCTATCTAGAATTAGAGAATATAATTAGGAGCATCCAGACAATCCAATAGAAATGACTGATAACCTCCCAGAACCATATTCCAAACGTATGATTAATGCCATTAGAGGTCTAGGTGATAACATATATGGTTCTTACGATAAAGGTAAGAGAGCTATGGAGGAAAATGCTAGTTACGGCTTCCTGTTTGGTAGTTTCTCTACTTGGATGAATGGAATTATCAATAATTACTTCATGCCAACTTAGAAGAACGGAGTATCTTCCTTAAAGCTAGAATAGGAAATAGATGATAAAGGTAATAAGCTATTCTTTGATGAGCATGGCAACATAACTAATGAAGATACAGGAATGCCTGTGTACAAAAATGTTCCTATTATAGTTTAGGGAATCCTTCCAACAATTAGTGATTTAATTAACATTACAAAGGAAGACGGACTAAAGGCGGCAGTTGCCTATGTAAAGGGAAACAATATGGTGAAGGCAAACGTATTTAAGCTTACTTCTGATGCTCTGATGTTTGCCTTACTTGGATCACTATTTGGTCTGCTCTTAACTCCTGCCTATAAAGAGCACAAAAAGGCCGCTGCAGACAATCCTGTACTAGTAAATCTTCTCACAGAGATACTATATAAATCGTCTTCTAGGTCTTATGATTAGTATAAGGGACCTCTAAATGTTATATAGTTCTTTGGAGAGAATATGAATCCTCCATACTATAGTGCACCTGTTAATTTGTTAAAAGAAGCAGGTCAATCAATATTTGGAGATAAATCTTGGAAGTATTTGTTATTTGACAATACAGGTTTAACCAGATCTATTAAGGATACTGGATTTGCCTATATTAAATCTCAACAATAGTAAAAAAAAAAGCTCCACTGTTTTAACAGTAGAGCAATTTTAAGAATCTATGACTTACAGTGAAATAACTGAAATCGCAAAACATGGAAAGTTAGGTAAACTACCTAACTTTATAGGGTATTTTAAGTGGGACTTTGGATCTAATTCTCTCATATTCTATAATGGAGATTATAGATGTCCTGCAGAATCTCTAGATGTACTAAATAGAAACGATTTTTACTATATAATATGAATCCTTTGCCTAGAAATGACTTGAAGGGGAAATATCCTAGGTGCCACTATAACAAATTAGGAAAAGCTAAACAGGTATTCTTCTCAGAAGAATCTGCAGAAAAATATCTTAGAAAAATGAACCTTAAAGATTATACTATTTATTAGTGTAGATATTGCAGTTAGTATCACATAGCACATTGAAAAAAAAAAGCCTCTGGCAGTACGAGAATCAACTCATACCGTCAGAGGCTTATTGTTTATTGTTTTTCAAGCATTTCTATCTTGTCATTAATATAAAATACTGCTTTTCTCAAATCTTCTATAGTCTTCTCTTTGTTGGAGTACCCAAGTTCTTCCTTATGACCACACCGTAAGATATACTTAATAGCATTTCCAAGATCAAAATCCATGTGTCTAGTAATATCTATTACTTCTATTCCACATAGTTCTTTTAACCAGGTGTAATGAGATGGATGATTAACCTTATCCTCAAGGATAGTTGTTTCTTCAACTTCATCTATATCGCCAGCATCAACATCTAAGGGTACCAAGTTTTTACTCATTTCTGAATAAAAATTCATAGCATCTGGAATGTTATTCCCAGTTGTATTATTAGTTATATCACAGGAAGTAATTACAGACGTTACTATTGATCCATTTAATTTCGATTCTTTGGTGAGTCTAATTGTAAGAACATCTCCATTAGATACTATGGTATCACCATTTACCTTAAGTTTACTACCTATGTATTTAAATAACATATCCCTTAACGATAGATGAAACTAATTTCCCATCTGCTTGAGGATATTTATCCTTTACTGCCTTTATAACCTTCCCCATTTCCTTTTTAGGAATTTCTGGAGCGAAATGTGCATCCATTTTCAGACTGCATAGATTATTTTCTTTGCAGTACTCAGCTATGAAAGAACATATCTGTGACTCATTTACAGGCTCTGGAAGCAACTTTTTTAGTACTCCCAATTCACTTGTATAGTCGGACACTAAGTCTTCTCTATGAGCCTCAGAGAAGTCTAAAATGGCGTCCTCCAAATTTTTGCACATTTTAGAGATAAGTTGAATCTCAGTAGCGTCAGTGTAGGGCTTAGCATTTTTTGCTGTTTTAACCTTTTGTATTTCTGCTTTCAGGTTCTTGTAAGCACGGAGGGATACTTTATCACCTGACTTCATTGAAGATTTTATAAGTTCATTAATGTCTAACATAATTTAAATATCAAGATAAAGTGGCTCAAATGCAGGAGTATATTTTTCATCTATATAACTTACATTATAATGCTTAGTATCTCCAATCATTACAAGGTTATGGTCTGCGGTGTGAATATGTCCACTTAAATGGAGCTTGGGCTTCTTCTCTAGGATGGCATCTCGCAACTCTACTGTTCCGAAATGCTCTTCTGTTCCCCATCCTATATCCTGCAAAGATTGGTCCGCATAACCATAAACCACATCATGAGTAAGAAGAATATCCAAACCTTCTGGAATTTCAGAAAACTTCTCTTTCAGATCACTATTTGGTCTCATGTAAGCCCAATTGCCAAAGACCTTACAGTATGGAGTTCCAAAAATTTTATAAGTTTCTCCATCACTTCCTAGGTACTCATAAGATTCGTGGAATAGGACTGTAGCCTTATTATGAGATCCGAAGAGTCTTTTATATTCATCCTCGTGACCTTCCATTCCTACCTCATGATTTCCTGGAATAAACAGGACTTTGTCGCAAGGTAGTTCGTTTGTCCATGGCTTGAACCAATCAACATACCATTCCTTACAGCTTTTAGGATACCTCTGAGAGTGAAGGCTAACAATGTCTCCACAGATTAATACCAACTCACATGGATCTATTTTTGGAAGATAGCCATGTAAATCACTTATTGCACAAATTTTTATCATAATTCTACTGTGTATTTAGTTATCCAATCACCACATTGATCACAATGACCTAGATCCTCAAATTCTCCTTGAGTTTCTACAAGATCCATTAGAACAGACTGTAAAGTGCCAAGGTCATCTTCTCTGTCAACTAACTTCTTAATGACTTCTTTTACATCCTTCTTATCCATGTCAACAGTTTCTACATCATCAACTGTTAAAGAGTCACAAGTACATCCAGTAATGTTTACTATTTTCATTTTGTTTTTTTTTTTAGTTAATCCTCTGCTGTCCATCCATCTTCATCACAGGTATGGAATTGACAATAAAGACAGCCCCACTCTACTGAGAGACAAGTCATACTAATATTGCTCTTATCTGGGAGCTCTACATAGAGTTTGTCCATTTCTTCCTCTGGAAACGTCCATTTTGAGTCAAAATAGATTTCTAGATTTTCCTCATCTACCTTCTCTATGTCTCCCCAATCCTTAAAGAAGGATTCTACACATTTCAAGTTCTCTGGCTTTTCAGAATATACTTGAAGGGTATTTTCACAAATGTTAGCCATTCATTTTGGATATTGTTTCCTTATTTTCTTTAATCTTTTCTCTATTCTTTAGTATCTCCTCCTTTAAAGTTTTAAACTCTTTTCTACTTCCATAAGCTCTCGTTTTATGCGAACTTCAAGGAAGAAAATAAAAATTATTAAACAAAGTATCGGTAATACGTGTGTCATAGTCACTCCTTAGATTCATATGTATATACCCTTCCAGACTTCCCTATTTCAATCTCTACTGGACTTTCCTCATAGGAGATCCTAGGAAAGGTTAAACCTTGGAAATCACTTTTACTAAGAATCTTATCTCCACGCTTCGCTCTGGTATGAATATCATTGTCTAGAGTAATCCAACCCATATCTGGATTTTCTGTTGACCATCCATACTCTCCTTCTTTCTTAGGCTTCTCTCCCTGACAAATGGCTCTATTACCATTTCCATCAGAAACCATCCAGTAGGTTCCAGCTAATATTTCTTTCATTCAATAATAACAAATTTTAACTCTACTTACTTCTATCTCTATAGGGTTGTCTCCCCATTTTGGAACGGGATAATTGTTTAACTCTTTCCGAACCAAAGGAGAGCATAGCCCAAATATATCTGATAGGAATGAACTTGAAGTATAGGCACTTATATAATTACCTATTACATTCCAAATCCTAAGATGATCATCTCTGACTAATATCGCATCGATCCCTGCAACTATTATAAGAGGACCATTATAGTCAGCAACATACCAGATTCTAAATCCCCTATCAAATTTTAATTCAATTGGTTCCGAGTATGCCATTTTCCTTATTATACATCTGTTTGCTAAATCCGTCTATCTGAGCTTGAGTAATATTACTTACCCAAGTCTCAAATAGATGTCTATACTTAGAATGGTTGCAGAAGTAAAATTCCCTCTGCAACCAATTATATAACTCTCTTGTCATTCTTTATAAACCTCATCTGGAATAGTATGCTCTTTAGCCTGAGTTTCTATGCCGTGTTCCACTTGTTTACATATGATCTCCTGCACTTGTTGCCAAGATACCGGAGTGTAGTTATTGTTATCTACTCCAACATCATATTGATATGGAAATAGATTAACTAGTCTGTCCGTGTCAGTTCCAGCACAGTTTGGACCAGAGTGAACATGACCAAATAGCTGGTATACAGCATTTTCAGGCTTTCTCCATGCTCCACCAAAACATAGGTAAGGATAATGATTGAGATATACAGTTCTCCCGTCTATCTTAAGGATCATTTGCTGATTCACTTCCTCAAAAAGTTCCATTACTTTATCTCCAGGATATCTCGTAATGTCATGATTGCCTAGAATTAAGTAATGATGGCCATTTAGTTGACTTAAGAGTTCCTTCCATCGCCCATTCGTGGCAAATGCAAAGTCTCCTAAATCAAACACAAGATCATCAGGTTTAACAACTGAGTTCCAATTCTGAATAAGATTCCAGTCCATGTCCTCAGTTGTTTTCCATGGTCTCTTACAGAATTTCAGGATATTCTGATGTCCAAAATGTAAATCGGAAGTAAACCAGATTCCCTGCTTAGAAGAATCAATCTTTAGAGGTTTAACAAGTTCCATATTCTGTTTCATTGTAAAACTTTATTTTAGTGTTATAATGTTTTTGAAGTGCTTCATTAATCCTAGGAAAGAAGTCATAAGGCATCTTTTCGCATCTTCTAGCATAGAATGCTGGATGATATACCTCGAATATTCCAAAGGATTGCACTATGTCTTTCTTGAAAAGACTTGCTTGATTTCCAAACAATACATATATAAGACCTCCACCGTAAGAGCTTAAATTGTGTATTAGTTTAGACATAAAAGGTTGCCAAATATTAAAATGAGAACCAACTCTATTTACTTCGCAAGTAAGTGCAGTATTAATCATTAATACTCCTTGCTTCGCCCACGATTCCATAGTGTTGTCAAATTCTATCCTATTATGAGGCATTTCATAATTTATTACAGACTCTTTCACTACTTGGAGTGAAGGTGAGAGTCTTTCTTCAGGTGTGTCTGCAGAGTTACCAAAGAGTATTCCAGTAGCTACACCCTTTTGAGGGTATGGATCTTGCCCTAGAGCCACAACCTTGCAATCCTTAAGAGGACATAGTTTAAATGCCCTAAAGATATTTTGTTTAGCTGGACATAGTATCTCTGGATTTACATCCTTTAGCCAGTGCATTATCTTCAATGTCTCTTGCTCATCTATCACTCTAGACCAGTCTCCAAAATATTCTTTAAAAGTCATGGCTCTTTAACCTTTTTCTTCTCAACGTACTTCTCCATAATATGAGATATATGATTAGAATCAATTTTCTCAATCTCCTCCTGAGTAAACCAATACTTATCTTCTAGAGGTTTACATGAGTTAAGCATATCCTCATATGAGTGTTTACTTATTATCTTCTCAACAAGCTCTATGTCGGGAGAGCATCTCTGAATGAGTCTAGTGCGATAAAACCATACAGCATCATTGCGTTTCAGTCTCTTAAGAGATTTATTAGCTTGTATGGCAGAGTATATCATACCAATTAGACACACTGCCCAAGCCACTATTAGGATTATACATATAATATTTCCCATTACCACTTGTCATAATTAGTTACGTCCTTTTTATCTCCACACTTAGTGCATAGGATACTAACTCCTACACCTATACCAGTTTGCGTAAAGCAATATGTGAATAGAGGACCTATTGGAATCCCCATTCTATTACAAACTCTACATGATTCGGAGTGCTGCTTAATAAACTCCTTAGCAGCTTTCTCCTCCTCCTCATCAACTTCAAATTGTATCATCCAATAAGTTCCTTTAATTTATCAATGTACTTGGTGTTATCCTCAGCGACTTTGGTATTAAAGTCTATCTGAGTCTGGATAGCAGCAATCTCATTCTGCTTGACCTTCGTGTCCTCTGCTATTGCAGAATTAAGTTGGATTGCCTGTTCGTAAGAACTTTTGAATATGCTTTTAACAGCTGCTAATTGCTCGGCAAATGATTTACTTTTCTTTCCATTAAAGATACTTTTTAAATTCATGTTTTTTTTTTTTAGGTTATTGAACTAGAATCTTATTTGCTTATAAAGCCTCTTTTAATAAATTCTTCGTGCATTGGTTTGGCTATTTCCTGAGCCATAGGATGTGCATCTTTGGCATCTCTACGATAAAAGAAATTCTCCCACGCATCTTTAAACCCACAAGATATGAGTTCAGACTTAACTCCTAGAGGGAGTACAGAACGTGCTTGCTGAGGAGTCCAACCCATTTTCAAGAGAGATAAGTAATAGCCCTGTGCATTCTGTAATGCATCCATAAACTCTACTTCGTCACTATTTATTTCAAATGGAGAGTATTTCTGTTTAGACCCTTCTATAAGGGACTCACACCAGCTAGGAATAACAAAAGTGACTTGATTATCGAACTTATCCTTAGAATAGTTGCAGTAACGAGTACTTTCAGCTAAGTGAGATAGTCCAATGTGAGTCCTAAACTCATCCATGACTCCTCTGTCAAGAATCATGTGAACAGTGTATCGTCTAGGATAGAAAGAATTGTCAGATTCATCTAGATGTATTGGAAGCCATATAGCATACTTGCACATTTCTAGATAATACCTATAATTAGTAGTTACATAACAGTTATCTTCATCCTCTGTATCTATAATGTTATACTTTATCCAATAATCATTATAAACTTTGTCCATTAGAAGAGTCTGCAAAGTTTCAAATTGAGCGTCACTCATTCTAAGGTGAACAGTTCCAAATTCAAGAGCGCGAGCATGATCTCTACTCTCCAACATTCCTACGAACTTCTCATAAGAGGTATCTGTCATCCTATCCTCACTCTTATAGGATACTCTGGCGCATCTTTCAATGAATTGTTTTATACCTTTAAGAGTAAAGTCTTTTTGCTCTAGAATTTCAAAAGATTGCTTTATAAGCTTCATTATTCAACTATTTTAACATATAACGTGTCATGAGGAGCTGTTTTGTTAGTTCCTTTTACAATATCTCCAATCTTTGAGAAGTTCTTGTCAAGAACTATTACGTCATCAACGAAATAGTCACTTTCACCACGATTATTAAAGATGTTCTTTGCTCCCCAAACCTGGTGATACTTAATCTTGACTTTCCAACCTTCAACCTGTGCTTTTACCAGTGTATCAATAAGCTTCTGTTGGTCGCCGCGGTCATTATCCATAGAGAAAGCAAAGGGCTCTCCACTAGAGTTCATACCAGTCTGAGTAATGTTTAGTAAACCATCCCAAGAATCCCAGAAGACTCCTGCTTTACTAAACTTGGTAACTGTACCCACACGCTCTCCATCAGAGAAATGTTCTTTGCAAGATGTGAATGTTAAACACATCACTGCCATCAAAAATAATAAAATTTTCTTCATAATATTTACTTGTTTTGAATATATACATCAATAGTTATGAGAATGAACAGGGAAATAATTGCTCCTATTGTACACGCCCATGTTACTCCTACTCCAAAAAGCATTAATATTGCTGCTATTAGGAATATTGTAAAGGGAATTAAAGCAATACCTAATAAAACTATTGCAGCAGTTCCCATTGCTTGTAGTACTTTATTCATCATTTTATTTTTAGAAATCCACTACCACCACAGCGAGGACAATCTTCCTTTAGATTATCATCTATGAACTCAAAGAACGTTGAAATACCACAGGTAAATATCCCTGCTGCAACATCATAAACCTTTCCTTTGCCCTTACATTTTGGGCATCTTACTATTTTACTCATCACTCCTTTACTACTTCCCAGTCTTCTGCAAACACATCTGAAACAGAAGGCACCCATGAATCTGCTCTGCCATCAGGGTTGATAATCAACATCTGATTAGTGTAGTCGATGTGTGGGTTCTCACGCTTCATCAAGATGTCCTTTGCAGACTGAGGAAGTGATTGCATGTTAGGGATGATGTCACCTGTAATGTGACTTGGAACTTGCTTGACAACAAACAAGCCCTTGCCATTCCAACCCGCCCTGCGAATAGCAAGACCAGACTTCAAAGCCTCAATAGTCTTACCAAAGTTCATAGGAATTACCGTATTGGCATCAATTCCCATGTCAGCCATTCTTAAAGTTAGAGCCTTGTAGTACATTTCCATGCCTTGTGCTTGCTCTTTCATCAACTTATACTGATAGTCTCCAACTTTCTCGCGGAAACCATCCTTTGCGAGAGCTGTCTCCAACTTGTGCAGACGCTCATTCAACTCACTGCGCTCATCGAGCATTCTTCTCTGAAATTCTTCCATAATGTAAATGTCTTTAAAAGTTATTTTATAGTATTCTTCCTTTTCGGGGTGCTTATGTATGGCATCTCTTAAAGCCTCTATTAAGAACTTAATATCTACTGGTTCATTATTCTCTTTTATTCCTAACATTATAAATCTAAAAAGTCTCTAACGTCAATATAATCAATTCCAAAATTCTCGGCGCACTTTTTATCGTAATCAGCAAAGTCTCCTGGTTTACCAGAGGCATCTCCTATCATAAGTTTATCGTTCTTACCATCCATAAGAGAATATTTGCAACAGAGAATCTCTAACATTCCTACATTGGGTTTTCTCCTGATGTCTCTCTTGTTCATTGAGGGACAATACTCATAGTCTGCTATCAAGAGTTCATTCCCTATGTGATTTGCCAGATATAGATTTACGAACCTAGTTATAGCTACTAGTTTAGTTTGTACATCGTGTTCTGTAAAATACTTTCCAATTCCCCCTTGATTGGTAACAATAAATACAAACTTCAAATTGGGGAGCTGCTCAGCTATTTTATTGAGAACAGGCAACTTAATCCTGAAGTCTGTAATGTCTTCTGGAAACTTCTTACCTGAAACAGTTTCAATTAAGGTACTATCCAAATCAATGAATAGTACCTTTTTACTTGCAAAATCAATCATTACACCAATGCTTAAGTTGTTCCTCTGTCATAATGCCGACATGGCGATCAATTTCTACTCCATTATCCTCCTTTATAAGAGTAGGAACAGCACGAATTTTGTACTTCTCCACCAGAGCGTCATTCTCGTCACTATTAGCATTAATAGGCTCATATTCTATTCCAGCCTTTTTAAGGTTAGAATCTAGAACTTTACAAGGTCCGCATGTGTCGGAATAAAATTTAATTATTTTCATACTTCAGTTGTTATAATATTTTCAATTTCCCAGTCATCTTCAATGCCATTAATTTGATCATAAGCTGTTTCCTCGATAGATTGCCCATCTTTTACCTCAATATCAACTACTTTAGATATTGATACGAAGATTGCAACTTTCTTAGTCGAACTTGTCATAGCAGTATTGACAATCTGGGTCATGCACTACTCCTCTGTGCCCAAAATCAATGTAAGAATGTCCCTTGTATTTAAATGATTGAACATAATCAAATGGGACAGTACCTTCTCCTGCACTTATTGTATCAGACCCATTACTCTTAGAGTTGCAAGAACATAGTAGTATCACACTAAATAATAATAAAATCTTTTTCATTGCACTATTTCATAATTAATACCTGTTGTATTCCAATCCGTTAGGTCTAGATTTGGAATATTAACGTGTAAATTTCTCAAAGCTTGCGAGGCAGTATAGAGAGCATTAGTAGGAAGAATAATCTCCTTATTTGCAGCCTCTAATACTTCTGCCTCAGTAGTATCATCTGGTAGGTCAACATAGAGAGTTCTCTCCATTGTAACCTTAGCTTTAATTCCTCTCATCCTAATAGATCTTTATTAGTTGGATATTTTGTACTATGAACAAAGTCACCATGAAGGTAAGCAGTGTCCCAATTTACTCCATCTGGGGGATAAATCGCAAGACCTTCCTCGTTGTGACAATTATTCCAATTCTCAAGAAGTAGAGAGAGTTTCCATCTCTCTATTATATACTCCTCCAGAAGTTCTAGATTGTCCTCCACTTGCTCAGTTACAAAGTAATATGGACTTTCATCGTTGTCCTTACTCATAAATTTAGAAGGCTCAGTCATTAAAGCCATATCTCTGATAACCTTTTTACAAGATTCAATGTTCTTGTCTAGTTCAGAGATTTTGTCTTCAACTTCTCCTCTAGAGTTAAAAGTCTCCCTATTATAAGAGACATTACAAAATAATTCTGTACTCCAACCCATTTTATATACTTCTAAAATTGTTTACTTCTTCATATAAAGATTCGGGAACCATATACGCATTATCTGGACATGGATGTCCTTCAATCTCCATACAAAATATGCACTCACTCCATCTAGGATGTTCCATAAAATCTTGTATTTCAGGCCATCCTACTAGTATATACCTCTCTGCAGTACCACACAGTACTGGAGAGGCATTAATATTAATTATTTTTGCTGTTGCTGTTTGCGTTTCCATCTTTTCTTTTAGTTATCCATTGAAATTAGTGTATCCAGTGATCTCCTATTGAAATGTCAGCGCCCAAATGTACATTTGGGCAGAATGGTTTCCCACCAGCTACCATACACTTAACTAGAATGTCTGATACCTCGTCTTTGAGAGCTATAGGGCACTCTACGTTTATCTCATCGTGAACTATCGCACATATTTTAACAATATCCTGATAGTTATTTGCAATAATCCAATTAAAGAACTTAATAAGGGCCAGCTTTGTACAACAAGCACCTCTATTCTGTATTCTATAGTTAATGGACTGTTTTTCAGAAGAGGCTTTACGTTTGTTGAAACGTTTCACTTCCTGTACAGTATCACAATAAGGAGACTCCTTCTTCATCTGCCAGTAATAACTGGTAAATTCACGATCCTGCATCTTCTCCACCATCTTCTTCTGCCAATCCCCATCAAAGATATGAGCACGGTGTCCTAGAATAGGATTCATGAGGATGTAACCTTTCCTCATTACTTCCTGACGACAATACTGCTGATACTGATGTATACCAGGGAAACCCCTCATAAAGTCATTGTAGATTTTCTCTGCTTCCTTTATAGGGAGTCCCTTATTGTTAGCTATAGTATGTGCATCACCGCCATAATTTACTGCGAACTCAATTCCCTTAGCCTCTTGTCTGTACTCGTGATATAGTTTCTTAATGTCCTCTATCTTAGTACTTCTTGGAATAGCCGTAGGATATGACATATAGGCGACTAGACTATGAACATCACCGCATCCAGTTTCAAACAAGTCAATCATGGATTTATCGTTAGAAACCGATGCGATAAGTCTACTCTCTTGAGATTGATAATCTGTTGATAGCCAAACATTTCCTTCTTCAGCAGTAAAACAAGACCTAGTTACTTCATCATGGGGCAGGTTTTGCATTTGTTACGTATAGGCTCTTTATCCTATACTCTCCTCTTTTCAAAGGAGTATCGGACTATATCATTATCTATTATGTTGACAGTAATATAAGTGCAGCATTGCTAATGCTCTCTTCCTTGGGAGACCGTAAGGAGAATCGTAATCGTACAATAAGTGTATGAACTTAGACACTTCCTCTTTAGCATTTATAGAAAAATGCTTCCCATCAGAATAGAGATTTACTGATATATTATTGTCCTGTAAATTTTGTATAAAAGATTTAACGAAATCATCTGAATCACAATACGCCTCAGCTAAGTAATGCCTAGATTCATTAGCAGTGCTAAAACATCCATCGCCATCCCAAAAACCTCTGAGGAACATAGCTAGGCACTCTTTATTTGGGAGCTTAGGAAAAGATAGAGTAGAAGTTTTCCTATATACTTCACCAAAGACATCTTTCAGAGATTGAACAAGTTTTTTGTTTGTAATTCCTAGGAAGTAAACTCCTCCAGTTTTTGCATACTTTTTCACTTCACCTGAATAATTTAGGATTTCTTTTATGTCCTCCAATGGTTCTCTATCCTTCTGTGTAAATTGCACAATTTCAGAACCACTATTGGTAAGATGAACATTTCCATCTGCGGCAAAGAATCCAAGAAAATAGCAGTAATTAGGATTGCTTATGTCTATAGCTGATTCGTCCAAGCAATATAAATTCTTATCTCGAAATCGAGTAAGACCATATCTTGCTACGAAGTGATCTATCTTACTTCTACTAACTCCTAACTCCTCTATTATTTCCTTCTGTTTCTTACGATTCAAATACATTTCTAACATCTTTAATTCTACTTCAGAGCAATCTTCTCTGATTTGTTCCATAGAAAAATTCTTTTTATCCATAAGTTTTTTTTTTACTATGCAAGTATAGTAACTTTCCTTGTGGATACAAAACTTACCTCTACAAAATTTACCATAATAGACATCTGGCGCTCGTGGGCATTTCTTTTGAATTTGCCTAGTCTCTGAACGTTCCCTTGCACAACAATACATAGGGGCTTCGCTGCTGATTACCATACATTTAGTCTCGCGACTCAAGCTATAGGCTTCCAGCAATTCACCAGATTTTCATAGCAACTCACATTGCTATGCCTCCAATATTAGAAGGTTAAGCTTGTAAACACCACCTCCACTACTCATTCTTGCAGTATCAGTTCCTATAGAGTGTATTTCCACATGTATTCTACCAGTTTTGGGATTAATTGCCTTAACCCAGTTTTCTCCATAGGTAGAAACCAACTTGGAAGCACCTTGATATTTTAAGAATAGAGGTATAATCGGAAATTGATCAGCTTGCGGAGATAAGACTTTTTCCTCTATAGAATCCTTTTCCTTACCAGTTTTCTTATCAAATGTCTTAGTTTTTATACCAAGTATTTTGAATAGAGGTATAACCTGTTTTGAACTACTCCAATTAAGAGTACAAGTATATCCAGCCTCAACAAAACCAAATAAATCTGCATCCACCCATTTTACGAATGGTTTGTACAATTTATGGTTGCTGTTGTACAAATCAACTACATACTGATTTAAGTCTGAGATAGCTTGATTGAGATTCATTTTATCTCTAGTCATCTTATCTCCCCACTTAGAGAGACTCATATGAATGCCACAATACTTAGTATATGCAACAGACTTTACTGCTTCGCACTCAAACTTTACAGCTCGTTCTAGATCTTGTTTCTTAACTTCTTCCATCTGAGCATTATAGATGTCTTCTAGCCACATTACGTCTCCTGCAGCATAGACTATAACCTCCTCAGTTAAACCTTGGTTAATAATCTGTCCTCGAACAGTTTTATCAATGTCTATTTTACACCACCTATTCGCAGCAGCCTTTAAAGAGTAACTAATTTCCCAATACTTTAGTTCATTAGTCTTTTCATCTCTAATAGGTTCATATCCAAATTGCCCATCATACAAGTCTGGACCTAAAATAGCTGGAAATCCTAAGAATATAAGTTTCTCTATAATCATTCCATCTATGACATTCTTCGGATAAATTCCTTGAACATATAGGAAGGTTAAGTCAAACTGAATATTCCACCCAAGAAAGATTCTATCAGATTCTAGATAAGTCTTAAGATCTTTCTTCTCCCAATCTGAAAGGGTCGTCCAGTCAAATACAACTTGATTCTCTTTGTTTCCAAGCTGAAGAGTTAAAAGGTCTTTTGTATGACAATCTAACCCCATAGTCTCAGTATCAAGTTGAACTAGACTTAGGGGTTCTAAGACTTTCATGGCATCAAGGAAACTTACTTGCTTATACTTCTCAGGACTAAATAAACCTTTATTCTTGCTTACTAGAAAGATCATTATAATAGAGTAAAGTAGGATTGTTTTTATGAATATCTACTTTATCTAAACCTCTATTTTGAATCTCTTCATTAAACTGCAAAGAGTTAAATCCACTGCATACCAAATGATAGCCATGAACTGTTGGAACTTCATACATTGTAAATGGTTCTGAGTGATTACACTGTAGTATGATTTCCTTAATTTGAGGTAGTTGTTCGGGATTATCTACATCTATTATCCATAGGGCTTTATATCCTCTTGCACGTGTACTTCCACATGTACTATCCCAAATATTATTACCTTGAAAGGCACAGTTCCCTGCCACTAAATCAGCGTACTTACGAATACACTCTAAAGCAACCTCTTGAGCATTTCGTATGTTTGGATTAATGTAGGCTCTAGCATTATTGCTTTCACAGAGTTCCTTTATTCTTTCCTCTAAAGAATCAAACTCTTCTACACTATAAATATAATAGGAACGGATAAGCCTATATCCGTTCCTTACATGAAGTCCTTCATTCCCATCTTTCTTCCTTTGAATTATCTGAAGGAAGTAGAACTCATTAGGATTATGAAAGACTAGATGTTCTCGAAGTTGTTTAAAATTATCTATCTTCATTCGATACTGGATTATTGCTAAAGATTCTCTCGTCTGTGTCATCGTTGAATACTTCTAAGGTTGGATAGTTGTCATTATCCTTAGGAGCCATATAGTCAGCAGTATCATACATATACTCAGAGTCATTGCACTCTGTATCTGGTTTTAGACACTTCTCTAATGCTTCTGTTTCTGATTCTGCTTCTATTGTGTAATATTCCCTTTCCCAGATAGTATACTTACGATCAACACACAAGTTATAGGTTTCCATTTATAATGTCCTTATACTTGTTATAAGTATTCCTGATAACTTCCTCTCCAATAGGATTTTCTCTTTTAGCATCTCTTGCTATACACTCTTCTAAAGGAGTATCAAAGAATGTTTGGTACTTAATATCATAGTGTAAGTCAACAGGAGATAGAGAAATCCACTTATTAAATTCCTCGACAGTTTCCTTAATTTCAGCAAGAGTCTTCTGATTAAGGTTCATATTGTCCAGAACGATGTCATACCCTTCTAACATTGCCTCATTGAGGAAGCTATTGTGCATTGCCTTTACGAGGGGCTCTCTACTAGGAACCCAGTAAACTCCAAACATATTCCTTATGTCATCCTGATTAAATCTTACCCTATGTTTAGGATCTTCTTTAATCCAGTTCTTTGCCCAAGTAGTCTTTCCTGAGCCCTGAATGCCTTGCAAAATAATTAATTCATGTTTCATAATAATTCAGATAATTCGTTTTTATATTTACTTCTAATACGATTAATAGCACTGTGTTGGATTTGGCGGACTCGTTCTCCACCAATTCCAAATCGGTTTGCTATTTCATCGTTAGACATAGCTTGTACTCCAATTCCAAAGGACATTCTAAGAACATCTTGCTCTCTATAAGAGAGTTTGGATAGGATTCGTTCTATTTCAATAACTAAATCACTCTTTAAGGCGGTTGTATCTGTAGATTCTGAGTTGTCGTTAGGAAGTACATCCAACAGGCAACTTACATCTTCATCCTTAAAAGGACTTTCTAAAGAAACAGACCTATAAGTTGAGGCTAAAGACATATTTATTTTCTTCCTGTTAAGGTTAGTCTCTTCCTCTATCTCCTCCATAGAAGGAGCTCTTCCATTCTCCTGTTCAAATTTCTCAGACATTTTGTTTATCTTACTCATATTAACTATTTGACTCATAGGAACTCTAACAGTTCTACACTGTTCAGATATAGCTCTCATAATAGCTTGACGTACCCACCAAACAGCATAGGAGATAAACCTATACCCTCTAGTTTCATCAAACTTATGAGCAGCTTCAAGCATTCCGATATTTCCTTCTTGAATCAAATCAACTAAGTCAAGACCCTTATTCTGATACTGTTTTGCAACAGAGATCACAAATCTCAGATTCGCTGTTACTAACTCATTAGCAGCAGCATTGTCTCCAAGCTTTATTCTCTTAGTAAGCTCTATCTCCTTTTCTGGAGTAATCATAGATAGTTTGGACACATCCTTGAAATAAATTCCCAAAGATGCGTCTTTCCTATCTGTTATAGATTGAGTGATTTTAAAACTCTTCATTAAAGAGTAATATTATTTTCGGCTTGATACTTAGCTGTATCTTCGTAAAGTTTTGTGGCTAAGAATGCATCAGCCGTAGCTACGGAAGCAGCACTAGTACTCTTTCTCAATGACTTAGCATAGGTATCAATATGAGAGTAATTTGCCACAATGTTTTTAGAGCCAGATACAGATCTCATTTTAATGCCAAGTCTGTTAGCGTCTTTGAGATCTTTAAGATTAGTGCCCATATAAACGAAAGTCCAACTATACTTTTCCTCCTGATGTTGAATCTTTGCCTTTACACTATCAAAAGTATATTCCTGAGAAGCGTTCTCCTGACCGTCTGTCATGACAACTATCATATTCTTAGAAGGACGCTTAGATTCATCCATGTCAGAAAGCCACTTACCGATTTCATCTATAGCAGTTCCTACTCCGTCATTCATAGCAGTACAACCGCCAGGAGAATAGATAAGTTTAGGAACCTCGTTTACTGGTTTGCCTATATAGTCCTTCTTAACTTTGTCTGAGAATCTATACAGAGAGATAATACACTCTCCGTCTTTCTCAGCCTTCTGTTCGTCGATAAGCTTCTGGAAACCTCCAATAACATCATCAACGGAATTGTACATAGATCCACTTTCGTCTAGTACAAAACAAATGTGCAATAAATTACTTTTCATGCTTCGTCTTCAATATTAGTTTCACCTTTATCGAGTAACTCTTGTTCTTTATTTAAGAATCTAAAACACTTAAGCTTGAAGGCATGACTTAGTCCATCCTCCAGCTTAATTACAAGTCCCTCATGTGGAACTTTATTCTTACAATGAGGAGAATCTTTCTCCATATAGAACTTAGGATCATTTGCCAATCTTTCTAGGAAGTTTTCATTCCAGTGATTTGCAACGTCCAAGTCTGGATATAAGTCCTTTGCCTGTCCAAAGTAACATTCCTCGACTGGAGTGAGACCTACTTGAGCACACCACTGCTGAACCTGACGAGGAGTATATTCAAATACTTTACCATCTACATTAGTATAGGTAACTCTATAAATACGGACTTTGAAGTGTTTCTCAGGAGTATAGGTTTCTCCTTCATTAGGTGGAACACATCCATAGTCATATTTATTCTGGATGAATCCACCATTAGGAAGATAACCCACTATTTCATAGTAAGCAGTTTGTCCTTTAGCAAGGCACGGGCGTACTACTTTATCAGCCTCTACCCATACATCAACTCCGTAGAAACCTTCCTGTACTCCAGGGTTGTAAGTCCTATTCTTGACTACAGTTCTCGATGCATATAGGTAATCATACTTATTAAATTCCTCGCCAGTAAGCCATTTAGCTATCTTCTGTTTCCAAGTTAACTCTTGTTTGCAGAGAACATATGCAGAAATACCGGAGGTTCCATGAATTTTGTAAGAGAGTTGAATCCATGCATCTGGAGTAATTACATGAGGACATTTCTTAATAAGAGTTGTGTCGTAATGGAATCTAAATTGGGTATCGATGACCTTATCAAGCCCTTTCGGAACCTTCTTGGAGATCCTGCCTTTACCGCCACCTTGCGAGAATTGTCTCTTTGCGACATATTTCTTGCTAATCCAGAACTCTTTACCGCCATGTGACACTGCGTCGAACTCAATACCTTCCTTGATTTCATCAATTTCATGATTTGTTACAGATACAACATAATTCTGAAGTACAACTACTGGTAAGATGAATCCTTCAGATAATTCACCTCTAAGCTTAATAGCTTTAACTCTACCATTATCGTCAAACATTCCAGACTGTTCTGGATCGTTATTTAATTCCTTGTGTCTATAGAGATTTGCAAATCTTAAGAAATCTCCATTGATACAAGATAGAGCAGGAAAATAGACATACAATCCTGGTTGTGAGTCTATCCCAGTAATGATATTAAACCCATCAATAGTACAACATTTGAGCCGTGTTACCTCTGGGTCATTATGCTTTCTAAAAGTTGTGATGTTTACAATTTTTGAAAGATAATTTTCACTTGCTTTTTTACTTTTGATTAATTCCATCTAAAATAATTTTTAAACCACTTGTTTTAAACAATTCAATTAAATAACTAGCGTAGGTACAGGATTCCTCTTCGGAATATTCCCCCTTGTTGTGCCATTGGAATGCATGCAGGACTTCATGCCAGAAAGTATTCCAAATTTGTTCCTCTTTCAAGGGTATCAAATCTCCGTTATCATCTCTAACATGTGTTGCAATTTTAATCACATCAGTGATTCCATTATACTCTCCAAAATTTTGGTCAGAGAGAGAGTCAACTACTTCTATTCTTATTTCCTGAGAGTTAATAGTAAATTTTTCTGGTATTTTCATAGTCCTGTTTGATCTGTAAAGAAATTAATATTACCAATTCCTACTATGTGGGCAGAGCCCTGTTTGTCAACATAGTAGTTTACTTCCCCTTCAAAATCTGGAACCACCGTTACACACCAATCATGAGATGCTATCCACTCATCTATATTTGGGTTATATTTCCTTACTTCATCAAGATCGAAAACTGAGACTAACCCAGCATCTGCACAGAAATCACCCAATTTGGAACAGTCTACTCCATAATCCTCTCCTTTTTCTGACGCCTCAACAAAGTTGTCAATTACTCTATAAGGATTTTCAGTAATTTTATAGGTAGTGCAACTCCAGTCTCCGTAGATGGTATCCTCAGTAAGGTAATTCTGAATACCAAGAGCCTCCATGTGATACCCGAAGTCACATTTTCTCCAGTGATCCTTTTCATCATATTCTGCATGATATTTCTCACAAGCTGCTTTATATGCTAGCTCATCAGGAGTTGTGTATTCCGAAAAAGGCTTGCTATCTGTGCTCTGTGGCAAATTAAAATCTTCTGGCTTCGGATGGGGGTAATTATCTTCCTTAATTATATAGCACGGGTCTGTAATTATTATAGTTCCTTTAAATTTCATATTAGTTTTTCAATATAGTCCCTATCTTCTCCTTTAAAAATAGGGATTTCAGTATCAATAAACCATGAATCTATTCCGTCTATATTCTTCTTGATGCAGCAGCTTCCTCTTTGTAGATGTATAGGTAAACTATTCCAGTCTACTTGTTTTTCCTTAAGAAGTTTCTCTAGTACTTGACTTGTCGAAAGCCCCTGTAACTCCTTGTGTGAGAAAGTAGCTTGTCCTACAGAGTTTATACTATTTCTAATAGCATCCTGTTGTCTCCACAGTACACAATTAGTAACTTCCTCCTTTGGAATATTAAAGCACCTAGAGTCGAATAAGGCTCCCTTCGCTACAGCCCCTACATGGGGGTCCTCAATGTATATAGGATGCCTATTCATTATGTCCATAAAGTGTCTATTGAAAGCTAAAGTTGCTATTGAGGCGGATATACTGCATACTTTTTGGACATCGTAATCGAACCAAGCAGCAGTCTCCAGTTTCTTATAGTCAGTTAAGACTAATGTGATTTCGTCAGACTGCGTATATCCTAATACACAACCCTGGATTTCTTTACATAAAGTTAGCATAGTTTTTTGCATAACTTCAGTAAGAATATCATCGAAAGGCTTTTTAAATCCCCTCGTAAAGGTATGGAAGGCTTTACCATCCAACCTTATAATGACTGGAGTCCTACGAAGAAGTCGGGTCTTAGCTCTATTCTCGTAGTTCTCCTTCATTCTATCTCCTAAATTATCTTTCTTCATTCAATTTGTCAATTGTTATAAGTACTAAGGCTAGACCCAGTGTTAAGAATAACACAAATGGGTCTAAAACCATCATAATTATCCATAGCACAACTCCAAGGATAGCTCCTGGTAGGGCTAACGTCTTGAAGTTTTCAATCGTATGCTTATCCATATCAATCTTCTAAGTCGAATCTAAATATTCTTAATTTTGGTTGAGTTGGAATACCATCGTCGGAATAGTTAAAGAAGGTACATTCAGCCTTATGTCCCCTGTACTTATTATCAAAGTTCTCAACATATTCAGCCTTTGTAGCTCTATCTCCAACTGGCATAGCCTCAAATGTTCTTCCGTCTTCCAATTCACAGGTAAAGGTCATATCCTCGGAGCCTCGAAGACCAAGCTTGTATCCAACGACCGTAAAGTCTTCAGACTTATATTGCTTAATCTTTATAAGGTTATTACAGCGGGAACCTACTTTATAAGGTTTAGAAGGGTCAGTAATGACTGCTCCTTCAAATCCCTCTGCAACCCACTGATCATGAAGTTTCTTCATATTGTCCCAACCAGTTACATATTCATGTATCAAAACACGGATTGGATCTTCATGTTCATCGTCCTCAGTAGACATATACATAGGAATCTCAAAATTGTTGCATAGTTCATGCATAAGGAATCCCCATCTATCATCAGCTACCATATCCACATCACTTGAGATATAACAATCATAAACCCAATATTGTAACCAGTCACAGTCATAAGCATTCTTCTCCATCCTAGCAGCACCACTTATCTGCTGTAGAGTTTTACCTCTGACAAAAAGCTCACCGTCTAGAATTACAGTAGGATTTGCTTCAAAGAACTTCAGGAGTTTTGGATTCTCACGCAAGTGAGTAGTAGCAGCATCGTAGTCTTCACCTCCTCTAGAAGCAGTATGTATTTCTCCATCCTTATAATAGAATAGAGCCTTAACACCATCAAGTTTTCTACTAATAAGCCACTTCTTCTCAAATATCTTTGGATTAGTAACCTTATCAGCCTGTTTAGCAAGCTGAGGCTTAATTACTCCATACTGATTAGTCTTAACATCTCCAAAGAGGGCTTGAAGCTCCTCGGAAGTATATTCCCCAGGATGCTTCTCAACTTCTATGTATCCCTTGTCTAAGAACTTCTTAACCTCAGAATTAAACTGTAGAGTATATTGCTCTTTCCAATTTCTCTTCTGCTTAGTTCTATCTACAATAATCTTAGGAGACAATGTAGTCTTGCCTCCTACCTGACCATAGCTACGTTGTATCACATAGCCATGCTCAGGTTCATGCCATTCTTCATCGCACTCAACTATTGCAAATCGGAATTTACCAGTCGATGCCTTACCAAGAAGATACTTAATCATTTCTGATTGTCCTTAACTAAATCCCAAAGATCCTCCACTGTATCTGTAGGAATTTCCTTTCCATCTGCATCCCACATCTTGAGTTCTGGATTTCCAGACTTTTCATATAACCACCAGTCTATATCGTCTACTCCGTCCTCGTTAAATAAGATGTCGATAGTTTTATCGAATAAGATAGCAGCATATTCTACCCAGTCACTTTCAAAGAGTGTAGGTACATTAAGAGCTTCAGAAACTTCATCAACTCTGTTAGACCACTCCTGTTGCTTCAAAATAAGATCAATAAATTCTTCCTTAGTTATCATTTAACTGTTTTTGTTTAATCCACCAATACAAATCATTTGATCTTTTGTTATGGTTTCGGCAATCTCTTTATTGCTATTCCAACCAGACATAAAGTCATTGGTTGGAATATTAATTGCGATGCCACTGCGTAGGTATACAGTCGTTATACCATTACTTTTATCTAACCATCCATCTATCGCTTCTGTTTTAATAAATCCTTTCATTTAATACTATTATGAATATTTCCAAATATACCCTCCAGAACTTTTTGACTTTCCTTTAAGGCAATTAGTTATAGCTCCAGGAGTTACACCTACAGCTATACTAGCCTCCTTTGCAGTATTAAAAGTTCTCACATACTATCCACTTTTGGTAAATTGCTATATTGGAACTCTATATTTTTCTATTGGCAATACCTTTAACTAACTGTCCTCGTATCTCCATATAAAGCCATATGCTCTTTTTCTTCTTCCATTACAACACTCAATAATATTGCTATGAGCGGAAGTACTTCCTATCATTGATTCTGCGTCTGAGATAGATTCAAATACCTTAATTAATTCTCCGTCTATAGAATACTAAAGAACCTTTCTGGACTTAATAATATTCTTTCTACCTCCCTCAGCAATATTATAACATATCCCTCCATTCTTGTAGGTCTATATGAGATCCGATTCCAGCTAATTAGCCTCGTCTAAAGTTAAATCTCTTGCAATTATCTCAGATTTAAAGGATTCCCATCCGTATTTTTCGATAGCTCTTGCAAAGGCAGGTTGGCAATACTTACCATTCTTCTTAGATTTGTAAAATACACCATTTAATCCTGCACGTTCCTACAGACTCTTATAGGTCTAACCAATATAGACTTTTCCACTTGGAGAAGTGTATTTATATACTATATATTTTCTCTCCATATATCAAAACCAAGTTTCAAAGTATATGTCTTCACCTTCCTCTAGAGTGTCAAACTCAGGAAGTAACTTGTCCTTGACGTAGTCCCTAACTGCTTCTACGTCCTCATAGTAGTAATCATCATAGTCTGTACTTCCAAAGAAGAATCCAGACATAGTAGGAAGCAATTCTGGACCTTTTGAGTGATCCCATAAGACTTCCTCACATTTAGAAAGTAACTCTTCTGCATCTTCTCTCTTGATTGCCAATGGAGTCTGATTTGGAACATCAAACCCCTTCTTCTCAAAGAATTTTACTAGAAAGTTAACCTTTCTAAAGTAACCAATTTCCGAACGCTTCTTTTTAGTAAGATAAATATCCAATCCCATAGCTTTACTTTGATCCAGTTGAATTAAAACCACCATCTCCTCTCTCAGTCTCGTCTAAAGAATCTACCTCATTCCATTCAATATGGAATACTGGTTCAAGAATACCCTGACATATACGCTCGCCATCTTCGATGTACACATCCTCCAATCCAAGGTTGATTACAGGTAGATGCCATTCTCCACGGTAATCTGCATCTATAGTGCCTGGAGCGTTTACAAGGGTTAGTCCCTTCTTTATGGACATACCACTTCTTGGACGACAACTTACTTGCCATCCTTCAGGAATAGCAGTAAATATACCAGTCGGGAGCAATGCTCTTGACTTAGGTGCAATACGAATCATTGGAACTGTGTGTCCTTCACCAGACCAGATAACCTCAGCATCACCAAATCCCTTAATAGGAGTATCTGGAGTTACACGACTTAAATCAACTCTAATATCAAAGCCGGCAGCTCCCGCTGTCTCATACTTAGGAAGAGGATTATTAGACTTGTTAATTACATTTACTACTATTTTATTTTCCATTGTTGTTTAAGTATTTAATAAGAGAATCAATTACATCTTCTGCTTCTGTGTAGAAAGCCTTGATTGGCTTATCATTATCTAGTATAACTGCAAATGGATCTAATTTAGCTCCGTAGTAGGACTTAATCCTCCACGCTTCCTTTTTACTCTTCTTGGCTAAAGAATCAACAAAATGAAAAATCGGAGTATACTTAGAAGTATCTCCGATTCTATCAAGCTGACTCTTGTCACTGTAAACAACAATAACGTCTGTCATAAAATAAACAATATGGCAGCACCGCAGGCTAGCCCAACAATACTGTCAATAATTAGGATAAACACAGCTTTCTTTTGAAAATTTTCTAAATTATCTTTTATTTGATAAAATAGATCTTTCGCAAGCTCATGCTTCTCCTGACTTCCAACTATACATAGCTTGCTTAAGCTAAGTATTATTAAAATAATTGCCCATATCTTCATGATTCTTTCCAAAATTTACTAGTAATGTTGAGCATTACACTGTTTCCATTTTCATGGACTACCTTATACATAATCTGATTGGTGTTTGGATTATTTAGAGGCCCGAACTGCTCATTATAAGGTCCAAGTTTAATAAAATCAAACCACTTTGGATCAATATCTTCACTAAGCATTTGCCTTCCACTATACCAACCAACCTTTAAATCAGTTGTCTCCTTAATTAGTCTAGCTAAGGTATTAATATAATGAGGCTCTAAATCTCCTCCCATAAAGCATACACAGGTAATCCCTTTGTTTTCCCCAATAATTCCTTTCAATTTTCTTGGAGTTAATAGAGTGCCTATATCTTCTGCTAAATACGGGGAGTGGCAACCTGGACATTTACAAGGACAGTTAGAGATATTTATTGCCAGAGAAATCTCATCAGGAATTTCTGCAAAGACTATCTCATAATTGACGTACTTAAGCATCCATTCCCATTTTTAATATTCTCTTATTTCCTTGGAATCTAAGTCCATGATAAAACACTTCCTACAATCTAGGCAGGCAAAGTCAGGCTGAATTACTTCCTTGTTCATTTGGGTATGTCCAAAGACCTGATAGAGGTTAGGGATATGCTCCTCCTGAGCATACTCTCTAACATCTCCCCATAGGATTCCTCCTACCTTCGAAACTCCTCCTCTCCAAGGAGATACATCAGTTAGAGCTTTATCATCAAACTTTAGATTTGGAACATCTTCTACAGAGAGGTTATTAACCTCTAACCACTTAGAGAGTGCTCCAGCATGACTAAATAGAGTATCATTAACACGATAAGCAACTTTGAGATCTAATCTCTTTAGAAGAGATGTAACCTCATCATAGTTGCCATAATCACCTCTATCGGCAAATTCTTTATTTATAAGATAGTTACCATCATGATTTCCTAAGAGACAAACTACCCTAGATTTATTGTTCTCATAAAACTTTACAAGAACCTTTAAATTCTCCAAGGAATCATTTCTACTTACATGCTGCTGAGGGTATGGGTCGTGATAGTCTCCTAAAAAGACTATCTTTCCCTCCCATTCCCTACAAGGCTCTTTCCAGAAGTCACGACCATGGACATCTGGAATAACTAAGATTTCATTTTTCATACATTAACACTTGAGTTAAATAATTAATTGCTGCAAGTTCAGTATCATGGAGCTGGATGAGTTTACCATTAAGGTCTATGTCCCATCCCTCTCCATTAGCCCACTCAGTAACAGTTATATAGTCGCCATCTTTGGCAACATAACTGTACTTGCTTAAATTGTCTGAAACAGACTTGAGATTTTTCCTTTCCATTATAACGTACTATAAGTTCGTTTTCCAGCTTCTATTTTTCTATCAGAACCAAAGGCTGTAATAGGTCTTAGATAACCAATGATTCTTGTATATTGAGTAATGTGAGTACCTCCACACTTCGGACATACCTTTATAGGATGTTTCGTAATGAAATGACAGTCGTCACACTGACTATTAGGAATATTAAAAGTGAAGTAGTTAGTACCCTGCTTTACTGCAAAATCAATAAGTTTCAGATATTGCTCTTTACTTAGATGATCTTGTAAATTACAGTGAAGAGCAGACCCACCATCACAATAAGAAGCAGTTTGTCTTCCGTGCAGAATGAATTTATCAAGAACAGATGTATTATCATGAGCATTATAGAAGTATGAGTTATATAGGTTCTCATCATCTGGAACCCAATATCCGTCATTCTTATCCCAACGATAATTCTTACCTCCTAAAGACTCGGCAGGAACACATTCACTATTAAACAAGAAAGGTCTTTTCTTGTCGTGAATGGAATGCTTCTTATTCTGTTCTTTTATAGTTCCAAGAACTAGTTGTAAGAATTGGATATAGTCAGGATTATTAGAAACCTCCAGACCTAAGAATCTAGCTGCCTCATTCAACCCATTTATACCAATCGTACTATATAAGTCCTTTATATTTATAAATCCACCATTAGAAGAGGCATAAGCACCCTTACTCTCCCACTCATAAAGCATAGTTTTATAAGCAATATGATACTTATAGACTCTCTCTAGAATTGAAGTAAGATACTTCACAAACTCTTCTCTATGCACTGAATCATTCCACAATTTCTTCTCTACAACCTCATCATGCTTATAAGGTCCGAAATAGTTCTGAATAATTCTATTAACATTCAGAGTAATTACATTAGCACTTCCTGTTTTAATTCCAGTCATACCAGATGTAGGACTAAATGTATTCTCTGCTAATTCATTCCTAAGTCTACAGCATGATGCAAGACTATCTGCACTATCAGATATATAGGTAAAGAAGGAGTGTCCTTTAGAATACATTTCTGCAGTTAAGTCTTTATAATCCTTATCTATAATATCTCCAGTTTTTGGATCATATACCATTGCCATAGTTTCAACTGGGAAAGCTACAAGCTGCCTTAATCTCCATTGATTGAACCAATTCATGAACAATCTCTGCAATGCATCAATTGCCCTCCATTCTGGTTGTGTACCATCTGGATAATAGAATGTTCCAAACAAGGAAGAGAAGTAAGTATGGTCATAGTATGAGATGTTAGTAAATGGGCTTTGGTATCCCCTGTTACCAGCAGGCTGATTGATTCCGCAAACAAATTGCTTGAATGCTTTCTCAATCATATTCCTCATAGTTCTAGACTTCTTACAAGTACTAGCTGTAACCACATCATCTAGATGTTCATACCATTTTTCTCCGTATTCAGCAATGATATAATAATTCAAAGCAATGAAGTAAGAACCTACTGCTACAGCACCTTTACATTGAGCAGACAAGGTAAATATAGAATTTACCAACTGTCCACTAAAGGACTGCAAGTCATTCGGCTCAGATGGAGTAGTCTTGTCTAGGATTCCACATCCTTCTAACATTAGAGGATATAAGGATACAGCCATACAATATTGCTTTAGAGTTGGAGTCGAAGCCTCGTCATGAACATAAATTTCATGTCCTTCTATATCCCTCTCATACTCATATGCAACCTCTGGATACATTTGCTTAAGTTTTCTCTTCATCCTATACCTTTGTATGGTACGGAAGTCATCCTTAAACACTTCTGGTTCCAAAGTAGCAACATTCTTGGCAGAAGTATTAGCATTTCCATCAGTATTGGACATGGTAGCAGCATTTTCATTGCTATCTATGTATTTGTCCATGTAATGGATTTTCCTCCAGAGCATTCTAGCTCTCGACTGCTTATCCTTATAAGATCTATAGGCAGCAGCTACGTCAGGGTAATCATAATCACCAAGGAGTTCAATTATTTGATCTTGAATATCCTCTATGCTAATGGTATCCCAGATATTAACTGCTTTTGCAATATTTGTTATAACATCTTTACTAACTTCTGTCTCACAAGACATAAAAGCCTTACGTATAGCATTTTCAATTCTGCTAATATCAAAAGACTCTAAATTTCCTTCACGTTTTGTAACTCTATACATAATTTATTTGGATTAATATCCAGTAAATATAATAAAAGTTATTGGAACTTCAAAATCTTAAGATAAATGCAAAATATTTTTAAGCAGCAATGTCTTCTCTACTTTATTTACTATATCCCTTGTATCAGCATTACTTATAAGTTCAGTGAATGCATTATATACATTGAACATAGAAGTGCTTTCTCCCTCTCCTACGAAATAAGGAGAATCTTCCTTCTCGTAGAGAAGTTTATATGCATCAACAGCAGTGTTGCTAGCAAGCTTAACCTTTCCGAATCCTGTATTATAAGAACATGCTATTGTTTCTCTTACCCACATTCCGAGGTTCTCATTGATTAGGCGGTTGTCATAGGGTACCTCAGTAGACTTTAGTTTATCCAACCATACCTTTAAAGTGGAGGTCTGCTCCATAAGAGGTTGAATACATCCAAAATCTAAAGGTTTTTCAGGCTCTATTTCCTGTAAGTTTAAGAAGGATGGATTAAAAACGCATAAGTTAAGGCAAGCCATATTGAGAGCTCCTCTATAAATCTTAGCTACAGGCTTCCTAGTGTCAAGCCCATAAACCATACCTATAACTTCGTTATGATTGTCAATGCTGAACTCCTCTGGGAGAACTGCTTGAATCCAAACTCTGTTAAAAACAGTGTCTTCTGCGTTCAAATCCTTGTCTCTTGTAAGACTCATTTGATCTGGAAGCTTTGCTTGAATCCTAAAGTCCTTGGTAAACTTAGACATCCTATCCAAAAATGGTACAGCGTAAGCCTCAGCACTCAAATACTCTTTTCCACGTATAACGGTGGCTTTTCCTTTTAATAATTCATTAAGGTTTAATTCCATTGACTAAAATATCAGATTGATTGTGAAAATGTATCTATAGTCTTAATAATCTTCATAATCTAGCTTATCTGTATTCAGTCTAAAAAAAAAACAGGAGAGGGTTATCCTCTCCTTATAATTAAAGTATATCGTCTAAGTCTACCTCATCTGGGACTTCATCAGGATTTACTTCCCAGGGTTCCTCAAGTGCCTCCTGAGGCTCTTCTGCTGGATGTTCTTCTGGAGCGTCAACAGCCTCATTGATTTCACCTAGACCCCCATTTAGATATGCGTCTAACTCCTTACGAGTAATTCCCTCAAGGGCCATACACTGCGCCTTGGACAGGTACTCAGTACCGTTATACGTAACTGGTTTACAATTTTTGTTTGGTTTGTAAACACCAAAGGCATATTTGTTTTTTATTGCCCTTCTAATTTTTCCTTTCTTTACCATAGTAATTTAATTTCTAAAGATTTTCAAATGTTCCTCTAATGAGATTATTCCCTATAAATAAGTCATAAGACATACCATAGGAATTTCTGCTGAAGTTATAGTTAGAATAATCGGAAGCCCCAAAAAGACTCAAGACATTTCGATAGTCCAATCTCTTACAAGAATTGAGAGAATTAGAGTGCAAATCTCCCTTTATAAAGTGGATATTATCTTTATGAAGTCCCATCTCATGAAGCCACTCATAAAGCATAATCTTTGATTTGTCATCCAGATTTAGAGGGAGACCTCGCTTCATATACTGATCATCCTTGCCATGACAGCATATAAATGTATTATCGTTGAACTCAAATATTCCAAAGAAATCTTCCCAGAATGTGGTCTCGATATTTGGAAATTTAGCATTCACGGTTGCCATCAGAGCCTTGTTACACATATACTCATAATTACCTCCATGATTACCACAAGGTACGGAATACAGATTTATGTGAGAACAGAAATTATTCTCCTTTTCTGCCAGAGAACCTATAAACCATAGCATAAGTTCTATGAACTTATTAGCCTGTTCCCTAGCATCCATGTTCTCTGGGAGGTCATGATCGAGTCTAGCTGTTTTACCATATACTCCAGCACAATCAATATTATCTCCCATTAACACAAGATTGATAGTATCAAAAGTACCAAGCTGATGCAGTCTTCCTAAAATTTCAGCAAGTCTTCTCTGAGCCTCAACAAACCCATACTTACTATTCTCCTTATAAAGAGAACCTGTAGTCAATGCCGCTCCTAAATGTAAGTCAGAAAGATATAGATTTACACTTCTTCCAACCTCTTTTCTCTCTTCTAGGAGAATAGGATTAAGATTCTCTGGAAGTCTTACTTTAAATTCAGATAGATCCTTCATCTGCCTTTTAAGCTCAATATTTTCCTGAGCATACTTCTTCAAGAGCTTCTCTGTATTCTTGATTTGATCCTCCTCAGCTTTACGAAGGAAGCTATTCTCCTTCTCACGAAGCTGAATTTCCCTAAGTTCATCCTCACTTAGTTCTTCAAACATATGAGGAGCGAAAGGAGCTGATGCCTTAGTAATATTGAACGCTCGAAGGATTCTCTTGAAATCAATAAGAGAAAGATCAACAAAGTGTCTTGAAATAACCCTTTGAGTCAGAGAGTCTCCATAGTAGGAGTAGAGTCTATGAATAGTATTCATTTCCTCTCTTGTAAGTTTACCAGTTAGAGGTGCTTTGTCCCTTCTAAAGATTTGATAGCTATAGAAGTTAATCCTTCCATCTTCTCCTCTAAGAATAGATGTTTCAGCTCTATCATCGGTTTCAACTACCTCTTTTAGAGATTTCCCTTTCTTAGAAACAACTTCACTGTACAAACGAAGTAAGTTCTTCACTTCGTCAGTTTCAGTATCATTTTGTTTCTTAAGACTAGAGATAGCCCCAACTATACTATTATAGTTCAATCCGTTCTTTTCACAGAAAAGATGTAAGTTTTGTCCGCTATTTTTTGCTGCGGTTAATATTTCAGTGTATTTTCTAACAGTTGAGTGTTTCATTATTTTTAATTGATTTATTCAATTTTATGTTAAGCTATTATGCTATAAAAAAAAAACGGGCAGTCGTTTCTCAACAACTGCCCTTAATATAGGATTTAGATATGGAATTAACCTCTTTCAACTCCGAATACAAGATAACTACCAACACGAGAACTCTTTGAAGGAGTGTATTCAGCCTCGAATGCAATTGGCTCACCGTCAACTACCTGCTTTGTATATGTGCAGATGATGTTGCCCTTGAATCCCTTGTTTACATACAAGTCTTTAGCAATCTCCTTAGCCTTAGCCTTAGTCTCATTTGTCTCAGCGATAACTGAGCCAGTAGCCTTATCAATCAACTGATAAGTGGTCTTATACTTACGAGCACCAGACTCATTCTTCTTGTCGTGGATACCATAAGGACGCTCACGGCTATCAGCAACAGCTGACTCCAATGTGATTGAGAATCCTACACCAGCAACATTCTTAGATTTCTTAGCAAGATAATCAAGCATAAACTGCTTCTTGTCAGCATCAGTTACGCCATTTACCTGCTTTTTCTTCCAGATTTTGTAAGCCTGTGTAGCATCACCCATAATGTCAAAAGGAGCCTTTGCGAGTGCTTCATCCTTAGTTGCTCCAGTTACTTCCATTCTCTTAAAATTCATAATTTGTGTCATAATTCAATAAAATTTAAAAAGTTTAAAACCAAAAACATTAATTCGTATCAACATCTTTCATCTAACATTACAAATGTACTATTTCTTATTGAATTACCAAAACAATAATTTGTAAGGTTTATCTTAAGCTCTAAATTTTACCTTATCTTCTTTCGTTGACTTCGGTAAAGCAAATATAATATATTATCTGCCCTACGCAAACGAAAAGTGACTATTTTATTGTTAACAAGTGTTAACAAAATTATCTACACAAAATAAATGAATCTACCTACTTATAATTAAAACGGAACATACGTCGAAAGAATTTCCTTTATTTTATTAGGAATATCTTTATCGCTTATCCCAAATGTAGGAAAACTCTTACAGCCATAAGAGAAGTCATCAACAACTACTGCAACTCCTTTTATGAAGTCTTCTGGTAAGTCATCTCCAACTATTTTTCTTATAACCTGATAAGGAGTTACATCTGGCTTTTTCTGTTTTAGTTTGAAAGCCAAATATCCTACAAGAGAAATTAATGCAAATTTAGCGTTTATGTCCGTGTTCAAATATCCCAACGAATAGTAGCGGTTGTATAACCGTTGCATATCTTGGTATGGGGGAGTAGTTATAACATCCATGGCAATACCCATTAGATAAATCTATATCCTTTATTGTAATAATGAGCTACAAGTCTTAGAAGAGCTTTAAACTCTTCCCACCCCCTAGTAAAATCTGCTTTAGTAACTTCATACACCTTAGTATAATACTTAGGTATAGTAGAAACAACCAAACAATTGGAACGAATTGTACAATTCTCCATTCCATAATGCTTTTTAGCTACTAGGGATAGTAACCAACTGTACAAGGATAACTCCCGATGATAGTGAAACCTTTTAAAATTGTTAGGAAACTCTGAAACTATTTTCCCAATAGTTTTAACGTCATTAACTACAATAGTATTAGTTTCTTTGTCAATAGTGTAGTTATCAAGTTTTGCCTTTAGCTTTAACACAAAAGGCTCACATCCTGGAACTATAACTTTGACATCAAGCAAAATTGCTTGTTCATTCTCAGAAATAGGATCTTCTACAAGTCCCTCTGGGTGTAACAGCTTCTGAATATTTTCATTCTTTTTCAAAGCCCTTACACATTGCAGAACTCTTTCCCTACCTTTAGCATCCAAATAAATTGGAGTGCTCTTTAGAGGAGAAGATTCATACTTCTTTCTATCCTCCCAATAGTCTAAGCACTTTGATAGCAGGGCGTCTTGTTTTTCCTTATCAAATTTGCCCTTGTAATAATCTACTTTATCAGAAGCTCTTATAAGAGCCTCAGAACTTAGTGAGGGATTCTCTTTATACTCTTCAAAGAGTTCATCTGCCATAAACCCTGCTTTAGCAGTAGGTCTATCTACACTTTCACACATATGAAATAACTCTGGTTGAAGAGTAAGTTCATGTACAGCACTTCCGAATATTAGGGCATCGCTATACTTATTATGCTTTCCTAATCCCTCAAAGAAAGCTTTTGGATCATTGTCTTGATCTGGATTTATAAGAGACAATCTAGAATTGCTGATGTATCCATTATACTTCTCACTAAAGTATTCTGCATCATCTATTTTCTGCAATTTTAGAGTATCCAAAAGAGGTATAATCTGAATCTGATTTAAATCAGCCAAACTTATCATATACTAAATCTTTAAAGTTAGGATATAGTGTATCTAAGAATAGATTATAGCAATCCTCTATTTCTTCCTTTCTAAGACTAAAGATCCTCCCAACTGGACCCCACTTCCTATTATGCTTAGCATCCATTAGCAAGCAGGGTATTCCATGTAAATTCAAGTCAATGAAGTTTGAAATACTATCATCGACAAAAACATCAACTCTACCTTTAATCCTAGGTGCTTTACTAGACATTTGACAGTATACCTGATATATAGGAGCTACGGGTAAATCATTCATTTCCAAGAACTTTTTAGACCAAGCCTTAGAATGCACCCTCTTGGTACAATATAGGGTTGGCATAAAGTCTGGACGGTTGATAACTGGAAGGTTTAACCAAAACTCCTTATCCTTTACAAGGATTCGGTTTACATTTCTAGTAATTTCACTATCCTTATGAGGAGTGCCAAAGCGCTTCAAATAAGGATTTATGAAATCACAGACTGTATCGTCAATGTCTAGTCCTATTCGTAATCTCATAATTCTTCTACGTCAGTTATTGCTCCAATAAGAATATCCTGACTATCCAAGTCTTTAATGAAATCACGATAAGAATCGCATTCAGAATAGTCTGCGAACCTCTCCATGATTTTGTCTTGACAATCAGCATTGGAGTTCGCAACTATCCTAAGGTTATACACCTTTGAATCTGGGATATTACATACTGGAATTATATATTTATTCATTACTTGTCACGGTCTTTAGACCATGAACGTTATTTGTTTCCATATTCATGGTAAGTTTTTAACAACTTATAAAAAAAGTCTACATCGAGAACAGCTACTGTTCCTTTACTATTCTCTCCTGCTTGAGCCGACTTCTTCCAAATAAGAACAAAGTCTCGCGGGTCTGAACATTCCTCCTTTATGTTAAAGTAGTTGGGAAAGTTAGTATAATGTTTGCACTGAATAGCTACTTCTAATTCATAATTAGTATCAGCTATATCAACTTTAGCTGCATCTAATCGCTTAGACTCACCAGCTGCACGACATACTCCACTATATCCAATTTCCTTTAATTTACCTACAACCTCTGCCTCTAAGCCTGCTCCCTTGTTTTTGGATTTCTTAGCTCTGAAATGTCTAGCTGTAGTATCATTTAACCACTCAAAGGTCGTCTTGTCCTTTCCCCCAGTTCCAGGTTTGTTACACCTAATTTTGATAGCTGCAACAGATATTCCTGTTTCCTCACTAGCCTCTTCTATAGATGTAAAGTCTTTAGAGGTTCCATCTTTGAAAGTTGCTCTCACAGATGTGTCTAATTCTGTCTATGTTCTTTTAGCCATAATATAAATGTTTTTATTAAATTGAGTGTTTCTTTTCTTCCATGATCTTTATAAAAATCTGATATATCCTTACTCCCATACCTCCTTGGGATAAATATGTAAGTTAGTTCTGGATGTTCTCTTCGAATTTTAGCCATGTTGTATAAGCCAGGTCTATCATTATCATAGAAAACTACAATATTTTCGAAGCGACTTTTCAAGTCTTCCAGAACCTTATCAGATATAAATAGATTTTCACTATTTGGAGCACATGCGGTTATCCCACAAGAATAAAGGCACATACTATCCTTCATTGACTTAGTAATCACTAGCAACTTTCCCTTTTTTGGGAGCTGATCATACCCCTGAATCTTCTTACTAGGCCAATTAGTTATGAACCTAAACGAAGTTCTCTTCGGGAAATAACATCTCCATAATTCTAGACCTTGGTACTTTTTACCATAGTATCCAAATATAGGACAGTGTTGCTGCGACTCAGCGAATAATTGATCATTTAGGAAAACATGCTTGCATGAATATACATCAAAACGCCTTAAGATGTCTCTGGTTATTCCATACCTTCCCCACCATTTAAGTTCGTTATCTGTAAATTCCTGTATCTCAATCTGAATCTTTGATATTTCTTTATCTTTAATCTTAATAGGGTTTAAATTAATTTTACCTGGATTCTTATGTAGAGCATTGTCTCGAACAATTCCGAAGTCATTAGCAATAATTCTAAGGGCTTCAAAGTAATCACATCTAAAGATAGACTGAACCACATCAAATACGTTTAGATGCTGTCCAGTTGCAAAATCCTTAAATATTAGTGTTCCAGACTTATTCCTATAGAAACTACAAGTCGGTTGCTTATCTCTCCTTAAAGGAGAACGAAACAGTCCCTTCTTTACAGGCATGTGCAAGTAGTATTCCATAAGTTGCTCCTCAGAGAACCTAGATAAAATTAACTCTTTAGTAATTTTTGGTTGAAACGAGAAGTCCATAATAATTGTGTTTAGAACACAATAATACTAAATTTCTAGTAAAAACCAAAATAGAGATACCTACTATCACAGTAGATACCTCTCAACTCTTATTAAAGCAATGATTCGAAGTCTATATCCTCAGAACCTGCTGATTTACCATCAACCTCCTGAGCAATAGCAGAGTTGCTACTATTGTCCATGTTAGTTGGCTTAGCGTTCAGATATTCTGCCTTCCTAGACTCCTCATATGCAGAGAAGAAAAGTTTATCACCCAAGAAGTTATCGCAGGTGAACTTCTCTCCATTCTTATTTATTGCGACAAACTTAGGAAGACTTGCCACAACGTTTCCATTTTGGGTTCTTCCTACAAGTTTGAGATTAGTTTCTTTACCTTTGGCAACGTCAGTAATCTTGATGAATGCAGTTACTACATCATCAAAAGATTTAAACCTTGCACTAGCTGCCTGCATCTTCTTAAATCCTTCAGGATTGAGAACCTCTGCTACCTGTGCAATGAAAGTCATAGTTCTATCGAAAGAGGAAGCTCCTTGATATTCATGACCTTCTTTGCTAGTATAAGTAGGACGCTTCTCATCTCCATCCTTAGGATAGAAGATTGACTCCTCATAATAACCATCAACACCATCGAAACGAACCTTAAGGATTTCATAAACTGCATTAGGGTCTTTCTTACCCTTAATAGTTTCCTTGCGAGCTCCTGAGAACTTTACAGGATAAATTCCCCAAGGTTTAAGACGCTGCTGTACATTAGAAGTTGCTTGTGTTGTTGCGAGACTACCAAAATTAAATTCTGACATAATATTTACAAATTAAAGTTTAAAGAAGTTTGCATCTATAGAACTTACATTTGCATCTTTGTCATCTACTAATCCTTCTAAATCAAGATCTATTCCTTCTGGAGTGTCAAGATTAACATTGTCATCTCCAACTAATTGATCTACCGCTACTTCCTCAGAAGTAAGTACAAATAATCCAGCTTTAGACGGGTGAGCTGCTAAAACAAATTCCTTTCCATATTTAGAAAGTTCTTCGTTCTTGCTGCCTCTGCAAGCTATGGTATTGGATTTAGTGAGCTTATTGCCACCCTTTGTTCCAAATGCTTCGTCAGTTCCAATAATAGGAACAGATCCATTCTTGCCTTCGTCATACTTGATGTCCAACTTATCTCCAGGGCTAATCCCCATAAGGGATACAGCCTTTGAGTTAAGTTTGCACTTATTATCTTCCAAGTAAAGTTTTGGTTCTTTGTCATCATCTTGTACTGCCTCGCTTGCAGTTGCTTTCATTGCTTTAACTGGCTTATTGACACTCCTGTCAATAAGCTTGGTTTCTAACACTTCGCCGGTTTCTGTGTCTACCGACATTTCGTAGGTTAGACTTAGGATAAAAGTTTCTTTTATAGTAGACATTAGTCTTCCTCGTTATATTCCTTAATACGCTTTACTACATAGTCAAGATCATTATCGATATAAATATCATTAAACAATCCCATTGGAGACTTAGCAGTACAGGTACCATCAGAATTAGTGATAAACTTATAAGAAGGCTTGTTGTCTTCATCACGCTGTATAGTAGTGAAGAATACATAGGTAAACAAACCCTCCAGAGTAATCACAGAATCCAACATCTTGCCGAGAGTCTTCATCTTGTAATAAGGAGATACTCTATCACCCATATTTTCACTATGAGTAGAAACTACAACATTCAAGTCATCACGCATATTCATAGCGGATTTTAATACCTGATAAGCATGCTGTGCCATATCAGTAAACTTGTCATAGCTCTTTTCCTTAGCTCTATCCATTGCCTCAAAGCCCATCACATACTGGAAATCATCAATGACCACAGTCGTAATATGAGGCATCTTCTTGTCGATAATCTGCAAGACCTTACCGATTTGATCAACATTTGCAGAGGCAAAGAAATTGCCAGAAACTTTTCCATCCTGAACAGTGAAAGAAGGATATTTCTTGTTAGCTCCCTTAATTCCAGGACGCTTACCAGTTGTTGATATGATAAATGTCTTTACTGGGTCAAGATTTCTAACACTTGAAGTTTTACCACTTCCACTTTCACCGACGATTGCTATTAATTCAGCCATTATAATGTAAATTTAGATTTTTGAATAGTTTTATTATCATCTTCTATCTTTACGTTATCTTGCTGCTCTTCCAAAGCCCATTCTGGACTTTTATATTTTTCATAATCAAATATTTCATCAGGTTTAGGCAACTCTATATAGTGAGAACTATCACCATAATAGCCTAGAGGAACCATTATATCAGAAGTACCAAATCTACTCTTTAAAAGGAATAACCCAATAAAGCATTGTTCTAGTACTTTAATATCATACTTCCTATAAGAAGAAAGCTTATACTTATGAGGACTAAACAGTGCAAGAACTACTTGACTATCCTCATAAAGAGCTCCACTATCCTTGAAATCATTAGATGAAGGGTCTTGTAAACCTTGTTTCATTCTTTCTTGGTTGTTGGAATCTCTATTGAATTGAGCAATGTGAATAGGACTCATGATCTTAGTTTTATTCCTAAGCATTACAGAGTCTCTAGAGATTGCATCAATTTCTTCCTTCTTAGACCTACCAGAAGTTGCCTTAACGAGAGTAAAGTGATCTACAAGGACTCCAAGTATTTGCTGAGGATTATTTGGGATGTAGCCATCCTCGGTAAACTTTCCATACTTTCTGAGTTCCTTCTCAACTTCTCTGAGATATACTGCTTCAGTTAGACTTCCTTCATAGAAGGTCAGTCTCTCATCAAGTATATCCATAAATTCAGAAGCCTTCTCTAGAAGTTCATACCTATCATCAGATAGAATGCAATCTTTTCCTCTAGAGAACATCTCCTTATATCTAAGCTCTACTCCAAACTTATCCATGATATACATGGATACTAGCTTTGCATACACTTGACTTCTGGTCATTTCCAGACTAAATAGAAGCCATCTTGGATCTCTCTCAGGACATTCCCCATCAAGGAAATGAATAAGAGGTTGATACACAAATGTCCATAAGGCATAAGTTGATTTACCTACACCTGATGCGGCACCTATTAAATAACTAGTTCCTGGTAAATATCCATCTATAAAGCTTTCCAATCTCTTAGAACCTACAGATAAACCAATATTCTTACCCTCTCGTCCTTCTCGGACTAAATTAAAGAACTCTTCTCTACCAGTTATCATACTAGTTTAATTGCATCGAAGTTAACATTAGCTCCATCTCCCTTCTTAAGTGCTTCTAAATCTATCCATCCCTGATTAATAATGAAACTAGCTAAACTGCAATTGATAATGTTATTATCTTTCGCCCATCTGACTAGTTCAATAATTTGATTATGTCTTTCTTCATTCCACCTAATATTTTTACCATACCTAAAATATGCTTCTTCTAATGAATCAAATTTCTTAGCTACAGTTCTTAACGGAACTGTGGAAGTTCCTATAATGCCAAATTGAGGATACGCTTCAAATAATTCCTTTCCCATTTCAAAAGAGCATCTATAAAGATTCTTTATAAAGTTCCTGTTAAAAGGTATAGAATATGGATCAAAGGCTTCCCCCTCCTTTGGACAACGAAAACTCTTTAGGATAACTCCTTTATCTTGTAAAGATAGAATAACCTCCCTAGTTTTTACTCCGCAATTATAAAGTGCTTCTATATAAGATTTGAATATGTCCTCATTCTCTTCATCCTGAAGCAGTAATAGAGTCCTGATAAACATCAGCTCATTTGGAGTTATTCTATACTTATCAAGTATAGAGATTTCCTCTTCCAGTGTTAAAGTTAAATTTTTCAAGCAGTTTATAAGTTAATATTGAAAAATACTAATCTTACAACTGCATATAAGTTAGACCTCTTTCGAGGTGGAATCAAATTGCATACGGCTCTATAAACTCCTCAACTAAGATTTCTGCTCTTTCTTGCATTTTGTCTATGTTATAGTAAGTTCCGTCAGTTCCTTTAATCATTCTAGTTTCTCCGTCGTATTCAATGTCTCGTTTATTAATTGTACTTAAGAGTGAACTTAGAATGAGAAGTTCATTCATTTTCTCATTTATCATGTTAATATCTAAATGTAAAGTCCTTGATATGTTTAACATAAGGTTTAGGTTCTCTTCCAGCTAAAACATCATCTAATCCTTCTTCGTCAATTGTAATGACGTTTGTAGAATTATTGGATTTCTTAAACCATTCTGTTTCGACAGTTTGATCTAAGACCAGAGTAAATATTTCAGCTTTCTTGTCACCTTCCTTCCTAGCTACACGTCCTATTCTCTGCGTTTTGCGAATCTTAGAGGAATCTAACCCAAGTATGATAGCAACTGATAATCCTGGTACGTCTAAGCCTTCATCAGCCTTTTTAATAGTATGTAATATTCCAGTCTTTTCAGCACTAAATTCCTCGATAGTCATTCTTCCTTTCTTCTTGCTATCCTTTCCAGAGAAAACCTTTCCTCCCATGCCTATGGATTCAGCCATTTTGACATTGTTAGAGAAGGTAATTATCTTAGAATCAGGTCTAGCTTGAATAATCCTTCTAGCTATCTCAATTTTCTTTGGGTGATTGTTGATAAAAGCCTTTCTGGATTGTATAATTCGCATAAATTGTGTTGCATGGTATGTTATTTGCTTAAACACTTGTTTTCTTTGCTCTTCAGTTCCATTAGGGCACATTTCATCCCTTAGTTGAGAGCGATACATAAATCCTCTGGGACCTAGACAATTCATAACCTTGTCCCAATCGAAGTTAAAGAACTCAAAGTGTTCAGTAAATTCCCTATTCATTTCTTTGTAGGTAGCAATATCATCAACATCCAGTATTACTTGGTACTCCTTATAATCAGAGATCCATCCTTGGAATTTTGACTCTGCAAGGGTGATTTCATCAATAACAGGACAGTACTTCTTTAGTAACTCGTGTTTTCCATCAAGTCTTTCGAAGGTTGCTGTCAAACCAAGAATATACTTATAATTTACAGTTTCAAAGACATGCTTCAACGTATCTGCCGCAACTCTATGGATTTCATCAATCACCATAATGTCACACTTGTACAATCCCTTAATAGCGGTATTAACAACTAATACTTCACAACTAAGAGACAAGCCATTCAAGTCAAGTAGCCCCAGCCACTGTTCTTTTAGAGCGGTAGTAGGGACTATAACTATGACTTTCATGCTTGGATATTTTTTCAGGACTGTCTTGATACAGTTAAGCCCGACTCTGGTTTTCGGTTTTGTTATCATACGGCTTTTTATCCGTATTTCTATACCCTTTCCTGTTCTGGTATAGCCCCGCGTACATTTTTACCATATTCACAGAACTTAGGCATTGGGCACTCTTGGAGAGATTATATTTATTCACTCTCTACGCTGTACGATGACTCTAAGCCTTTCGAAATCTCAGAGTTTATCTCGGTATTACCTTTACAAACTTCACCGATATTGCCCAATAATAATTCCGATGATTTCTCAATCGGAACGGCTGCGTCTATATAAACTGGTAGATATTCATCAGAATAATAGAATTTATATCCTGTACTTTTTATAATATATGGATTATTCTTGGTGGCATCTTTGTGTTTAGTTAAAGTACTTTTACTACTTCCACAATGCTTAGCACATTCTGGAAGAGTACGAAAGTAGAACAATTCTCCATCTGGAGACTCTCCTATTATATACTTCCCAAAAGTACTTTTAGCAACTAATACTGTTTTATTTATATGATTTACCAAATCATTCATATTAGTAAATCTACTCGTACTTAAACAGTATTTGCCTTTATATACCTTTGATTCCAAGAATTTTCCATTTTTATCTTCCAACAGTCTAAGAGCCGCCTTTGTGTAAGGGCACTCTGCAACGATTGTCTTATCAAGTACATTATAAACATATGTTGGCTTCCAATTATGTTGTTGCTTATATGTAGTTATTTCTCCAGAAGAGTAACGTTCTCTTAACGTGTTGCTAATTTTGTTTTTTGTTTCTTCGGAAACTTCATGTCCAAAATTAGCAACTACATTCAAAGTAAGATTATACTCAGGTTTCAGAGAGTTTATATAATATTGTTCTCTATCAAACCTTATCTCTTCTGGACAATATTCCAGCACACAAAACATAAAAGCATCCTCACCGTATTTATTCCAAGAAGCCTGAAAATGAGCATTATGTGATTTGTTATTATTTAGATTATGTATATGCTCATGTATTCTATTATATATATCTACAGATGATCCAATGTATCTTTTACCTGACACTATGTTAAAAAACATATAAATTCCAGATTTAAACCTTAATTTACTATCAATTTTATTCATAATATTGAATTTTTCAATACCCAAATATACTAATAAAAATTGATTATGTCAAATAAAAGCTACTACAGGTTTTATAAATCATCTAGCAGTTTAAAAGCAACCAAAACCAGTAGAGGCAACTACTGTACCACGACACTTATTTTTTATCCATTTGACTCGACATTCTTCCTGCCTTTCGTCTCTGGTAGTCCTTTTAAAGGTAGATTCTTGCATATTCTGTCAATCCATATAGCAATATAGCATAGTTATCTACATTGACAAAATTCTGACAGTTAATAAGAAAATCTAATAGCCTATTCATTAGTCTGAAAGAGTAATACCACGATTCTCTGCAACTAACTTAAGCTGACGGATTCTCTCCTCCCACTGGTCAATGTGGAACATTACCTCATTTTCCAAGCGGAACAGAACCTTATTACGAAGTACCATAAGCTGATCAGTTGTCAACTCAGAATACTTCTTTGGTCTTAAATTAACCATAGCACGAAGCTCATTGAAGTTAAGACCTGTAGGCTTTACGGTTAGGCGTACAGTATTCTTAATATTAAGGCGCTCCTTAATAACTTCAAGCTTACTGCGTGTGTTTCCATCCTTATCCTTTTCATCAAACTCTTTCATCTCAGCTGGAGTAAGATATACACCCATGTTGAGAATGAAACTGAAGGTTATGTGCTTGTTATCGAAGTAACCAAGCTGATCAAGACCGCCATCAAGAACATCCTCTATAGAGATTCTTTCAAATTCTCTAGGAAGACCTCCTGTACAAGCTGCAATGGAAATATTCTTAAGTTCATTAGAAGGGAAATCCTCCTTATGGCTATTCATATACCCACGAAGATCCTGAATATACAGATGGCGTGGATAAGGTTTACCATCTGCACATATTTCACCAGACTCCAACTTACGAAGGAAAAGCTCAACGTTACACTTCTTACGCTGCTCACTGATAATGTCCAGAAGAACATATCTACCAGGGTTCAACTTATCAGTACTGTGAAGCATTGATAAACAGTGCTTGTAGAATTGATTAAGTTGTTCAGGAGTAGCATCAACAAGATGAATCTCCTCCTGAGTTCCATCTACCTTTCGTGCAAGTTTCCATACAAATGACTTGATGTCATTGTTCTTCGCTTCCATAGCCTCCATAAGTTTGTCTCTCATTACTGTCATAATTTATTTACTGTCTTTCATATTGTTATTTTTAAATTATATCTTACATTGTAAACTTGTGAGGTTTTTTAATTGGCCTCTCTATAAATTTCATAAACTGAACGTTGCTATAGCGATAAGGAACAAATTTAGTCCCATCAAACCACTTATCAACTCCAGCCCTTACTTCAAAGAAATTTAGAAATCCCACCTCACCTATCTCTATCTTACGGTGATCCCAATTTGGATACCTAGTGCACATAATGTACCTAGTTTCTTTAATCACGTCCTCATCTAGACACTCGAAAACATATGTTATATAGCCAAGAGCATCCTCTTCACTAGCTAATAATTTAGCTAGAACAGTCATGATCAATTTGAAGAATTAAGTTCCCTATAATAGGTACAGCCATAAGCTGCAAAGTTAGAAGAACATTTTTCAATTCCTCGAAAGCATGGATACCTTCTACAAGATTTACATTCCCTATTAGGAAACTTTAATTTAACTCCAAATTTATCTTTTTCTATCCTTATAAGGCTCACTTTACTAACAGAAGTAATAATAAACCAGAACTAACTGTAATTCCCCCAATCTTCCAGAAAAAGAGAGTTTTCTTTTTCTTATTGAGATTCTTGGTTAAAGATTCATTCCAATCCTTGTAAACTTTAATCTGAGCTTGTCTAACCGAGTCAGTTTTTACAAGAAGTTTATTGTCTTCTTTGTAATTGTTTAATTGTTCAGAAAGTAATTGATTTTCAATCAATAACTTATGGTGTTCCGCAAAGATCAGGTTAGTTTCCTTCAGTTGAGCTGGAGTTATCGATACTATCGAATCTTTCTCTATTCCACTTGAGATAGTTGATGAAGAAGATGTAGTCGTCGCTAGTAGTATTGTTAATAATGTCACTAATAGTCTCTTTGTAACTCTTTTCATTCTGTTCAATTTTGATTATCGTTGTATCAATTCTTCCTGCTATAGAATCCCTCTTAGTCTTTATAGAGGAGAGTTCAGACTCCAAAGAGTCTATCTTTTCGGAATAGTCTGGAGTCTGAACTTGTTTTTCAGGTTTAAAGATAATATATCCTAAAGCTAAACTAGTAAGTATGAAGAAAATCAGAATTACTTTTTCTGTTTTCCGCATTTCTTAGTCTGGTTGTTTAGGTAATCAAGATACTTCTGTACATTATCAAGGTAAGTAGGGTCTTTCTTAACTCCCTCTACAATTACCTTCTCAATGTCAGTAAAGTTCTCCTTTACCTTCTCCATCTCCTGATGTTTCAGGAATCGAGCTTTAGCGTCATTGTATCCCTTAATATACTTCTCAGGATTTGCCTTGATATACTCAGCCTCCTGAGAGAGGTAAGTGCGTACAAGATTATCACTCATTTGCCCAGAGTGTGCTGCATAGAGGGCAACGTCGGAGTTCTTAGCACGGGCAATTGCCTTAAGTACTCCAACCTTCTCACTAAACTTGTCTACTGGATTACAAATAGACACTCCAACCTGCAAACCTACCTGGACACACCCAAGAGCTTCTCCAGTTCCGTTGGCAATCTTCATTACCAATGGATAACCTGCATCGGTATCCTTTAGTGCAACCTTTACAGCTGCAATTACAAACTGATGCTCTTTACCAGCATAATCCACAAACTTGTCCTTAAGTACGATTTCGTTGTTCATTTTTTCTTTGATTTTTTATTTGGTTTGAGAACATAGGGAGATAAGTTCATCTCATCTATGAACTCTTGAGGAACACCCACTAGAGAAATCTCTTTCTCAATGCTGTATCCCTCATACTTTGTTACAATATAATTATTCTTAATATGAAGTAACCTATCAGCTTTATAGAGTTTACTTCCGAGTTGGCAAAAGCCATTCTTCCAGTATTTGCTCAAGGTTACTTCATATGTAAAAGTAGGAAGGAGTTCAACAAGTCCTCCTTCGTACTCATAAAACTTACTTCCAGAATGGTCGTTCGTTTGGCGCGTACGTTTTCCCATTGAAGGTATACTTAGCTACAACATTAACCATCACTTTGTTTTGACGATCCCACTGATGGAAGAAATTAAGCACATCTCCTATCTGATGCATACCACAGATAGTAGAGTATGTTGTATGTGGGAATCGCTTGTTCTTTTTTAGCTGAACAATAAGCTTAGCTCGTACAGGAATTACCTTACGAGGAGAGGTACCAAGATGCATTTTACCCTTGTGGGTACATCTCAAAGTTCTGAGTATTTTCTTCTCCTGTTTACTCTTAGTCCAGACACTCGGATCTCTTGGAGTTGCAGGACGGGGGTGAATACCCAGTTCAACCATAAGTGCATCATCGTGCACATCTACCCAGCGATCCTCATCACCCTGGGCTGCCTTAATAGGACTTTTAACATTTTCTTCTTTCATGCGTGTATATTACCACAAATTGTACATTTATAAATTGCATACTCAGGAACATAGAGGGTATGTTTTCCTCTCTGTCTACACCTAGGACATAGCAATGTCTTGGTGATTGGATAAACCGTTTCTTTCTTCGTAGCCATTAAAAAATGCATTAAAAGTTTTACGAATAATTCTATTGTTATGAATGTTATATTCTGGATTCCATCGTCCAGACCTATAAATCCATTTAATGTTAGAGGAGTTAATATCTTCAACAAGATATTTATTGGGAAGCGTATTGAACCCTCCAACATTTATAGTACCACCTCCTTCCAGATATAGGGCGTAATGATGACAAGTTCCAGAACCTACTATAGAGGTTCTCCTTGTGTTATTCTTAACTTTAGAATGAACTTCTGCAGAAACGCTAACGTCATCCTTTAATTCTTTTGTAAAAATAAGTAACTTGTACTTTAGTCCTAATCTGTCAAAATGGAAAGCAATTAGATATGCAACAAAACAGCAACCACCACTATTAATATGATATTTCCTATTAAGTTGCAAGCACAACTCATCTAACAATCTCTGTAAGCCATGAACATTTAAATCCCGCATAACTTCCTAAGTGAATCTAATTCCTCTCTGAACTCCTTTAAATATGTAGCTAGGTCAGTAACATCATGTTTGCATGATATTCTGTACTGAATTACTTTCTTTAGAGCAGACTCTAAGCTTATTCCGTAAGCTACATTCTTAAATTCCTGTCTAGCCTCCTTGCCCTTTGGACGTATCGTATACAAGAGTTCCAAGTCAAATACAGGACTAGATTCAGAAACTGGAGTCAATCGAAAATCCTTCTCTTCAATTGTCATTAGGATTGTAATTTATGTAAAACTCAGAACCAATATTAAAATCATTGAATATCTTTGGGCATTGCTCTATAGACATCTCTAATTTACCAGTATCTAAGTCATGTAGTTCAAGGATGTATAGATCATCCTTTTTAGAAACCACCGCCCTATAAACAGAACTCTCTGTTCTTTCAGAAGTAAAAGTAACTTCCGCAGACTCTCCTTGAATTAGGGTAGATAAGGCTTTATTGAGAGCAAATGTGGATTTATATCCTTTGCACTCCAATGATATATACCATCTACCTTTTACAACCTTTAGATAAATCTTATACTTCATTCTTTACTAATGAATTAGTATGTTCAGCTATTTCACGGATGCTTTTCTTAAAGATGGAATGATCCTCCTCGTTAAACTTAACATCATACTTTGCTTCAAGATGCCCTACGAGATCTACAGTATCTAAACTGTCCATTCCAGCATCATCTGCAAGATTACTGTTTCCATTCAACTGAACTGGATACCCTATATCCTCAGTGACATAATGAATTATATCAGAAATTATTTCTTCTACCATAGTTTAATTAATATTGAACTATTTGTACCTCCTAGCCCAAAGGAATTACTTAAAATGAACTTAGGAGGGTCAATTTCTACTAAACACTTGTGAATATTGAGAGAGAAGGAATTATCCTTGGTGTTGATGTTAGGTGGAACAAAGCCGGCCTTTCCGGATAGTATGGAATATACTACCTCAGAAGCCCCAGCTGCCCACATCTCGTGCCCAGTGAGAGCTTTAGTTGCACTTATAAGTGGTTTACGTTCATTGAATAATCCCAGTAAGGCTCCTGCCTCACTAAGATCCCCATCAACTGTACCAGTAGCATGAGCACTGACCACATCTACAACCTTAGGAGAGTACTCCCCAAGTGCTTTTTGCATACACCTCAATTCAGAAATCATATCACTCTTCGAGAGATGATTAGAGGAGGTAGCACCATATCCGACTATTTCTCCATAAATTGGGAGATTCTGCTTTAATGCCCAACCCATTTCTGCCAAGATTAGACAAGCAGCCCCACCACTAGGTACTAACCCATCTCTTTTTTCATCAAAGGGCTTAACTGCGTTCTCTGGTACATTAGATTTTGAGAAAGTTCCAATAGCATCAAAGGCAAAAGTGGAATCTGAATTAACCTCCTGACATCCTCCTGTAGCGATGACCTTAGAGAAACCACTAGCAATTAGATTATAACTAACTCCAATTGCATGTGCTCCAGAAGCACATGCTCCTCCAACACTAAAAGATGGGCCTTCTAGTCTGAAATGAGTACTTAGTACTGCTGTAGGATTAGAGGTTAGAGTCTTAAAGACATGAATTGCTCCTAATTTAGAAGTTCTCCCAAGCTTAGAATACGATTCTATTGCCTCTGCCATAGACTGTGAACTACTGTCGTTTCCGATAATTAGTCCACAGTTCATTGGAGGGCATCCAAGGTATGCGTCCTCTAAAGCTTCACTTAGTGCTTTATACATATACTCAGTCTGAGGAGCCATATACCTCTTGATGTGTTGAGGTATTTCTGTTGGAGTAGGAACAATTCCAGTAAGTCTAGAATTAAATCCTGCTCTAGACTGGTCTATTCCAATTCCACAGAAGCCCTTCTTTAGAGATTCTGAGACTTCTTTTTTGTTAGATCCTATGCTGGAATAAATACCCATTCCAACAATAACTACTCTCCTCATAAGTCTCAAGCAGAAGCTGCTGTTCTCTGATTTATTCCACCAGGACGAGTTAATCCTGCTTTCTCTCTTTCTGGGAGTTTATCCCACCATGCTTGTGCAGCCTTAAGATTTGCAAGTTTCTTTTTATACTTCATATTATATTACTTTAAGCATTGTTACATTTTCAGGAAGGTTCTCCCAATCCTTATAAGAGTTAGTTATCCATACATGATTAAAATTCTTGGATAGATTCTCAATACCCTTCGGGTTAACCATGTGAACTACAGAGATATTAAGCTTCTCTTTGGATACTCCTAACTTCCCAAGAGCCTCTGCAATACCACAGAAAGTTCCACCTCCATCACATAGATCATCCACAATCATTAATGGTTGATTTCCGATTTTTTCTGGATTGTCTACCTTGATTTCGAGTATCTTGCCAGTAGCTAGATCACGAACCTTGCTGCAAGAGATAGAGTTCTCACTGAAATACCCATAACGCTCAACTGCTCCAGCATCTGGCAGGACTAATTGATAATTAGTCATCCAGTTTTCTGGACGTGTAAGCTCTTCAGGATATAAGGCTCTGAACTTATTCCCAAGTCGATAGTCATATATCACGTCTGAGTGAGGCTCCAAGACAGCAATATTTTCTGCATTAGAGTTGCTAAGCATCTTTACTATTACCTTAAGAGTAAAAGGACGATTGAAGTCCATAACTCTATCCATCCTCATTCCCATGAGATAGAAGATGTCAACATCATAATAGACATCATGTCTATCAAGAATGTCAAGAACCTGAGTTACGATAAATAGTTCCTCAGCATTAGTGATTCTACACTTCACACAGACTTGATCTTTGTGACTAAATTCTCCTAGAGAGATTTGTACCTCTCCATCAGGAAATCTAGAAATAGTATATTTAATGTCACTATCTTCTAGACGAACTAAATTTATACATTTCATAACTTGTATATAAATAGATTAATTAAATCATCCTTAAATATTTCTTGGATCATAGGATAGACTACACCGTCCCAATCTCCACCAGCTAAACCACAACCAAGCTTATAAGGAATGCCTATAGAGTGGATGTCCATTCGCAGAGCACGGTGTTTTAATTCCAACAGAGCTAGTTTGAGGGCATGATAATCAGTATGTCTCCCGTTAGCATTTGGAGCTACGGCTTCTGTAAAGGAGTATTCTCCGAATAGATTAGCCACATGAGGAATAGATTCATCCCCCGTTACGCAGATTTGACAGTTCCCCAAAAGGGCTCTTGACTTGTTCTTCTCATTGCAATAATGGAGGTACTGATCATATACTATAGGCCATTTATTCCTAATAGCTTTGGCAATACCACCTCCCATTACTCCTAGACAGTTAGTCTGGTGTGCAATGAGGGGCAGATTTGACTTAAGTAAATCACCATTAACAATTTCTATCATTTCAATGTAGAGTTTACACGTTCACGAATTTCGGAAAGAGAATAGTCTCTCTTCAAATTACTGTTCACAAAGACTGGCTCCAAGCACCCAAGTGCTTCATGTGCTTCATCCTGCTGATCGTAGGCAACATACTTACCGTCTTCCTTCTCAACCCTTATAAGACCTTTAAGAGAGTTCTTAGTTCCATCGTCAGTCTTTGGATGCTTGAAGATTTCTCTAAGTTCTCCATTGATTTTACAAGCGGTTGCCTTAACAGCAAATCCAAGAGAATCTCTACTTTTGAACTGGTAAGTGAACGAACCTACACCAAGTACAAGATTGCAAGCTGCCATATGAGCACTTTCCAATCTAGTATAGATGTCTCTCTGACGTTCTAGCGTAATAGAGTCACCATAGAGTAGTCCAACCTTGGTACTTGGATAACGATAATCGTTTACTGTAGTGTTCCAACCGAAG